TTCCGCGGCTACAGCAAGGAGCGCCACGCCAGGACTGGCGGCCTCAATGCCAAGTTCCGCGAGAAGTACAACAGAGAGCACGGATCTAAGCTAAAAGCTCCTGTGACTGAAAAAAAACCCTCTGGCAAACGTGCCGCTCGGAAGAAATCTTTCTGCGCTCGTATGTCCGGTGTTCCTGGCCCTACGTCTAAAGAAGGCAAGCTTACTCCTAAGGGCGCTGCGCTGAAGCGCTGGCGCTGCAGCAAGTCCGAGGATATCTTCAAAGATAAGCTAGACCTGATCAAGAAGGCCGAGGAGGTCTTGGACGTTGATCTTGATGACACCTTTCTTATCAATGACGAAGCTAACAGGAAGAAGTAGATGGCGATCTTGAGCCCTCAGGAACACGAGAGCCTGATGCACGATGCCGCCCAGAAAGGTGACTGGGACGGAGCAATCGCGCATGCGAGGAGAGTTCCCAAGGCCTGGTCGCCTTTCGACAAGCTTCCGCAGTACAAGATCCCGCCCCACGCCATCGACAAGGTTCTGGACGCCTCCCCGCGGGACGACCGGGCCAACCTGCTCTTCGAGGTGGCAAGCAACCTCCATCCCGACCTTACTGGCCCGCAGTTGAACAAGATCAGCGCTCTTGCTGGCGAGGATGCTTACGTAAACAAGGCTGTCAGGGAACATCCAAACTACAGCAAGGATGTCGAGGGCCACGAAGGAGAGTATGCCGCTTCCGAGTTCTGGAGATCCTATGAGAGAAGCGTGTCTCCCCACCACTTTGCCGCTATAAAGTCGATGTTGTCGGGTAAGCCTGAGACTGTGTCTCACCGAGACAAAGAAGGTAGCAGCCACGGATCGAGCTACATCAGGGAAGGAAGGTTATTTGATGACAAAAAAAGTCTCATACATCTTCCGGAAGATTTTTCTAAGTACAAAGCTTATGGGTACAAGACGGAAGCGGTGATACCCCACTTGCCAGCTCACGCTAGGAAGGTACAGGATCGTATCCTGAAGGATCCCGACATAGAAAAGAAGTACATAAACGGAAAGCCTCACGTGAAGGTTTATAGGGGCATTGCAGGTAGCTACGCAGACAAGGTAGCTAAGGCTGCCGGGTATGACAAGAATACGCACACCGTTAAGGATAAGGAATTGAAGATATCCGCGCTACCTTTTCATTCTTGGTCGCTTAGCCGTAACGTGGCAGAAGGATTTGCTGATAGGGAACTTCCAGTAGAAGCTAGCGGAGAACATAAGGCTATCCTTTCTACATGGGTGCCTATAGATCACGTTTTGCACTCCGGTTTTCATACGGTGCATCCTAGCCAGCAACACGCTCACCCCCACGAGCAAGAGCTGGTAGTGGCTCATCCGTCAGGAAGCTTTAGCGTACAAACCTCCGAAATGGAGTTTGGACATAAAGATCAACAAATCTCTAAACCAAATACGGTTAAAATAAAAAATACGTTAAACATTCCCAAAAAACTTGCCGCTTCAGAAGAAAGCAAAAAAAAGCTAACCAAACTTAAGCGTGCAGATGAAATAAATAATGTTAAATTAAAGGCTGGTATTGCACAAGAAATAAAAACAGTTGCAAGTCCAATTGCAGCAAAAAAAATAGCAATGCGTAATCTTGAAATAAACAGCAACCATTATGGTAATATACAACGTTCAGGAGTTAAAACTCCAAGTTATTTAATGAAAAATCCAAAGTTTAAACCTATATCAAAATTTATAGCTAAGGCTTATAAAGATGAAGATTTATGGCAAATTAAAGGACGTCATCAGCCAGGTTTTGCTAGGGACGTAGACCATTCTGCTCACATAAAAGAGAACCCTGCTCCTGAAAATTATGTAAAAGCTGTGGAAGATATGTCCATCAAGATGCCAAATCTTGAGGAGGAAGGTAAGGAAGGAATATCCCCAAAGCTTGTAACCAAAGTTCCTAAGGCGTTCGACAATGAAGGAAAGCCAGCTGGAGGCTCTCATACGGTCATGATCAAGCCTTACCACAAAGCTACCGAGCCGGGAACCGAGACCTATTCTCCGCATCCTATACATGGATGGGCAACTCTGACTACCAAAGGCCTGTTCAACGCAGCCGGTATAGGAAGCTTATCGGAGAAGGTTTCTGGGCATCACGTTCAAGGATTACCTGTTACGGTGCATCACTTTGAGGAAAACCACATGCCCCTAAAGTTTTCCAACAAAGAGATGGGGACGATCCCAGTCGATGCTAGACAGGCTCACAAAATAGCTGTTATAGATTTTTTATCTAACAATTTAGATAGGCACGCTGGTAACATGGCGTTAGAAAAAATACCTAATCAAGAAGGCTATCACAATCTGGTAGGTATTGACCACGATAGAAACTTTCAATACCAGAGAAGCCTTAACTTTATGGAGATGCCTCATTACAGAAGAAAGCTAGCCTCTCCAGAAAAACATGCAGAAGAGCATCTTTCGGATTATGAGAATCAAGGCGCAATGGTAAAACTATGGAATGCACCGTTTATAATGCACGATATAAACGATCCCGCCGTATATTCGTCTACTGCTAATTGGTGGCACGAAAATAAGGATAAGATTCAACAAGCTATGGATCATAATCTTAACCACATCAAAAATGAAGAACTAAAAAATCACATTTCAAAAAATTTTTTAGATCGTATGAACTACATGAACGAGTGGGCTAAGCAGGTAAAAGCTAACCCTAGCGTTAAGCCTAAGGTTAAACCGGTAACCATAACGCCAGCGCCAGGACAACTTCATGCCCCTATAAGCGAACAAGAAATGGTTGCGCCAACTGATGTGGCTTGACAATAGGGTTGATTTATTTTAGGATGTACCTATGAAGCTAGTAATGAAGAGCGCATACGGCGGAAAAACTATAGAATACCCGATAAACAATCTAGAAGATCTAGCAGAGTTTCTGCAAGAGTTTCCTTCCGCTACCCATGCAGCCGTCAGCTTAGGAAAAGGAAACCTTGAGCAGATGGCCACCCTAGCAGCTAAGTATTTGTCAAGCCATCACATGGACGTTAAGTTGGTCAAGGATTAAACCAAATTGATTTGCTTTCTTTGTAGGATCCGTAAGGAACTATCTGAAAGTGACACCAGTTGGGTGTCGCAGAAAAAGCTTCCATCCAAAGACCGATCTCCTTAAGCTTGTCCTCGTTTGCCTCGCACCACTGTTGAAGTTCCTTGCTTGGATCATATATGTCGACGGCTTGTCCAAACAAATGCTTAGACTTCATGGGTACCTTAGATTCGTCAAATACACCATCCTCAAAAGGAGCTTTTTTCTTGCTTGCCTTATCGCGATAGATTTGCAGGTGATCTTCCATAGAGCGAAGACCGGAAGTTACCTTCATGGGTCTTCCCCAACAAGCCCTAATTTTGTTAATGCGTTCCATCAAGATCTCTAAATTTGCTCTTTGTTCAGAGGTAGCCTCATCTTTCGGGTCAAGTTCCTTCATGGATATCATGATTTGCTTCCCTGACGTTCATACTCGTTATGGTTGTGAGATATGTATGATATGATGCCGTTCTTAAATCCAAAACCGGGAGGAAGCAGCGTGAGGCTGCATCTGCAGTGCGGGTGCAAACCGCAAACCTTTGGGCTGCTCTCCCCCTTCTTATGATACGAGTATCCAAGCTCGCTCATTTTCCACACGCGCGGAGTAATGCCGTCCCTTAGCATGTGAAGACGCTTGCATTCTGAGCAGGTCACGGAGTCTTTTATTACAACAAAAAAGACGGTGGGATCTTCCTGACCAATGGATGCGCCCACCTTAGCTATTGTCATAAGCTTGCCCATGTTGCGAGCCTTTGTAGCCTCCGCCTCCGCAATCAGCTTAACGTGATCCCTAGCCTTGTTCAGTACCTCTGCTATCTTTCCTTTTATCTGCGCCTCTGAGGGAGTCTCTCCCTTAGCGCGAGCTTCGCGAACGTAGGAGTCTACCGCTTCTACGAGCTGAGTCTTGGTTTTTACCTTCAAAGATTCCATGAAACCGTGCGCGGTAGACAGAAGACTTTTCATGGCCTCCTCCTCTTTAGGTAGAGGGCGAGTGTTTCCCATCGATTGCACGAAGAGGTGTGCCAACGTTAAGGTTGGGGAGGAGCTGAAGATGATCGTCTTCTTGTTACGAAAAGCGGGTATCGTACCAAGAAGTCGGTGAGCTATCCGATCGAACATGAGATCTACGATCCCAGATATGACGTCCTTGACAGGGTCTGAGATACCGCGCACGATCAATCTTCCTTCTTGGTAAGGGCCTCTGTCCCCAAGGCTCTCATGATCTCGGAGCTTGCTCCGCTAGCCTCCGACTCCCACTTTGTTAGGATGTCGTTAACTATCTTCTCTTGCAAGGCTACAGAGTTCTTTCCCTGAGATCCTAGGTTGGCACCTGCGCGAGCCGGAATCTTCTTTGGTAGCAAGGAAACCTTACCAAAACTTTTTAATGATTTAGCTACCTGCACGTTGGTGCGAAAGTTCTTGATCTTCTCTATGGACTTCTTAAGCTCTTCAAACTTCCTTAGGTCCTCAGACTTACTTACCAAGCTTTCAAGCTCAGCTATGTGCTGATCAAGCTCTTGGTCGTTGGATTCTTGAGGCTGCATCTCCGCCTCTTGCTGATCCTCGCCTTGCTGCCCTGGTTGTTCCGAAGCCCCCGCTTCTTGCGGAGAGGCTTGAGCTGCCTGCGCCTGAGCGCCCTGCATCATCTGAGCATTCTGCGCCATCTGCTGCTGCATGTCTGACACCTGAGTATCCGTAGCTCCCTTCTCGTAACCTTGGCGAAAGGCAAGATCAAGGGATGACGCAAAGCGCCTTCTGAGTTCTAAATACTTATTCTTCCAGTCGATGGTATCTCTCATGGTGTTACCTTCTTTTTGTTAACCAAGAAATCTTATCGTCTTATCCTGACGTTACGATTATTGCTCTTCTTCTTTTTCGCCGATATTTCCTGGCTCATCATCTTCTTCAAGATAATCTGAAACCGCCATCTTAAGAAGTTCGAAGGCATACGGGCGAGTAGCGTAGTATGCCTTTATCGCTGTAGGGTTAGCTTGCATAAGGATGTTCATGTGCTGTATCCAGAAAGGGTCTCGATGATACCAAAGCGTCGGATCCATCTGCGCTGCTGGATCCTCCAAAAATCCTTCCCTAAGCTCTGAAACTCTTAAGACCTTATCAGCTATGACCTGCCACCGCTCGTTAAACGGAAAGTCTCCAGCTAAAGACTTGCCAATAGGATGCTTATCAACGTCTCCCAAAACCTCGTCCATGGTCATGTGGATAGGCATGTCTTGTTGTAATCTAAGAGACTCCTGCTCTCTACTCTGAGCGTCAAGGCCTGATAACTGTATGTAGCAGATCTGAGAAAGTTCTGGGTCAATTATAGGAAACAGTTTCTCGTTGAAGAAGGATTGAAATTTAAGAATCAACGGACGAAGGCCAGTATCGCGAGCTGCCGTAAGCTTAAACTCGTTTCCACTTTCGGAAAGCGTTTGCTGGTTTGTTCCTCTAGACAAGTGTCCGTACCCAGGTAGTTCATCTGGACTCATATTGAAGGTAGACAGTATGTTTCTAGCTACCTGATCGTAGAGAAACTGAAACTCTCCATCTCCTGCATTTGAGGTCATTGGGATCCACATCACATCATCGGTAGGATTAACTCCAAAAACCGGTGCTCGAAAAGCGTTGTTCACACTATTTACCGATGCTACGAAATCTTGACGAATCTTGTTCAGGGTAGCTTGGTCGATCTCTTCCGATTTTACTACCAGCATACCCTTGGCAGCTCTGCCATTTTGAAAATACAAGCGATTATATGCGTCTATAGAAAGGTGGGTTGTAATAGAGCTAATGCAAGTATCGATTGGAGTTACAGGATAGCCCGCGTGCTCCACATCAGTTGATGGATAGATATTGTATACAATAAGCTCTTCATGGTTGAATGCCTGCATAGGTATACCGTCAATTGCCTGAATATAAGCGTACTCATCCTCACTTAGTTTATTGATATCTATTTTAACGCCTGTAAGTTGTTCGAGCTTTCTGGCAGATGCTTCACGTACTGCTTGCGCTCCGTATTCGCCTTTTTTTACCGTATTATAGATTGTACCTACGTCTACGGGCCTAAACGAATGAAACTTTCTATTTGGTCCATCACTATCAAAGATAATCTCGGTAGCAAACCTACCAAAAGTAAGACCGTTTCTAGCCTGCAAATCTAAAAATTCAGAAAGTGACATTCTTTCATCTTCAGATAGACCTTGAACATTTCCACAGTTTAATAGCAACTTTTCTGCAATTCCAATTCGTTCTCGAATTTTTACCATTTGTTCAGGCTTAACGTACTGCTCAAATTCGGGTTTAAGGTTGATTTCCATACCAACGTCAAATCGGTCTCGACGTTTATGACCATGCATAGCCAAAGTATTGCCGCGTGCTCTAAGTACGGAAGCTACAAGATGGTTTTGAGTACGAATAAGTTTTAAAACATGATCTGGAAGAAGCTTTCTTTTGGTTTTAAAAAGACCAGCATAATCAGAAACTTCAATAGGATCTTCATAGAACGCAAGTTTTACGTTCTTTTTTTGTCCGGATCCAGAATCTATCATACCTTTAATAAGAGGCGATAAAGGGCCACCAGAACGACCTGACGCATGCTCTAAACCGCTAGTTGTAAGCGCCTGCATCAATTGTTCATCTAGATTTGGAGGATTGCCAGATAAACCTTCTGACTTCTCTACCCCTTCGAACATTATGGGTTTTTTTTCGTTCTGGTCTTTTTTATCAATCATTATTTACTCTACAGCGGCGAAGAACACATTAGTAGACTCTATTCCATTATTTTCTACGCTCATAGACCATATAATATCAGATCTTAAAAGCTGCCCTGGAACAGCTACAGTTTCTCTTATTAAAGGAGAAAGTTTAACAGAATCTAGCCCATTAGTCAAAACCTCCAATGGTTTGCTAGTTTCTAAATAAACTATTACTTTAGCTGCGCTATATATAGCAATTTCATTTGTAGTTACAGTCTCTAAAGGAAGAGATTTAGAAGAAAAGAATTCAATCAAGTTATCCTGTACAGCGGTTACTTCATACGCTGCCTGTGAAGCTATACTAAAACCCCCAAAGATTCTTAAGGTATCTCCTACTTGAACACCAGAAGCTGAATAGATTCTAATTTGGTTGACAAAATCTGCGCCTAAAATTACAGGACTTTCGGTTACTCCAGAAGGATTTTCTACAGTAAAGCTTGTAGCTGTAATAGCTATTACCTTAAATCTACCGCGATTACCGGCAGCAAACTGAGATCCTATAAGAACCTCATCTCCCACAATAACGCCTCCTGCAATCAGACTTAAAAGGGTGCCACCCGTGCTAGCGAATGTCAAAATACTGTTGTTTGACGTTACCGTTACCTGCGTGGTAGCGTCAGACCCAACTGTCCGTGCTATGCGGAACTGGGGAGCCGTACCTCCTACATGCTTCAGCACATATGTACTACCACTTTTTAATAAAAGTTGGTACTGCGTAGTGCCATCTTGAAGCAGGGAACGGGTTCCGTCAAACAGTATTCGACTTTCTCCGGGGGCAAGAGTAAAAGAAAGGCTTATTGGACGATCTGTAGCAAGGCCAGAAAGTTGGCGAAACCATCTAAAATTATTAAGTGATGGATTATTTGAGGATGCCTCGTCCTCGTAGCAATTAAGATAGATGTTCATGTTAAGCTTGGCCATCGTTATACCTCATGTTAAAGATTATCGCTAGAAGTCCCAAACGATCTTCTTGCTATTTTTATTATTTTCTTCAACATTTTCAATACGTTGAGTAGCCCTATTTGAGATCTCTGTAAGTATCTGTTGAGCATGGGCCTGATTCATAGGAATTGTAGGAATTTTTTGATCAGGAATTAAAGGCTTAGACTTTTCTTCTCCTGATACCAATATTTTACCGCCTACTTTAGTTGCAAACACATTCTGTCCTATATAACGAAGGGCATCCATAACGTCAGCAAACTCTTCATCATCTGGTATAGTTGTAGGATTTCCAGCATTATCTAATATAAAGTGGTGCACTTTAAACCCAGTTAGTAATTTAGCGTTTTGACAACGATCTTCTCCAGTTTTTGGGTCTATATCTTTAAGCACTAGCAACCGCCTCATGTTTCCTGAGTCTACTATTTGTCCTCTAATAGCTTCAATACCGCCAAGTACATCCTTTTTAAAGTCTGGAACTTTATGAGTTCTAAACCTTTTTCTCCAAGTTTTTATATTTGCAGGTGCCGCTGTATCACAAAACCATTTATCTATACTATATTTGTCATCGATTTCTACAGCTTTAGGTAAAAACTCTGCTTCCACTTCAAGCTGTGGAGCCCCAAATGTTTCTAGTATAAATGAATAGCCAACTTTAGTTACTGCCATAACAACTATAGTTGCCTCGTGTGTATATCCCCAATCTATACCGGCATAAATTTTAGAATCAAGACGTTTAAGCAAATTCACAAATTCTTGCATATTAGATCCGGAAACGTTTTCTCCAGTTAGCATACTAAACGCACTATCTATAGTCACAGCATTTTTTTGTTGGTCAAATCTAGGATATACTAAACCTTTTGTGGAAGGCCTCCAGCACATTAGCTGCGCTTCCCCTTTGTCCGGAGTAACTCTTGCAAAAGATCCTATAGTACCAGAAATAGGACGATATAAATTTCTTATAGAGTTTTCTGGCTTTTGAGCTAATTGAGTTTTACATACTGAAAGCAGTTTACAGGAAAGACATCCAGGATGAGCATTAATAGATTGATACTCAGGTTTGTCTTGCTGAGGCAAAGAATCATAGTCTTCTTTTGATAAATACTTTAAAGGAAGTTTTTTTGCTGCATAAACTGTTGTTGTTTTACCTTCAGAATCTGGTTTATAGCGTTCGGGAAAACATTTTTCGGTTATGTCCATAATATTCCATTGAAGTATCTCTTCTCCAGCCTCTTTTGCTTGATCAAGTTCTTTTTGCATTAAACCAAAAGCAAATTTTCTTGTCGATAGCTTAACAGTTATAGGAAATCTGCCATTTTCTCCTTGAGAAGGTATGAATTTAGCTTCCTCATAAGCATTAGGGTCTCTTACTACATCGACTTCATCTATAAACATGATTGGCGTATGCTCACTGTTTGCACCAGCTATAGTGCATACAATTACTACAAGATAAGGCTCTTTTTCTTCTGGAGTTTTAAATTGAATTTTAGTTTTTGAATCTGTCTGTTTACGCCACCCATTTGCATGAAGAAAAGGCTCAAGCTTGTTAAAAAACCCGTTAACATAACTAACGCATTTATCTGATTGTTTTTCAATAGCAGCCATATGGCTTATACTTACTTGAAAATGCAACAAAATAAGGACTTCAAGCATTGAGGCGGAAAGAGTTTTATAAGCTTCTCGTGCTGACAGCATGATATACCCTCTAACAACATCTCCAGTGTTATCTCTAACTGCCTTATAAATTGTCCACATAGCATCGAGGGGGTTGCTATTGGAATCCTCATCAACAGTATCAGAAGGAAGTTCTATCTTAAAAAAGGTTCTTACCCAATTCCGAAGATCTTCTTTATCTTGTAAAATTTCAAGCATAACCTCTGCTTTTGCACGCTCTTCTTGATCAAGTTTAAGGTAAGCCTTAACAGTAAAAGCGCGAAGGTCTGGGCGCATAATATTTATGCGCTTTTCAAATTTAGAAGTTATAAAATTGAACTGATCATTCATGGCCGCTCATTGGCTTCATTAACAAAACCATCAGGGTTGTTTACGGATCTTTCAAACTCGCGATCCGCCTTTGCCTCTTCGCGCTCAACTGCCTCATCTCTTGGATATGCGACAATTCCGCCAATAGTTCCCATAACAGTAGCTATGGATGCGGCATTTTTTAATGCTTCCTCTACAGCCGGAGCAGAATCAAAAATTCCAAGCTCTTCTGGAAGGCCATATTCTTGGTTTTCTACATCATAAACGTCATCAGGATGATCAATTAAATATTCTAATATGTCAGTTATTTCTTGTCCTCTGTAACCCGCATTGTCTAGTAAGCGATAAATTGGAACCATCAAAGATGGACAAAGTACTTCCTTTATTACATCACTTGCTTCTGGATCAGATAAAAGCTCTGTGTTTAAATCAATCAAAGTACGGCAGCCTCCGGGGAGAACGCCTTTAGCGATAGCGCTGCGAACAGCGCATACAGCATCTTCGCATCTGTCATGTGCTTCTTTTAGCTCCCCATTAGATCCGCCATAAATAGTAAGCTTAGCGATACCATTAGTAATTTTGCCAAGGCGTTCTTCTAACCATCTTTTTTCTGCTTCTGATTCTGCAGATTCTTTTTGAGACCGAAGTTCATCGGCTCTAACTTCTACGTTTAAAGACTCAGGATCTCCTACTACTGTACTTCTAAACCGATAAGCTTCAAAGTACTCCATGCCTTTACCTAAATCTTCGGGACGAGCATCAGCCACGCGGTCCTTGATACCAAACACCTTGGCGCCAGTAAAAGCTGCCATATCAAGCAAAAATTGAAGCTGAGAGTTAATAAACTGAGCCATAGGGGTAATCATAGGCACAATATTCATCGTATTGGGATTGCCAAAATTGAAGGCTAGCTGGGTAAGGACATTATCGCTGTACCCATGAGCAAAGATAACTAAGTTGCGAAAGTCAGAGTTGCCTTCAATATAGCCTTGAGCAAGCATATTGAGAAGCTCATTAAAAGTTACTAAGTCGTTTACTTGACCATCATATAGTAAAAATAAAGGTTTTTCAAGAAAACATCGTTGGTTGCTTTGGTCGTTAATAAAAGCGGTGTGAAACTTTCCAATAGATTCTTCGTACCCGATCGGTATAGGAAACCCCTCAATTAGACCAATTTCGTACCCGAACGGGCCAGAAATTTCCTTAATTGTAACATGGGAATTTTCTCCATACCCTACAAGCTCAAAAGCTTTAATTACAGCATCGGCCATATCGTCATCCCCATTAGCCGATACTTTTGCTACCATGCGGAGTAGTCCTTTGTTGTCTTCTGTGATAGGTATTGCTTTTTCCCTAATGCGTGGAACTAGATTTTTTCTTACTACTTTAGAAAGTTCTCTAGCTGCTTTTTGAGGGCTATATTTAGGGTTTTCTTTACAAAAATCATAAAGATATCCAACCATTGCCGCAGAGAGTATTGTGGCTGTAGTTGTCCCATCTCCTGCTTCTGTAGCGGTGCGTTTAGCTGCATCTCTAGCTTGCTCTATAATCAAGTGCTCATAAGAATTTGAAGATCCTAAGCTATTAAAAACCGTAACCCCATCCTTAGTATTTTTATTTGGAATACCGGGATAATCGCTTTCTAGCAAAATATTCTTTCCGCCAGGCCCATAAGTGTTTCCTACTACTTCGCTGATTTTGTTCATAGTTTCTACTACAATCTTTTCCAAAGTCTTAGGATTGGACACAAACATTTTGGGGCTTGTTTTAACTTTTCTGATCATGCTTTCTCCTTTTGAACCCTTTAAATACTTTAATATCACAAAAGCATGTGATATCTTACTAACAATGAAAGTTATTATATCAGATCCTACAAAAGCATATGTATCTGGAACGGATGAAGAGGTCTATAAGTTAAAAAAACTTCTTACCTATACAAACACCAGCGCTCAGTTTCAATATCGTAAAATATTAAAAAATAGATGGTGGAAAAATAGAGATCCAGATGGATGGGCTAAAGCCTGTGAAGACCTTAAATGCAAAATAAAGTCCGTGTTGGTATTTGAAGATTCGAACGGTATATTTGTACGGCCAGCTTCCTTATCATATTTAGAGCCTTATTTTTCAGATATGTCCCAAAATACAGTTGTTAAGGTAAGCTTTCCTAATCCTAGACCTTTTCCTTGGCATAATCCTCTTCCTTTTATTTTGCACCCTTACCAAGATGAGTCAATTAAAAACTTGATCTCTGTTAAACACGGGAATGTTCAACTTTGCACTGGTGCAGGTAAATCTGCGATTATATTAAAAATAGCTAGAGATCTTGGTTTAAAAACAGTCGTTGCAGTTCCTTCGGTAAGCATTTTTAACGAAATGCTTAAAAACTTTGAGCATCATTTTGGAAAGTCATCAGTAGGAGCCTTAGGAGATGGAAAAAAACGTTTAGGAAAACTGTTTACGGTAGCTATATCAAATTCGCTTCGTAACCTTTCCTCTGAATCAGCAGAGTACAAAGAAATTGCTAGTGCTGACGTGTTGTTGGTAGACGAATCTCATCTTTGGGGAGCCGATACTCTTGAGGAGCTATGCCATAGCCTATTTTGTAAGACTCCATACAGAATGTTCTTTAGCGGCACACAAACTAGAAGCAATGGCACGGAAGTTCTTCTTCAAAGCATAATTGGCAAAACCGTCTGTACATTGACTACTGAAGATGCAGTAAAAAAAAGATATGTTTGTGATCACGACTTTACAATAATCAAAGTCCCCACACAAAGGCCATCCTATAGTTCTGATGATCCTATAGATATGAAAAGAAAACACCTTCTTAATAACGAGAATGTAGCAATACTTTATGCAAAGATAGCCAATTCTAGCGCTAAAGTAAAAGGAGAATCCACTTTAGTTTTGGTAGAAGAAATTCACCAAATAGCTTTAATAGCAAAATTCCTTGAGGTACCCTATGCTTATGCTCATGGAAATACTGGAAATAAAAGCGAACTTTCTGATCTTGGCTTAAGTAAATCCAACGCTGAAGAAGCCGTCGAAAAGTTTAACAAAGGAGAGGTTAAGGTATTGATTGGGACAAGCTGTATATCAACCGGAACAAATATATACCCTACCCATAATACCTGTAACTGGCAAGGCGGAAGCTCCGAGATTAAGACCAAACAAGGTACAATTGGAAGATCGGTTAGACACCTTAAAGGCTCTAAATATGAAAAATTTCATTCTATTCCCAAAATGAAAACAAAAATATATGATGTAGATGTAATAGGGGTGCCGGCCCCTACAAATAAAGATGGATCAACTGGAATATCCGACTTAAAACGTCAACTAATAGATCGAATAGATTGTTATCGAGATTCTGGTACTCAAATAAGATATATAGGATAATTATATTGGGTCACATGATAAGTTGACCTAAATGACTAAGAAAAACAAAAAAGAATTTTATAAAAACGATAACAGCCTATATTGGCTTGCTGAATCTGTTACCAAAGCTATAGAAAACAATGAGGACGGAACCTTTCAAAAAGAACAGGTTGAAGTTCTTATGGAATTAGAAGAAAAGTTTAGGCGTAGTCTTCTTAAATATAGACAAACTACAGAAATATACCGCATGTTTATTATGATGGTGGTTGTCCAAAATAGAAACATACTTAGCGCTAGGCCTTATTTTAGAGAAAAGTCAGATGTTTTTAGTTCTAAAATAACTCCAGCTATAAAGACTGGACAAGTTAAGGTGCTACAAAGTTTTCATATAAATTATCTTTTAATAAAGTTTATAAAAGATAATTGGGTAGGGCCGTTTCCAGAGCGAGCCCAAAAATTTTACAACAAAGCTTTAGTTGCAAGAAGAAAGCTTATAGAAAACAATATTCCCCTTGCAATCAATAGAGCAAAGCTATTTTACCGCAAGGTCCCTAAAGGCCAACTATCTTTAATGGACATGATTGGTATAGCATCTACAGGGTTGATAAGTGGTGTGGACAAATGGGTTGGAGAGTACACACCAGTTTTTCGAAGTGTTTGCATAGGCAGAATGGGAGGTAATATGATAGATAGCTATTCTGATACTATGCTTCACTTTTATCCTTCTGATCGCCACATCCTTTACAGAGCAAATTCTATAGCTTACAGAGAAGGTATAGAAGACTATGAAAGTCTAGCTGGTGCTATCAATAAAAGCTTTGATCAAGATAAAACTGAAGGAAGAAAGTCTTCTACTAAACCGATAAGCTCATCAGAGTTAGCTTCTTTAATGAAAGCGGCCTCTGTAATGAGCGCTACCCTGCCATTTGATCCCGAAGCTAACTGTACTACGCTATTTGATGTTGAAGATTTAAACCCTAACGAAGAGGATATGGAAGACTCTATAGCTAACAGAGAAGCTTTATCTAAAACATTAGCGGCTGCCTCTAAATTGTCAATTTTACATCAAAAAATTTTAAAATTAAAAGGAGTAAAGCTATGAAATTGCCAGCATACAGCATGAACGACAAGCTTATACTTGAACCCTACGATCACGGGCAGGGATTAAAAACAGAGATAAGAAATGGTCTAGCTTTTGTGCAGCAAAAGGTTAATCTTGTACCTCTTCGCGTTCTTGTAGAGGCTAGACTAAATGATGGTAGCTATATACCTTCGGGAGCTATTGTGTATCTAGAAGAGGATGCTTTATGCGGAAAAACAGCCACATGGGCAAAAGTTGTCAGAAAATGTAAAGCTCTTAAAGATCAACAGTTTATTATTGTTGATAAGCAGCACATTATAATGGTTGACACAGGGGAAGATATCCAGTAAACTTATTGGATGAAAACCATCCGAGTAGGCGATCCACATATACGCCCAGATAATCTAGAAGAATCAGAACGCCTTATGCAGTTCATCTATGAGCTAGCAAGCTCTCCAGACATTGGAAGCTTAGAGTTTATGGGAGATCAAATGCATACTCACGCGGTTCTTCGAATGGAAGTTATAGAGTTTTGGATGAGGTGGGCAAAAAAATTTGGCTCTATTGTTTCAACAAAGTTTATCGTTGGAAACCACGATCAACCAGGAGACTATCAAAGAGAGCGAAACATGAACTCTATGGCTTGCTTGGAGGGTATTTCTAATGTTTATGTAATATCTACCCCTTGGATATCAGACAAAACATTGTATATACCTCATATGAGCAAACAGGAAGATTTTATTGCGGCAATAGAGTGGGCAAAGGGTCAGCACGCAAATTTATCAGATCACATATTAATTTGTCATCAAACTTTTAATGGAAGTATGTACGAAAATGGTTTTTATGCCAAGGATGGCTTTGAACCATCTACAGTTTTGGAATTTAAAGCTGTAATATGTGGCCATATTCATAAGCAGCAAAAGTTTGCTAATATATTTTATATTGGTACTCCTAGATGGGATTCTGTATCTGATGCAAATGAAGATAAGGGCGTATGGATATTTGAAGGAATAGACGCCAAATTTGTATCAACAAAAAAAGTGTGCACACCTATTACATCAATACTATTAAAAGAGGGTGATCAGTTACCAGAAATTCCTGACGGTAGAGTTTTAGTAACCCTAGAGGGCTCTCAAGTGTGGATAGCATCTATTGGAAAAAATCTTAAGGGAAAAGTAAGAATAATCCCTAAGCCTACAGATGCTCGCAATAAAGCCAAGGATGCTAGCAATAAGCTAAGTTCTATGGAAAGCTATGCAAAACATCATAAGTTTGATCCAAACGTTACGGCTAAAGAAGTTCTTGATTACCTAAAAGGTTTAGCATGAGCGATGAACTAAAAGGTATTATGAAAGGATCTATATTGTACGGAATGCTGTCTGATGTACATGAAAATAATATAAAAATATATCCTTTTGTTTTTCTTGACGGAGTAAAGGAAGCTGAGATATCATATAACATACCTACTATGGGAGAATCTACAGCGAGGGCTTCTGTTATATACACTATAAAATTTAATAACGGTTTTCCTGCGGGCAATGTAAAACAACAAGTATCTAACCTTAAAAAAGCAGTTCAGATTTTAATGCAGCATGATGCCTCAATAAAAGTTTTTAATGAGCAAGGCAAAGAGATTGGAGAATAGTTTGAGCCAAGATCAAAAGCAGGATATAGAAAACTCACTAGAGCCTGCTCGTACCTATGGGATGAACCCTAAAGAGATAGACTCTTTAAGAAGGTACATAGAAAGTGGTATGCCCGGAATAATTTCCGTAAAAGATGAGCAAGTAGAGACTATTTTTAAACTATATATGGAAGGTTGTAGCTACAGCGAAATTTCAATGAAGACCTTCATTAAGAAGGACATAATATTGTTTTTGTCATATAAATATGACTGGTGTTCTAAAAAACAGGAACGAGTAAGAAGCATCATTGAATCTCTAGACAACAAGATCGGGATGATACGCCTAGAAAGCTCAGAATTTATAGTAGACGTAGCAAGGTTTATACACGGATATATAAGAGATAGAATTAAGATATACGAAAAAACAAAAGACCCAGCCGTTCTTGATGCTACGGACTGGAAAATGCTTAACCATTATTACAAGTGCGTAGAGGTAATGAAGGGATCTAACCCCATGACTCTGCCTACTCAAGGGTCACAACAAACTCCAAACGTCAGCATATATGCTGCTGACGGGTCTACGGTAAACTTAGGGAAGGAAACTAGCAATACCAACGTTGATCATGGATCCCTCTTAAAGTTCTTTGCAGACTTGGAACGTGCGAAGGAACAACAACAAAACGAAAAGAAAGAAAGAAAGGAAAAATAATGAGTAAGCTATTATCAATGCTCGCTTTTGTCCTTGCCTTAACGGTATCTACCGCTATGGCAGGCGATGGAGCAAAAAACAACACAAATAGTTCTGAGCAAGAACTAACGCTATCTAAAGACAACACAGTGATTTTATCGGATGTTATTGACGATCTGTCGGTAGCTAAGGTAGTTTCACAAGCCCGACAACTTGATGCCAGCTTAAAAAGTGGATATCCTATTGTTTTGGTGCTCAATACACCAGGTGGAAGCATTCAATCTGGAATTGAAATGTTTGAGGCGCTTAAGGCTCTTAATCGACCAGTAAAAACGCTCACTATCTTTGCTGCATCTATGGGCTTTCAGACCGTGCAGCATTTAGGTGAGCGAAATATCCTAAATTACGGAGTGCTAATGAGCCATAAAGCTTATGGCGGTTTTCAGGGAGAGTTTGCAGATGGGCTTTCTCAGCTAGATAGCCGATATGGATTTTGGCTTCGTCGGTTAAAAGCTATGGATGAGCAAACTGTTAGGCGCACAAATGGCAAACAAACGCTTCAATCTTATCGTAACTCTTACCAGAATGAACTCTGGCTAAACGGCCAAGAAGCTGTAGATAGCGGCTATGCTGACAAGGTTGTTAGCGCTCGCTGTGATTCTTCTTTAAACGGTACCAGAACTCAGGACGTAAGCTTTTTTGGGATGACAATCCGACTTTCTTTTAGTGAGTGCCCATTGATTACGGCTCCGCTTGAAGTCGCAGTTCTTGTTCACACAAACGTTGGAGCCTTGCCGTTAAATGAATTCCTTCAAAAAGGTGGACTAATGCAAACAGATTGTCCTCCTTCTGATTCATCATATTCCTATTCTACTTTTGGGCCTCCAGTACCAGATACAAAAAAACAAGTTGTATGTGCACTGGATAAAGCTTTGACAGTAGAAAAGGTCCAACAAGAAAAAGACAAGCTAATGTTAAAATACTCTATCAATGGTCGCAAGTCTGAAATATTAGTTAAACCATAAAGGATAGGCCATGCCAATGATCAGGTACAAATGTTCTGATGATAAGTGTGGCCATTCTTTTGCCAAGCTATATAGAAAGGGCACGGATGCTCTTTCAGAGCTTGGTTGCGATAGGTGTAAGGGGAAGGCTAAGCGTATGCTTTCTTCTCCTGCATCTGCATCAAAGATAACTATTGACAATGGGCTACAGGCTAGGGCAGTAGAGACGTACCCCGATATAGAAGAAGTGATGTCAGAAAGGGCCAGAAAACCTTATGATAGAGGTGATTAATGTTTAAAATCCTCAAGATACGGTTCTCAAACTTTGGTAGATTTGTAGGAGATCACGAAGTCGATTTCTCTGAAAAATCTAACATAATGCAAGTAGATGCTATTAACAAAAACACTGGTGGCTCATCCGGATCAGGAAAGACTACAATTTTTTTGGCTTTAGAATACGTGCTAGGTATAAACGATATACCGGCAACAGCTCTACAGAGCAGGCTGACAAAAGACCCTATGTCCGCTTCTGTGACCGCTTTAATTGGTCAAGAAATATATGAAATTACTAGAAATATAAAGAAAGGTTTGTCTATAGTATCTGCTTTAAAGTCCGTTTCGGGAAGTAGTTCAATAGCAGAAGATGAACTTCGATCTTTAATAGGGATACCGATAAAGCTATTGAGGCCATTGATCCATAAACGCCAAAATGAAGGCGGATTCTTTTTATCTAAAACTCCATCAAAGATGCATTCTTTTTTGATGGACTGCTTAGATATGAAGGACTATGAGGCCAAAATTAAAAAAGCCGAGTTAGATGAAAATACAGTAGAAGAAACTATAAAAGTTTTAGATTTTGCAATACAAGAAAAAAAACAAGATCTAATAAGCGCTCAAGCTGTTTTGGGGTCGTTATTAGAGCCTCAAAAAACTATAGAACCAAGCGTAATTTTTGATATAGAAAGTAAGCTAAAAAAAACAGCGGACTTAGTAAGATCAGAAACTGAAAAGCATTCTATAGAACTATCTAAGATACTTAAACCCGAAGCTCCTGACATTAAAGATAATGAAGATATTTTGTCTAAAATTAAAGCACAAGAGCTATCAATAACTGAACTTGAACTCTTTATAAAAAGTTCTGAAGATAAAGAGCTATCTTTAAAATTGGACAGGCAAAAGCGTTCAGTGAGCTTACAGAAAGATCTATCTTTAGCAAAATCTCAAGTAATATCGCTTAAGGCGGCGGCCAAAAACATGGCGGATCAACAAAGAGAATTTGATGCTATCAAAAAAGAAATTGAGCATGCAAAAGGAGAATCTTGCCCTACCTGTAGACAAAAACTTCAAGGTGGCAATATGCAGGAAATACTTAGCAGATTAGCTGATAGAGCTAAAAGAATATATGTTTCAATACAAGAATCCAGCGCTGCCATCGCTGACCTTCCTTCTTGGGAAAGCAAGATTTTAACCGCAGAAGACCAAATAAAGAGTTTAAATTTAGAAATGATACAAGTTAATCCTGAGATAGATAGTGCAAAAAAAGCTATATCGTTAACGAGAACAGGACTTGCCGCTCTTTTTGTAGAAAAAGATCGATATCGCAATTCTCAGTTGCAAGCTTACAAAGAAACCCTAAAAAGCTATGAGTCTACAATTAGTGCGCTGTCTTCTGAGCATACTTCTAAGATGGTGTTGCTCAATGGAAGCTTAAGGGCATATGAGATGGCACTTTCTGATGCTAAGATGCGCCTACAAAAAGAATCTTTAGATTTAGAAAGATATCAAGCAGATATGATTAGATGGAACAAGTCAATATCTCAGATATCCCTACGGTTAGACTCTTTAGAAAAAGAACGTGAAGATGCAAAAAGAAAATTAATAGTAACCAAAGAAGCTGTAAGGTTTGTTAAAAGTTATAGCAATCAATTGTTTCAAGATTCTTTATCTATGGTAGCAGAAAATGCCACCAAAATATTGTCTAGAGTACCAAATACTAGCACTGCAACTATAATGTTTGATTCATCTAGAACTACTCAGTCTGGAACTATAAAAGAAGAAGTGGTACCAGTCCTCTCTATTGATGGGGAAGTTGGTATTCCGGTAGATTCATTGTCTGGTGGAGAGCGTGCAGCAGTAGATCTTGCTGTAGACTTAGCGGTTATAGATATGATAGAATCTAGAACCGGAAAAGGCATAGATCTATTTGCTTTGGATGAACCATTTGACGGATTAGATTCTGTATGCAAAGAAAACTGCTTAGAAGTACTAAAGAATCATATGTCTGACAGAAAAATAATTATAGTTGATCATTCCAACGAAACAAAGCAAATGGTTTCTGATAAGATAGTCGTAATAAGAGAAGGTAACGTTAGCAGTATAGGAAAGGCGCAACAATGAGATCCCTTCAAGATATAGAGGCAGATATTCACCTTTTCTTGTTAAAAGTAGATGAAATGAAATACAATGATCGCAAAAGCTTGCTTATGGCTATGTTTCAAAAACATATATCTTTAAATGAATCTGAACTTGTACTATCAAAATACGATTTAGACACCATAGTAAACTCAGCGGCATCTATATATTCTAGCGCTTCGCTACCAACCAACATAAGCGGAAAATTTCTTTTACCAAACGAGGCCGTAAACCTTGCGTTGGTAGAATCAACTATAGAACTATTAAACAGTAAGGGAGCCATTAAAAGGCTTCCTAAATTTGATCGGAGGTAGTAATGTCCAGTGAACTAGAACAGTCTAAGCTACGTAAAAAAATTCAAAAAGAATACCCAGATTTTGTTGAAGCCGTTAATGGCATGTCTGTTTTGCAGCTTGAAGCTCGATTGACCACAATGGCAAAACATCGAATAAAAACCAAACAAGCCAAAAAAGAGGACGAAAAGCTTAACGAGGTTGCTGCAATTAAAGCAGAGCTTGAGTCTCCTTATAATGATACCTTAAAAGCTCTTGATATTCAAAGTGAATATGTAGCTTTGCTAATAAAGGAAAAAGGTGGCCAAGCTTAAAAAAGAAGCTTCTTTATACGATGCAAATGGGCGCTGGATAGAGGAGCGAGGTCGAATAAAGGGAGCCATTAGACGCACGTTTCGTCTCTTTCCTCAGCTAAAGGAGGCGAAACAGCGTGCAAGAGTAGAGCTACCCCCTAAAATTCTTAAGGATGGATCCACAGGAAAGAAAAATCAAGTTAGATATAGGTGTGCAATTTGTCAGGATTTGTTTCCAGATAAATATACCCAAGTAGATCACATATCTCCAGTAGTCCCTCTTTATATGAAAGAAGGAGATATGTCTTATGATCTGATGGTAAAAAATATATGTTGTGGATTAGAAAATTTACAAGTTATATGTTCTACGCCAAAAAAAATAGCTAAGGATGGTAAACCTAGTTGTCACAACACAAAAACAAATGAGGAGAACTTTATACGAGATATATTGTCAGAAGAATGTAGGTCTGGTAAAGTCGATATGGGGGCTATACCTTTCAGAATCATAGAACTAAAAGAACAATACAAATCGTACCTTGCTGAAAAAGAAAAGTTACGGCTTGAAAAGCTAAAGCGAAAAGCGGATAAAGAAGCAAAAAAGAAGAAAGCAAAGGAGAAAAATGAACCTGTCAAATGAACTACTTAGCAGTGTAACAGCATTTCGTACTTATGCCAAATATATCCCCCATCTCCAACGAAGAGAGTCTTTAGAAGAAACCATCAACCGTTCCATGCAGATGGATCTTGAGATGTTTCCTAAGCTATCAAAAGAAATAGTAAAAGCTTATGGCTATGTTCATGAGTTAAAAGTAATGCCATCAATGCGAAAGATGCAATTTGCTGGCGAAGCTATTAAAAAAAATCACGCTAGATCGTACAACTGTTCTTATTTAGTAGTAGATGATCCTAAAGCTTTTTCGGAAGCTCTGTTTCTTCTTTTGTCGGGTTCTGGTGTGGGATATTCAGTACAGGGAAAACATACAGGTAGACTACCAAAAATTCAACCCCCTAGAGAAGAAGGTATTTTTATTGTTCATGATTCTATTCAAGGGTGGTCTCAGGCTATAGAGGCACTTTCAAATGCTTATTTTTATGGGCAAATTCGTCCAGTATTTGATCTATCTAGAATTAGGCCTAAAGGATCTTACTTAGTAACTACAGGAGCTAGGGCTCCTGGCCCTGAACCTCTTCGTGTTGCTTTGGGCCGTGTAGAGGATATTCTTAAAAAAGCAACGGGGAGAAAGCTTAAGCCTATTGAAGTGCATGACATTATGTGTATTATATCGGATAGCGTGCTTGCTGGCGGTATTCGCAGAGCTGCTTTGATAGCGCTTTTTGATCGCGATGATCAAGAAATGCTAACATGCAAACATGGCAACTGGTACGAAAAGTTTCCATGGAGAGCTAGAGCTAACAACAGCGCAATGCTCCTTAGAAGCTCTACTACTAAAGAAGAGTTTATGCACGTTTATAAAATGTGCGAACTCTCTGGCTCTGGAGAACCAGGTTTTTATTGGACAAATGATCTTGATTATGGCTGTAATCCATGCTGCGAAATTGGGCTTCGCCCATTTCAGTTTTGCAATCTTACGACTATAAATATGACAACGGTAGCTAACGAAAAGGACTTTCTTAAACGGGCTCGAGCAGCCGCTGTATTGGGTACCTTACAGGCAGCCTATACAGATTTCTCTTATGTTCGTCCTATTTGGCGTGATAATTCTGAAGCAGAAGCCCTATTAGGCGTTAGTATGACCGGTATTGCAGACGTATACCCTATGGTTACCGATGAAATGCTTGTAAATGGCGCAAAAATGATCTTAGATACAAACAAAGAGATTGCAAAACGTATTGGTATCAACATTGCCGCCAGAACCACGTGTATTAAGCCAGAAGGTACGGCCAGCTGTGTAGTAATGTCTAGCAGTGGTATGCATGATAGGGAAGACCATTATTACATAAGGCGTATACGCATGAACTTAGATGACTCTTTGTACAAATATCTACAAACAGTAATACCGGAACTTTGTGAGCCAGACTTCTATTCTTCAACTGGTGGGGTAGTATCTATTCCTATTGAATCTCCAAAGGAAGCTATTATTAGATCTCAAAGCTCTGCTCTTTCTATATTTGATAGAGCATTAAGATTTAATGAACTTTGGGTTGCAAAAGGGCATAGAGAAGGTGTAAACTCACACAATGTAAGTGTAACAGTAAACGTAAGAAGTGACGAATGGGACAAGCTCGGGGAATCCATGTGGAAAAATAGAAAAGGATATAACGGAGTAAGCTTGTTGCCTTATGATGGAGGAAATTATAAACAAAAGCCTTTTGAATCATGCAGCAAAGAAGATTTTGATAAGATGTCACAGCTTGTTAAAGAAATAGATCTTCGTCAAGTTATAGAGCTAGATGATATGACAAACAGGTCAGAAATCATTGCGTGCGCTGGAGGCCTTTGTGAGATACCTTAAGGAGAAAATATGAACACCTTTGATGATCAACGGGAAGATTTTTGGTCAGAATCTGAAGATATTATGGATGAAGAGCAAGCTAGCGCTGTTCTTTCTGGATCATCCACCCTGTCTACTCCAATAAAAGAAGTTGAAGTAGCGCAAGATATCTTTCAAAAATCTTTATCAGAAGATGATGAGGAAGACCCTAATGCTGTACGCCAGATCATGAGCGACGCTAGACTTCGTCTTGAGCAAGGAAGGCTGTACGAAATGTTACTTGAACATAGTCTTTTTGGCGACGTTCAAGCTAACCCTCAGGCGGTTAAAAATGTAGAAAAAGAGATTCGCAGATTTATTAGGGAAAGATTAGAGATTTTGCTAGGCCTTCGAGAAGACCCTAGACTAATTAAAGATTTTCAATCACAATCAGCAGGGCAGTTTACTCCTTTTGAGGTTGATTTTCTTAAAAAACTTATCTCAAAAACTACAGGAGGAATATCGCAGCAAGTTCATGCTCCACCTCCAGAACCGTCTGTATCGGGATCTATACGAAAAATAGGGGCACCTATATCTAAAGCTGTTTCTGTACCTAAAGCTAGCAAACCCTCCAACGTAAGAGTAGCTCCTCCCAAAAGAGCCCAGCCATCCGCACCCGCTCAGCCAGCTATGACGGTTAAAACCAAACAAGGTTTTATAGAAATTCCTGAAGAAGTTGAAGTCCCACTAGAAAAACCTGTAAGCAAGATGAAAAGATCTGAGCTTGAGGAACGCAACAGACGAATAGCAGAAAGGCAGGCTAGCAAAAAAGCACAAATTCCTTCTGATAGACTCCCTACGCCTTCTCCAGACCAAGCACAGGCAATGGTGGTGGCTTCAGTGATGGGGCGAATGCAGAACGGAAAGATGGCTAACGGAATGATGTTAGCTCCCTTGATAAATAAGATAGTAAATAACAATAATGAAGGAGAATCAGAATGAGTAATCTAAACAAAAATGACCAAAAGAAAAACCTAACTGCAGCTCAGCGGCTAGATGCGCTAGAGCAGGGCCTAGCTATGGTGGATAGCACTATAGGTGAGCTTTTTAATACTTTAGACAGAACAACTCGTGCTATCACGCTTCTTTCTAAAAAGCTTGAAGCTATTAAGCGTGCTGCAGACATAACTGACGATCAGATAGCTAAAATTCTTCAAGATATTGACATTGATGATCTTAAAAGTAGAGTAGATGATTTGATCAACAAAAACATGCTCAAACCTTCTGAATTGATTGATATTGAAAAAACGTTGGTAGTAGCCAGAGAGCTTAACCGTAATACAAATGAAATCTCTAACTTACGCACTCAGTTTTTAACCTTTAACTTACCAGAAAATATAAAGATTTTGTTCTCCGGTAAAAAAGTTGGCGATATTGTTGACTTAGGAGAAAATCGAAACCTTATAGAAATCCTTGAGATCTATGAAGTTTTGCTTCCAGAGCCCCCTAAAAATGATATTGAACAAGAATCAGTAGGACAAGAAGCGTCAGAGCAAACAAGCAAAGAAATTCAGCCAGCAGCTACCTCTGCATAAAAGAGAATTATTATGAGTCGTAAAAATGAGATTGCCTTAGCTTATGCTAAACTAGCTAAGGCAATTAAAGAATATCCTAGAAGATCAGACCTTAAAAAGAAGGGGATCTCTAGAGATATGGTTAGGGATCACTTTGGTACAATGGAAGATCTTAGGGATTACGCTAAAGGGCGTCTCCCTAAGTACTTTGAGAAAGTAATTGATTTAGACATCTTTGATGATGATGCCCATCGCGAATTACAGTCAAAGGTGTTTAAGTGCAATCGTTTTGTTATAACCACAGCCGTTGCTGGAGCGCCTGCTCACGACAAGTTTTTGTCTTCTATAAAAAAGTATGCGGAAATCAAAAAGGCTATGGTTTTGGTAATACCAGCAAACTATGCACTAAAAGAGATGGACCCTGATCTTATTGGTGATCCTAACATTCACATAGTCTTTAAACGACTTAGGCTAAATTCAAACATAATTGTAGACCCAATTAAAATTGACCCTAAACAAGTTGATCCCGTAGTAGGTTTAGATGCTATGGGGCATACGGAAGGAACCTTAATTATAGGCAGCCCTAAACAAAGGCGTGTTCCTATAGCTAATTCAAATCAAAAATTAGCCAGAATAATTCAAGCTACCGGAGCAATAACTAGACCTAGATATATACCTCGAGATGGTATACAGAAAAGAAGAGATAGATTGGCTGAAGAGCATCATGTTATGGGCGCTGTGGTAGTAGAAGTTGTAGATGAAAAGTTGTACCATTTTAGAATTGTTCAAATGAAAAAAGACGGTTCTTTTAACGATATTTTTTATAACTATTCAAGTAAAGAAAAAAAGTATGTTGGGTGTCTAGCTATAGTTCAGGGAGATAAGCATGTAGGTGAAACCGACCCTGAAGTCGATGCGGCAGTTGATGAACTTTGTGCCCTCGGTAAACCAAAATACAGAATACAACACGATTTTGTGTCTGGTATATCAATAAACCATCACGAAATACGCAATAAAGTTAAAAGAGCTATACTTGCTCGAGAGGGAAAAATTGATCTTGATTCTGAGCTTCGTATGGTAGCTCAAGAGCTTAACAGAATGCGTGCCCTTAAAACAGCTAAGCATATTGTAATTGTTAAATCAAATCACGATGAGTTTCTTGACCGTTATTTAGCAGAAGGAAATTTTGATGATCAAAACCGCATAATTTCTACAAAACTTCAGGTTCTTGCCATGGAGGGCAAGGATCCCCTTAAGGCTGGATTAGAAAAATATTATAACATTAAGCCGGGCATTGATATTATGTGGCTAGAAAGAGATGAAGATTTTCGGATTGCCGGAATAGAATCTGGATGCCATGGAGATCTTGGGTCTAATGGTCGCCGGAATCCTGGCGCTAAAGGTATGTATAAAGCCTATGGTAAATGTAACTATGGGCACTGCCATTATGGAGAAATTTGGCATGGGGCTATGTCGTGCGGTACTTCTAGTTACAAAAAGTTAGGTTACAACAGAGGTTCAAGCTCTTGGGATAATTCTCAAATAGTTGTATACGACGATGGAACTAGGCAGCTTTTAAACATCATTAACGGAAATTATGAACTAAAAGATTGATGATGTCTAAGATAAAAACAATTCCCAAAATAGAAGATTTAGAGCTTGCTAGAGACAAAATACGCTCTGACATGTCCAATATAAATTTTTACTTAGATAAAGTAAGAGCGGATAGGGCAAGGCTCAATCAAATGCTTAATTACTATAATGATAATGCTTATTATCTAAAAAAGCATGTGGGCGTTATTAATATAGATCAATATAGAAAGTTAAAAGATAGCATTGCAAGGTGTTCTTTTTTTTTAAAAAATGCAAACAATGATATAGATCAGTTTGAAAAAACGTTAGATAAAAATAGCAAACAATTGTCTAAGATAATAGAGGATATAGAGCACTTGACGGCATATCATGCCAGAAAAGTGCTACAGTTTCCTTTAAAGGAGATAGAGAATGCCAAGCAAAGAAGAGACAAAAAAGAAAATAGAAACGGAACAGGATTTCATTTACTGTCCGAGTACGGAGAACTCGCTGGAGAAGTTCATGAGGAAGCATCCGAACGGAGTGTCGAACGAAAAGATAGCCCAGGTTCTAGCGATAACTCCTGAAGAGGTAGAAAAACTTTATGGTGACGCTATAAAAAAAATACGCGAGCAGCTTAAGGTGGGTGAAGAGTGAGCCAAAACATTATAGAGATATATACTGACGGTAGCGCAACTAAAGAAAACCTTCCAGGCGGTTGGGCCTTTAGAATTGTAGCCAACGAAAGTAGAATCTTATCGGAACGCTGTGGGCATATGAAACAAGCCAGCAACAATGATGCTGAGTTAGAAGCAGCAGTTCAAGGTTTAATTTTCATGCATGAAAACTATGTAAAAGCCAATAGAAATCCTTTAGAAGATGATATATACTTAGTTAGCGATAGTCAATTAACTTTGGGGTGGGCTACTGGAAAGTACAAAGTTAAACAGCCCAAAAAGCTTGAGCGCGTTAAAACTTTAAATTATTTGATGTCTTTAATGAATGTAAAGACCAAATGGGTGCGAGGGCATAGCGGAAATGAACATAACAATAGATGTGATAAGCTTGCCAAGCGTGCTCGCATGGGTATTACAGAGTTTGAAAAACATATAGGAAAAACCAAAAAGACTGTTATTGGAGTCAAAAAAAAGGGAACAATAGCTTTAAGATACAAAGAAAAACGTTTTGTTATAGATTTAGAGAACATGGTAGTAGAAGAATATGATAGGCTTGTTCATGGCCACAGGGATATATTTTTGCAGGTGGTATCAGATGAAAAGTAAAAGGCGTTACATTGCATTTGATACAGAAACTGGAGGAATTAACCCTAAAGTTAATCCTATATTGACCGCATATTTTGTTATTATAAGTGATGATTATTCTAAAATAGACGAATTAGAACTTAAAATTAAAGCTTCTGATCCTTATAGCAAAGTAGAAGCAGATGCTTTAGAAATAAATAAAATAAATATAGAAAAACATAATTCTGACCCAGATACGCTAGATAGGCTATTAGCAGTAGAAAAACTTAGAGAGTTTTTAAAAAAACACAAAGGCAAAGCTAGATGGGAAGAACCCGTACCTCTTGGCCACAATATAAGTTTTGATATTAAGATGATCAATCAACAACTAATTCCAGAAGATGAATGGAATCAATATGTAGGCTATGCAATTAGAGATACAAAACCTGTCTCTGATTTTCTTAAAGATTTTGGAGTGCTACCGCCAGAGGTTGGAAAGTTAGAAAGTTTAGTAAAGCACCTAAATATACCCAGCGGTATAGCGCATACTGCAAAAGATGACGTAATTATGACAATAGAAGTTTACAGAAAACTAGGAGAAATGGTAAAGAACCTTAGCTTAGGATCTGGACTTTCTATAGATGTTCTTGATATTCTAGAAAAGTAATGAAGCTAGTAGCAAGCCCTCATACTCATGTAGAAAGTCCCATGTCAGGCTCTACCATGGAAAGCATGGTAGAACAAGCTGTTCTTCTTGGAAGAACACATTTTTCTTATACCGATCCCGCCTACCTTACAAGTGCATACCGCACTTACCAGCACGCTATTGCTAAGGGGCTAAAATATATACCCGGTATTGAAGTATATTTTAAAGATTCAAATTGCGATATCATAAGAGGCACTAGGTCTGAAAGAGTAAAATATTATAAACTAACCCTTCATGCACTAGATCAGGAAGGCTATCAAAGAATATGCTGGCTTTCATCTAAAGAGCGATCAACCTTTGTAAGTTCTTATGGATCAGAATTTCCATTGTGGTGCTGGTCAGATCTAGAGGATTGTAGAGGATATAATATAGCCGTTTGCAGTAGCGATGTTCACGATATAGTTACCAAACATCTTTTAATAAAAAGACCCGATCTTTCTGTTAAAGTTTTAGAAAAATTAAAAAATATCTTTGGCGATAAACTTTATCTTTCTATAATAGGAAACCGTGCTGATAGAGCTTATGAATCGTTTGTTCATCTTAAGTTTGTAGATGGTACAGACAAAGTTATATTTGCTAAAGACAAAGTTAGGACGGGCGCTTACAAAATGGGTGTACCGGCACAAGAAATACCAAACAATTTTCAGAGGCATCAACATGTTTTGGCTTATGTTTCTGGAGGCGCATACCATCCTGTAGATAAAGATCTACAATTTGCAAAAGTTATCTCTGGTTTTGTAAAACTCCCTAACGGCGATCCTCAAATGCTTGCAAACAAGCTAGTAGTAGCTTTAGGTGATCGGTATGGGATACCAGTGCTGTATTCAGATTACGCTTGTTATGCTACCCAAAAAGATAAGCCCGTACAAGATGTAAGGCTATCTTCAGAAAATATTAAAGAATTTTCTGTACGCCACATGCAAAGTGGCGAAGAAGCAGTAGATTACATGGTGCGGTACCTTGGTTTGTCAGAACAAAAAGCATATCAAGTATTAAACAACAACGCCAAATGGGCGTCTATGTTTAACAACTTTTCTTTAAAATACGAATACAGTATTCCAGAACTTCCTGAAAATAGAGACCCTATAGCTATAGCTATGGATATAATAAAAATTAATGGCAGAATGCGATGGGGTGATCCTACATACGTTGACCGTTTAGCTACTGAAATTAAAGTTCTTGCTAAAAACGGTAAAATTAATTTAATACCTTATTTTTTTCCTATTCGAGATGTATTAAATCATTACGCTCAAAATGACTTACTTACTGGTCCCGCTAGGGGCTCTGCAGCTGGATCTCTATTTATGTACCTTATGGGGATTACGCAGGTAGACCCAATTAAGTATGACACTAGCTTTGAACGATTTCTATCTTTAGATCGGGTACTTGCAGGAAATTGGCCTGATGTCGATATAGATTTAGTAAGTAGGGATCACTTAGTGGGAATTGATGGTAGATCAGGATATTTATACGGTCGATGGGGCAATAAGGCCGCACAAATCTCAACTAGAACAAACATGAGGTTAAAATCGGCTATCAAGGATGTAAACCGTTATTTAAAGGGTGAGGTTGAGCCAGATATAGAAAAACTCTCTAAATCACTACCTCCACCTCCACAAGGAGTATCAGATCATGATTTTGTTTTTGGATACGAAGAAGAGGGTATACATCAGGAAGGTCTTATAGAAATAAACGATGATTTAAAAAAATATGCGTTAGAAAGACCTGTAGAATGGGATCTTGTAAAACGCTGTTTAGGTATAGCTCGACAGCATTCTAAACATGCTTCTGCATTTGTTATAGCAGATAAACCTATTGCGGAAATAGTTCCCATGTTTATGGGTAATGTTACGCAGTATGAAGCCAAAGGCGTAGAAAAAGCCAAGCTTATAAAATATGATTTTCTGGTAGTTAAACAGTTAGAAGATATACAAAAATGTATAAAGCTTATAAACAAAAAGAGCGGCAACCCACTAAAAGCTACCCATTTTTGTCACAACAATGTTTTAACATATATTTGGGATCTTCCTGAAGATTTAGATGTATATGCTAGTATTTGGGAAGGAAGTACAGAATCTTTATTTCAAATAAATACTAGATCAATGGTTCCATTTGTTAAAGATATTAAGCCATCGTCTATCTTTGATTTATCTGATATTTTAGCTCTTGTTCGGCCTGGTCCTCTCGATTATGTAGATGAAAAAACGGGGCGCACTATGGCTGAAGAGTACATCTATCGCAAAAAAGGTCTAAGCCTACCAGACATACCAAAGCTTGCAGAGATACTTCCTAAAACGTGCGGAGTCATGATTTATCAAGAAGATCTTACAAAGATAGCTCGCATATTGGGAGAGATGCGTCCGGATGACGCAGAAAACCTAAGAAGGGTAATGTCCAAAAAACTTAAGGTTGAGATGGTCAAAATGAAACCCCTTTTTATGCAAGGAGCCATAAAAAACTTGGGTGAAGAAACCGCAGAAAAGATTTGGGACATGATGGCTACTTTTGCTCGTTATGGTTTTAATAGAGCGCATTCGATATCTTACGCAATGATAACATATGCCTGCATGTACCTTAGATACTACTACCCCAGCGAATGGTGGGCTTCAGTGTTATCAAATGCAAGTGAATCAGAGATCTCCAACGAACTTTATAAATATGTACATGATCGGTTAGCGCCTCCCGATATCAATAGCTCAGGATCGGATATGACAATAGATTACGATACGGGCAAGATAAGATCAAAAATAAGCGTTCTTAAGGGGATAGGAGAATCGGCTGCGGAAGCTATTGTTTCTCAGCGGCCCTACACCGATATCAAAGACTTTGTTAAAAAGAAAGTTGCAGGCAGTTCACTTACAAAAAAATTAATTGTTGCAGGGGTTATGGATAGTTTGTTTGCTCCTAATACTACGCTATCAGAAAAGATGCTTGAACTTGAAATTGCAACCAAAGAGGCTGAGTATGAAAAAAAGCTTGCGGCAGGCATTAAAGCTAAACCTATAGATAAATCCAAGATTCTTCCCGACGAAGAATGGTTAGGTATGCATCCACTAAAAGAATATTGTATAAAAAAATCGGTACTTCCAACGCTGCCATATAGTTTGTACAATATAGTTGTTAATCACTTTATGCTAAATATTGGCACCGAAAATAAGCCTTTAGTAAGCTGTACTAAGGGAAGACCTGTAAGACTTTATAAAGGCGAACACTTACAAAAAATAGAGCAGATAACGCTTAAAGATCGCGACGTGTTCTTTGCTTCGACGGGATATGTTTTAAAAGCAGAAGAATTTTCGTATGCCAAAGGCTCTAAAAAAGCCCTAAAAATGGTAGTAGATTCAGATGGCTATATAACTGAAAGAGTAATTTGGCCAGATTATGATACGGGAAAGCTTAAGTATCCAAAAAATCTAAAGAAAGGTACAGCCTGTCTATTGTTTTTACAAAGACGAGTGGGTAAAGATCAGACAAAAATATATGACATCAAGGTTCTTGACGAAAGCAAGTCATAAACGCTATAATTTAAGTATGAAGACATTTGTACTTTTTTTAATTATGTCTATAAAAGCGCAGGCAGCATCACCTGTTATTGTTGCGGTTATAGATACAGGCTACAGCATACAAGATGAGTCTTTGCCTTTTTGCAAATTTGGGCATGCTACTTTTGCAGGAAACGATGTAAAAGACCGTTTAGGTCACGGAACAAACATTGCGCATATAATTAATGCACAAGTAAAAAGTTTACCTAAGGGATCTTGGTGTATGGTTGTGATCAAATTTTTTGATAAAGATACGTCTTCCGATGAGGCTTTATCAAACAGCGTTAAAGCATTACGTTGGATTAAAAAATTAAATGTAGATATTGTTAACCTTTCTTATGAGGGTGGATTTTCTAGCAATGCAGAAAAAGCTGCTGTTAAGGCTCTTTTGGATAAAGGGATAAAAGTTGTAGCGGCTGCTGGAAACAGAAATACAAAACCAGGGTTTCCTGCTTCTGCAGATAAGAGGGTAATAGTAGTAGGAAACCTTCAAAAAGATGGAAGTCGTCATCCTACATCAAATTTTGGTGATAGTGTTAATAGATGGGAAGTGGGTACAGATGTTTGTGCGGGCGGTAGCTGCATGACAGGAACAAGTCAAGCTACGGCTATTGTAACAGGCAAAATACTTAAAAAAATGATAGAAAGGAAGTCTAAATGATGGATTTAAAAACAGCTTTAGCAGAAATCAAAAAAGCACGACTAAAGAAGAGTGTAGACCTCACTAAAGTTAGCCAAGAAACAATTACGGCACAAAAAGGCAGAAAAAGAGCTGCACAGCTTCGTTTGCCATACCTTGAAAGAGATTATAAAGTAGCGTTAGCTAAGCATTTGGCAGTATTTTTGGTAGTGGGAAAAGGATCGTCAACTTTTGGAGAAATGGCAGAGGAAATTACAAAAGCTCCGGTTTTAGATGCGGAAGGATTTTACAAAGAGCTATTTAAACGTATGCCCGTTGAAGCATCTTCTGGAAAACTTGCACCAAAAGTTGTAGTTGATATTATGCAGAGGCACCTATTGGATGTTGCTCAAGAGCTAGAGATTGCATCTTTTCCTCTCCCTCATTACAAGCATAGCCGAGGTTTTGCTATTAACAATTCTGAAGATTTATATAGATTTATCAAAAGAGTTATGCTTGAAACAGCCGGGGCTGAAATAGCGGCTGCGTACTTGTTAAAACAAGCTGCAAAACAAGCTCTGGAAGCTGAATTTGATGGAGATCTTTATCCGTTAATAGTTCGTCTCGATGACTCATCTATTGCCGATAAAACAGTAGAAGGATTAAGTGATGTTTTAGGAAGTGTAAATTTGTTGACAGCAGGAGGCGTTGAGAGTAAAATAAATACAAAAGCATTCTCTAGTATAGATGATGTAACTAAGACATCGGTACTAGATACGCTCAAAGAAGTAAAAAAGATTATAACTAAGAGTGGTCGAAAGGCATCTACTCGTAAAACTAAGGAGAATAACTGATGAAGATCGGAAACGCTAATTATGCTCAAAGCGGAGGAAAAAAACATTATCACAAACTTGCAAAAGGGGAAGGTGTGGTAGGAATTTTTCGAATTTTACCCCCTCTTGGAGAGCTGGCGGATAAAGGAATTTGGGCTTTGTTTTATAAAGTTCACTATGGTTATCGCAATAGCGAAAATCGTATGAAACTGTTTCTTAGTCCAGAAGTTGTAAACAGATCGTCCAGAATGATTGAAGTAGAAGACGCAGCTAAGCGCCGAATTGATAATCTTAGAGCAAAATATGGTGAAGCTCGAAGTTCTGGTAATCAAGAAGCCGCTAGTAGCCTTAAAGAACTTCTTCGCACCTATAATCTTGAAAACCGATGGCATATGAATGCTATTGATTTATCTGGTAAAGTTGGGCTTCTTAAGCTTCCACATACTGCAAAAAAAGATTTAGATAACGAAATCAAAAAGCTTACAGCTAAGGGCGTTGATCCACTTGGAGTTGATCAGGGTCGCTTTTTCTCAATCATTCGCAATATTGATGGCATGAAAGTAACTTATAAGGTTCAAGTATACAAAGAAGAAGTTGACACAAAAGATTATGGTAAAGTAGAAAAAGATGTGGTTCATGCATTAACAGAAGATTTAATTTCTAGGTTGTCTACTGAGGCTTTTGAGCTTGATAAGCTTTATAAGGCCCCAACAGCTGAACAGGTAGAACGAATTGTTAAAGATGGAAAAAATGCTGTGGATGAGATTTTAGGGGCTGGAAGTCCAAACGGCTCTGCTCCTACGGGTAAATCTAATTTGCATAGCTCGGCAGAAGATGAAGATGTTCCTTCTGATGAAGATCTAGAAAGCTTGGTTGAGGAAGCTTCAGTTTCTTCTTCTGTTAAAAATGCAGCGCCGCCTACCAAACAGCCTTCTCCAGTACCGGTTAAACAGCCTGAGCCTACGCCGAATATGGGGTTAAAGATTGGCAAGGCTACCACTTCATCTGAATCTAAGGGGGCTGTTGAAGCTAAAGTTGCCAATGAAAAGATTAAGGGTATGTCATCAGAAGATTTTTTGGCAGCATTAGAAAACGGCACTCTTTAATAGGAGAGATAGATGTCTGATAACAGACTTCCATCTAATACGTTTAATGACGGGCTTGCCATAGAGCTACCAGAGTTTATGAGCATGCCCGCAATTCGTCTTGATTTAAGCAATATTGTAGAGGCAGACCGTAGGGAGACTAAGCTTATGGTCAAGAATGTTAACCCTTCTACATATTCTCATTTAGAGTATGTATACAATGAAGCTTACAGGGACCTTAAAAAGCATGTGGCTACTGTTGGCTATCAAATACTGCGGGCAGATAGCGAGCTAGAAAAAGCTAAAGCTACAGCTTTACTAGAAAAGTTTCCGGTATTTCTTGATGGTAAACCTAAAAATATGAACAATGCTGCAGTAAGAGATGCGTTTGTTGCTCAGGATGAAAGTGTTAGGGCCATAAAAGACCGTCTAGATTCGCTAAAAATGATTGAGATTTTTTTAGATGGAAGGATTAAGGTCATGGAAAATGTCTGTCGCTTTATGAGAAAGCAAATGGACATGTATATACGAGCTGGGGCGGGGTTAAGTCCGGATATATTTAATTCACAAAAATAAGGAGATCTAATGGGAAATAAATGGACTAAGGCTTTAAATGCCTATGATGACGTTGTAAAATACGACTACGATGCGTATGCTGCAGAAAACTGTCTGTACACCCCAAGCCCATATGTTAATTGGACTTTTGCTAACAAAAGCCATGGCATTCCAAAAGGATCTTCTATCTTGCTATTTAGTGAGCAAAAAGCTGGAAAATCGATGATGATGCAGGCAATAATTGGCGAAATGCATCAGAGAGATCCCGAAGGCATTGCCATCGTTTTTAACACCGAGATGAGAGGCAAGTTTCAAAGCGGCATGTTTGATACTATTGACAAAGACCGGCTGATCACCTACGACTCTAACCGACCTGAGGATATATTTGATCGATTTGAGCGCGACATCTTGCCAATGGTGCAGGAGGGTATGCCTCTTCGAATTGTATGCATCGATTCTCTTACTGCAGTTGGTGGAACCAAGTCCCTGTCTGCTGATCGCAGCGTAAACGATCACCTTGTGGGCGATCATGCGCTCACGATCAATAAAGGTCTAGACAAGATTGTTCCTTACTGCAAGCGTCACAACATTTTATTGATCTGCAGCTCTCAGATGAGGGCTAACGTGGACGCCTCCAATCCACATGCCCCTAAGGAAAAGATGGCGGAAAGCTGGAAGGTTAAACATACTTTTGAATTTTTTATGTCAATCAAGCGTGCGGCAGCTGCAGATGATAAAGTTGATCTTTCTGGAAATAAGTTTGAAGATGAATCCGTCAAAGATGCTCGAGGCAACAAAGACCAGACCGGACACAAGATTTACTTCAAGATGGAACAGAGCAGCATCGGTAAAGCTGGAAGATCTGGTATACTTACACTTGATTATACTAGGGGAATTGTAAATACTAATGAAGAAATTTTTGAGTTAGGTAAAAATACGGGTGTAATTGAGAACGTAGGTGCTGGATCGTACATTGTTTATGGAGAAAAGATTCGCGGAAAAGCTGAAGTAGCTGAGCGCATCAAAAATGATTCTGAGCTAGCAAAAAAGATTTTAGATGATGTACGAAAGAAAGATGCGGAGTAGCCATGAGCAACAACGTACGCCCCATGCCGTTCTCCGATGAAAAGGATGAATGCGGCAAACATCTTCCCTTGCCCGAAGACCGCCGTATAAATCATAAAGATCACTTTGAACTAGCGTACATGAGATGGCGTTATTTTATGCGATCTCCAAACCCCGATCCTAAACTGCTTAAAAAGTTTGAGCCACTCATAAAAAAAGTATCTCAACAAGCTTTTGGTAGGTTTAGACCACTTTTTAGAGCTACCGGTATGGACATTTCTGATATAGAAAATGTAGCTCGCGTTCAATTAGTAAGCTATTTAGGTTTATTCAGTATAGAGCATAATGTTAGTAATTTTAAAAAATACAAACAGGATGTCATAACTCGCCTAGGAAGGGCACCAACAATTCAGGAAATACAAGAAAAAGATCTAAATAACATGGCAGCTTTTATATCGCAAAGGCTGTTAGATATGTCAAGAGTATGCCAACAAAAAAACAAGCGGATGGTAGGCGAACAGTTTACTTATGCTATGTTTAAATTAATAGGCCCAGAAAATGTTAAAGCTACAGATTATGACCTAATGATGAATCCTAAGCTTCATGGCTATAAAAGGCTTTCTCAAGATGAACTTGTCAAAGTAAAAAGGTTAGTAAAGAGAAAAATGAACTCAAGTGAACGCTTTATAGTTGATGGAAAAACTTATCGCCTTGTGTACGAGACAAAGCCTAGAATAAACTTAGAAGGAATAGAAGGCTATGAAGATATGGTCTTTGTAAGTTCTCAAGATCAAGATAGCTATTCTAAGCTAGAGGAGTTTGAGAGCAGAAGTAGAATAGAAGCTTTACAAGATAGGTTCAAAAACTTATCAAAAAAAGAAAAGAAAAAGTTTTTAATAAAAGCTATTCAAAAACTTGAAAAGATTAAGGGAAACGAAGAAGAACTTAAGCTTGCAAAGAAGATGCTGGCTAGGTTAAGATAGCGTATGCCAAACGACCAGGATGAAAGAGATATTTACGACGAAATTGGCACCTGGTATTCTTCAGAGTGCGATGAAAGAGGCGATCTTCCTAAAGGGGGAAAAGATGATCGCGTACTTTGTTTTATGAAGCTATTTAGTCGGTTAAAAAACAAAGGATACCTACTAAAAGATATAAAGTCTTCTAAAATAGTTCAAACCGTATGTCAACATTATTATCCAAAATATGAAGCAGCAGCAATAAAGAAAAAAGGTAGAAACTTTGTAAACTCTTGGAAATCAGGTGTTGATAAAGACTTTTATAGGGCACTTTATCGTATATATATTCCAGAAGATGAAGTTGGTAAAGTGGAAACGCTTATTGTTCCTGAGGCCCCTAAAGTTTTAATAGAAGAAAAATTTCAAAGACAAAGTGTAGAACTTGATAAAAGCTTAGTATCTAGTGGTATGGGAGCTGCTAAATTTGAGGTAGACAAGGAAGTTTGCGATCTCTTTGGTATACCGGAGGATCATCGTGAGTGATTCGATGAAAAGGATACAAGAAGACTTTGAGAGGCGGATGGAGGAAGAGTCTACTCTTTTGTCTAAAAAAAGGCAAATTGAGAGCATCCGCATAGAGCAAGAATATGATCGAATTCAAAGATCAAAAGAAGAATCGCAGTTTTACAGCAATATGGGCATTGGAGAGGACGATCCAGAAGAATTAGATCGTCTACAGCGAGAAAACACCGAGTTTTTTGAAGCCTCTAAAACTCGAATGTCTTTTATTAACGATGAATTTATGGACGTAGTGCCCTTTTTTGCTAAGCAGTTACTATTGATAGGAGCAGAAACTGGGCAGGGCAAATCTACTACTGCAGCCAATATTATATATACATGCTTACGTCAAGGAAAAAGGTGTCTTCTTATAACTAATGAAGAAAATCCCACAGACGTATATAATAGAATTGTATGTTTAATAAAAGGATGGAATTACGATCCCAAAAATTGGGCAGAAGAGCAAAAGAACGAAATGAATTCTTTTTATGTTCACCTTAGAAAATACATAACTATTATAGATGATAATTACAAAAAACATAGAGGCGTTACCACTACATATGAAGGATTTTGCGGTATTTTAGATAACTTGCTAACTCATGATGTTAAGTTTGATGCTGTACTTGTAGATTATGTGCAAAAAATCAACGTAAGCATTAAATCTCCAACCAAAAAAGGTTGGGAAATTTTGAGAATGGTTACAGATAGACTGACTAGCTTTAAAAATGAATACATGGCCCCAGTAGTTTTGCTTGCGCAGCTTCACGCGGATGCTGAAGACAAAAGTTTTGAGGGTAGGCTAAAAGGTTATCATGGCATGCTTGAAGCTATGACGTGCGCCGTTGAACTCCGTCCAGATAAACAGGGCTATAGATCAGAATGGATTATAAAAAAGAGCCGTTGGCCTATTGAACAACAAGGGTTTTTTACCGGATGGTTTAATGGCTTATTTGTAAGTGAAAAAAACGATAAATATCAAAAATGGAAAAAAGACAAATTAATGTCAAGAGCTAGAAATTTAATGGAGGTTCAAGATGGAGAGATTGACAAGCTTGGAACGTGAAGAAATTGAATTGCTAAGCATGCAGCTAACAGGACGTAGTTCCGCTTGGCAAACAATGGTTAAAAGGGGAATTATAGAAAAAGTTTTAGATGAAGAAGGAAAACAAGTTTTTTATAAGGGGTCTCCTTTATCTCGTACAATCTACAAAACAGAGCGTGAAATTTTAGATATGCTAAAAGATCTTAAAAATAAAAAAGATGCCTTTCAGCGTGCTCAAGAAGAAGCTAAAGAAAAAGCAGCCAAAGAACAAGAGATACTTAAGCAAGTTCAGGGGGCTACGGGAAGCGTATCGGGAGGCTAGTAGCGTGATCTCGGAATCTGGAAGAAAACTTCTAAAGTTACTATTCAATGAGGGGGAACATATCTGTGTTAGTCATGATGGTTATGGATATCACAGCATACCGTTAGAAAGCCTTGAATATGCTACTTTAGAGCTAAAAGCTCCCCCAGATAGCAAGCTTAAAGATACAGCTATATGTACGTCTGAAATAAAACTGGTAGCAATAAATCCTGTTAGTGGGCTTAGAAGAGATGAAAACTGTACGGCATACCGTACATTTATGATTGAGATGGATGATAGGGATTTAAAATCTCAAATGCGCTACGTAAAGGATAAAGGTATGCCCTACAGCGCATGCGTTTATTCCGGAGGTAAATCGTTGCATTTTGCAATAACTGTAGATCGCGATTTTCCTAACTATAAGATGTACTATTATTATGCCTGTTGGATACTAAAAGTTATGTCTTCTGCTGACCAAAACACTAAAAACCCTACAAGAAGTATCAGGATGGCTGGCGCCAAAAGAGAGACAGGCAAAGAGCAAAGGCTTATAGAGATTAAAGGCAGGGTTAGCGTTGACGATCTCAATACATGGTTATCTAAGTTTGATTCGCTAAGGCCTGAAGGATTCTCTAACAAAAATGAAGATGTAGACAGTGCAAATGTTAATTTAATAGGCAGTAAGCATATACCTGCATGGGTTTTTAATGCGCTAAAAAACGGCGTTAACGAAAGTGCAAAGTTTGGAAGAAACGTACAATGGTTTAAAATAGCCTTAGCCTTAGGCAAGGCTGGGTATGATGAAGATAAGGCTATAGTTTTGCTTGACCGTTACTTTGAACCAGAGTATGATTTTAAGAGACAGGAATGGCTGTCCACCGTTCGTAGCGGTGTGCGTAACGGAATAAAGAAATGAGCAGAACAAAAAACGATAACAATATAGAGATGTTTCATGGGTATGGATTGCATATTCCTACACGTACCATCTTTATAGGTAGTGAATCCAGTCCAGACTCTGGGTTAGAAATGGGCGAATCTGGTACCGATCACGTTATGGCAGAAAAAGCTACAAAAAATTTGCATATATTAGAGCAGATAAGCAATGAGCCGATAACTATTATTATGAATAATCCTGGCGGAGATGTATGGCACGGACGGGCTATATATGATGCTGTAAAATCATGCAAAGCACATGTAACAATGCTTGTAAGAGGTCAAGCAATGAGTATGGGTGCCTATATCTTACAGGCTGCGGATAAAAGGATTATTTCAAAAGGCGCTAAAATAATGGTACATTACGGCCACGTAAGTGTTGGTGGAGAAGCCTTAACTGTATACAGACAAATAGAAGAATATAAACGTGAAGATCGAGAAATGGAAAGAATTTTATTAGAAAAAATAAAAGAAAAGCATCCGCTTTTTACCTTACAAAAGCTTAAAAAAATGCTTACTAACGATACCTTTTTAAGCGCAAAACAGGCTGTAGAGCTTGGCTTAGCAGATGAAGTTGAGTCTGGACAATAAAATTTCATGAGACAAAATACTTTGTATGTAGAAATTGAGCAAAAATATAAAGCCGATCATATGAATTGGGATAAATTTGTTCAATTAGTTTGTTCAATGGGGCCAGTAAAACAGCTTAGGATATTGGGGCCGGATACTTATTATTTGCTCGGTAAAGAAGTTTTGCGCTGGAGATTTAGCAAAGAAAAATCTGAACTTACCGTAAAAAATAGATGCTCTTCTAAAAGTACTTTTGTTAGAAAAGAAGTTGATTTAAACATAGAAGAAAATTCTCCTAAAACTATAATTGCTTTTTTAAAAGTTTTAAAATGCAAAAAACTATTTAGAATCTATAAAGACTGTCATATTTTTTGGTTTGATAGAAAAGAAGGAAAAGTTTCTATAGTTATATATGATGTAAAATGTAAAGGAAAAAAAAGAAAAAGATTTATAGAGATTGAAGCGGATAAGGGGCAAAATTATGATGCTTCTAAAAAACTTGTAAGAATTTGGGAAAAAAGATTAAAGCTTAAAATATGGCAACGTATTAATCGTAGTCTTTATGAAATTTATAGTGGAAAAATTATGCGTGTAGAAAATTTAAGGAGATCTTTATGAGATTTTGGAATATTACAGAAGAAGATAAAAATTATCAAGAAGCTATAGCTAGGCAAGCAGCTGAAGATTCAAACGCTTATGGTCAAGGAAAAATGTCAATCGCAGCAAGAATTAAGAACGCAGTAGCTTTAGTTTCTGATATAAAAACCGATTCTGGATCTGATATGTTTATGTTGTCAAGCTATATGGCGCACTCACTTGAAGCAGTTTATAGGTTGATTGGCTCTATAGATATGTCAGATGAAGCTAAAATTACTATAGCTAACGCTATAAAAAATATTGAAAATTCTCCCTCAAGATTTGCTGAAGCAAAAAAACTGCAACAAATAGAGGCTAGAAAAAAATATATAGAAGATGCTGCCGCTCGTAAGGCTGAATTGGCAAAAATGGAAGCTGAAGCCAACAATCAAGTAATAGAAAATAAAGCTAGCAATTTTTTAGATACCACTATGCTAGTTAACGTGCAGGGGAGCGACGATGAGCCAGCATAAGTATCAACATGATTTTTCTTGGGGAGATACAAGAGGAGTCCGTAAAGTAATGGACAATGAACTTCGTCGGATTGGGCTACATATAGTACCTCAAGATCTTAACGGGTTTGGCTATCCTCCCCACGAAGGCTATCCAGAATTAATTGTGCAAGTACGAAAACTCATCAAAGATCTTGCTAATTTAGAGTACAAATACGTACTTATTACAAATGGAGCTACTCATGGTTTGAATGCATATATATATGCAGCAAAACGAATGCATGGGCACAGAAAAGAAATAACTGGACTGGTAACAAAAAAACTTTATTTTCCCTTTTATCCCCAAATAGCTACTATAAATGGGTTAAATCATAAAAACTATTCTCCCAACTTTGATGGTAATCTACCTCATCTAGACGATTTAGGTATAATAGATTCACCTAGCAACCCAGAAGGGGTTATGAGCCGTGGCGGCTTATCTGGTACCAGAGTGGTATGGGATGCAGCCTATCATTCTCCAACATATTGTGGTGTTGAAAAAGAAGGAAAGTTGGTATGCCCAAACATTTTTCCTGCTCATGAAGCTATGGTTGGATCCTTAAACAAGCTGACGGGAATAAACGGTTTAAGGGTTGGGTGGCTAGCAACAAACAGCTGGAGTCTGTACACAGATGCTTTGCATTATGCCGAAACAACCTTATGTGGAGTTAGTGGTCCTAGCCAAGAATATGCAACAAAGATCTTGGAAAGAGTAGACTTGCATCCGTTTTATTGTCAATCAAAAAAAGTTTTAGATGAAAACCGAAATGAGTTACAACGCCTTGGGTACCTTTTTGGTGGACAGCCTATCTTTCCTTACGGTATGTTCGCCCTGTTTGAGGTGGATGATAGCCTGAAAGATCTTTTTGAGAAAGCCTCCGTTAACGTAAAAAGAGGCAAGGATATAGGCGATGAACGCCAAAGCGTTCGGATTAACTTAGCCAACACGAACGAGTCAATGAAGGCCATGGTTGATGCGGTACTAAAAATAGATAAAAGTTAGTTGCTCACTTTTACGATAGTTACCATACAGTTGCTATCAGTAACATTTGATCCAAGATTAGTCTGAAGATAAACAATATCACCAACATTTAGATTGCCTGTCCATGCAATACTGCCCGTAAAATTTATTGCGCTATATACCATTCCCCGCAATCCTTGAGCATATGTAATAGGGGTGTCGGGGTTGGTAGTTAACGCTGTACCGTTTACAACAATAGCTATAGCTTGTGTTGTAGTTGTTGATTTATCACAATATGTAATAGAATATATTCCAACTTCATTAATAGTAAATGTTCCGCCTAATGTAGAACTGTCTGCATAAGTAATTGCAGATCCTACATTTTTTCTTATATTTGAAAATCTACGTATTTTTGTATTAGTTGAACCGTATCCATTACCAGTATCAACAGTAACTTCGCTACGCGGTACTGACGTATCGTTAAAAATCCTATTTGTTTGCGGCATATTTTACCCCATTAAAGCCGCGATCTCTTCGTCGGAGAGACCGAGGATTTTTAGTTTTGCTTTTCCAGAAGCAGCCTTAGCCTCAACATCAGCTTTGCGAGCTTCTTGAGATTTATAAGAAGCACACATTTCATGATCTTCATCATCAAGCTCTTCCCATTTAACATCGATTGCCAAGATGATGTCCTCCGAAGGTTCCTCTAAAAAGTGAAGCTTCAAAGAAGAATTTGCAGAATTTCCGCAATAATGCTCTCCGCAATTTGCTTTTGCCCAAATATCAAATGCCTCAAGATTTATCTTGTGCTCTTTCCAACTTAATTCTTTTGTGTATTTAACCATTGTTTTTGCTCCTTAGAGTTCTGTTATGCTAATCATGCGCCTTAAACCTACCGCAGTTAGCGTTGTTGCTGAACCGGCAGCCCAATACAAATCAATTTTATGTGTTCCTTTTGGCAAAAACATAGGGATCGTGTTTGATGCAGCATAACCAGTTGCATCGCGAAGTGCTCCGGGACTATTTTGGGCATTTGAAGGAACTACGGCATAATTTCCATTAATAAATATACCAACCCAACTAGCTGTACTGGTACTCGCATTTATAAGAGCATAATAATTGATCAAAAACCAAGACCCATTTGAATTGACAGTAAGAGACATGTCTGGACAGGGAACTGGTGTTGTTGAAGTAGTAGTGGGGTCGCTTGTTATAGGAAAAGCTGAAGCATGATACTTTTGAAAAGCAAAAGCTTCCTTTACAGGTGTTAATTTTCTGTTATCACTAATCGCGTTCGATCCAACCGGAAGAGTATTTTGAAGATTGCCGTAAAGGTTACTCTTGTGAGAGTGGATAGGAGTGATAATGTCGATGGTGTTTACATCCAATACGCTGGATGCGGTGTTGTTTGTGAAGCGAACCTTGTACAGTCCGAGAGGCAAGTTGTTGATGCTGAGGCCCGATCCTGGGGTGTCGGATGCGTCAAGCTGGTCGAGGACTCCAGAGGAGAAAGTTACCCCAGTGCCATAGACGCTCGCAGTGAGTGTAGGGTAGTTAATCGTGGTCGCGGCAAGACCGTTCAGCGCGACAGAGATGCTTGCCGACCTGCCGGATGTGGCTCTGAACCGCATCTCGAAGCCAGTACCGAAGAAGGTATACTCGGAGTACGCAGAGCTTCTATCGGTGGTTATGTTCACACCACCGATGAAGGTAGTGGCGGCGATTGCTCCGGCCATAGACCAGTCGAAGCTACCACCAGTTCCGTTAATGTACGTCAGCTCTCTAGTACAGAATTTTCTGAGAACCCCTGCACCGATCGTGTCGATGCCAGCCGTAGAGTTGGCTACATAATTAGCCATCACATTGTAATCAGCTAACTCTACTGCACCGGAAGGTAAACTAGGTTTTTTGGGTTGATAAACGATGAAAGAATGTAAATGTTCAGTATTTGTTGGAGAAGGAGATAAGTTGGCAATCTTTAAAGTATGTGTTCCGTATGGAAGACCGGATGCAATTTTTCTTGTTTGAGCTGATCTTGATAATCCAGTTACGTTTCCTACGTTTGTTCCATCTATATATATTTGAACGTTATCGGCTACAGTTCCGGATAAGTTAGCTATAACGTAATCAACCCCAGTACCCACAAATGTAAAAATTACAAAACTATTAGCATTTGCTAACCTTAAATATTCGTTTAATGTAGAGCCGTTATCTACAGCAGAAGCAACTAAAGCAGTTGAGCCATCATCAAGAGTAAATGCTCTATTGGTAGAGCCAGATGCTACAGCCATTGTAGAAAAGTCATCTGTTCTACCGGCACCAAACTCACGGAAATGATAACGACGAGCTATTTCTTCGTTTGTATGATCTGCAGAACTCATATATGCAGCGCTTGCGTTGGCCGCTTGAAATGCTTGTCCTAGTGTACCATCAGACTTTAAATACGTTAAGGTACGACCGCCTTTTGTGCCGGTTACGGAGGTATTGTAAGAAAAGCTTTGAAGCGACGAGGCTACATATTGTTGATTTTTTAAGTAAGCATAGCCAGAAGTTACTTTTACAGATGAAGATTCATTTAAGATTTCAAAACCGTAGATCTTAACTGCGTTTGTGCTGTTGTTACGAAGCTTCACGGTGTGAACGCCGAGCGTCTGCGCAGAGTAAACTGGCAGAACCTGATTGGTAGAGTAGTTTCTAGTATCCAGAGCACTGCTGTAGGAGGCCGCGAAGATGTTAGCAGCTTCTGATCCCCCATCTATGGAGGGGCGGATGTCCATGCTTGCGGAGGCAAGGTCGGCAAGCAGGTTAAGGCCCGTACCATAAAAGGTAATCTCGATGAAATCCCCAGACGTAGAGGAGGACATAAACTGGCCGCTGGAGGTTATATTGTTAGACCAGCTACCTACAAACCTAATCAGTCCCTTATCATCATTTAAAACACCAAATACTCTCTCACCACTCGATCCGAATTCATTCTGAATCTCGTAAACCTGCTGGACGATCAACCGATCAATACCCATCCTAGGCTTAAGATCCTGTGAAAGATCTGTGATTGAAGCACGCTTGGTGATAGAAGAATAAAAAGTACCGGCAGCAGGGGAGCCAGCAGTAGTAGTTGCTGAGATAAGATATGAGCTATTATCTATAAACGCTTGAAAACCAGCGTCCTGAGCAGCATACAGCTGCACGAACCGGTTGTCCATTCCAAACTGAACTTCGGGTTTGAGGCCAAGTTTATATGCTTGAATGTTTAGGTTAGCTGAGATGGCAGCGGTAAGGGTAACTTGCGAAGACGTGCCATCTGAAGCTACCGAGGTAAAGGTGTAGTCATGAGATGAGCCAAGCCTAAGCTTTTTGCCATCCACAAACAGCCAGAAGTTGTCCGTGTAGCCAGAAGAGGTGGTGTCAACGGTGAATGACAGGTTGATCACTGTCTGGCTGGCCGTGGACGTAGCGTAATAGCTGTTGATGACCGGCTGGTTGAGGTTAGCAGGCAGATCGCTGTTGGTTAGCTTTTTAATGTTTGACTTACTATTTATTGATTGTGTCAACGGCATATTTACCTACTATATCATAAAGTTAAGGGGTTGCAGGAACAATATCAAAACTGGTCCAGCCTGAAATTGGTACCGTTACAGTAAAACTATAAGATTCTGCTGTTTGAGTTAAAGCACAAAATGCACTTCCTACAAAAATAGGAGTTGAATCATTAAATTGAAAAACACTAATTAGTGCGATGTTTGTTGTGTTATATGCTACAGCGTATGCAAGTGCTCTTTCTGTTCCACTTGGCGCTCCGTTACTATTGACTGCTCCGCTTGAATTTCTAACAATAGCATTTCCAACAATTGCTTGATTTCCAAGAGTAGAAGGCGTTAATTTTGAACTATCTATTGTATAACCCAAAGGAAGTGGAAAAAGATAAATACCACTACCAGCAGCGGCTCCAGTATTGTTTGTATGATAATAATTGTAAGTAATTTGCATGGAGTCGCCTAATCTTCTCCATTTTGCAATATCAATTACTGTTGTAGTTGCTTTTGTTGGATTACTTGTAGTACCGGCTATATTCATTGTATAGCTTTGCCAATCTGTTGATGCAAGTTTTGCATGTACTCCAAAGATCTTGCTCATGTTATTCTCCTAAATTTCTTTAACTGAAAGTGCTCGCTGCACGCTATTAGCTGTAACTGTTCCCGCACCAGAAAACACATACCAATAAACGTCTATTTTGTGAGTTCCAGCAGACAAATAAACTGGAAGATTCATAGAAACTGGATAGTTTGGAGCATTAGTTGCGCCAATTAACTGTTCTGCTCCTACATATACTCCATTAACATAAAATCTTATAGCTACGTTCATTGTATTTACGCTAATTGCCATTGAACAATAAAAACTTAAATCAAACCAATTAGCAGATAAAGCCCTAACAGTAAGGGACATATCCGGTATTGGTACGGGAGTTGACGAACTTGCTGTTGGACTAGAGCTAATACCAAGAGCAACCCCCCTAAATTTCTGGCTAGACTGAATTTCCTTTACGGGTGTTAATTTTCTGTTATCACTAATCGCATTAGAGCCTACAGAAAGAGTATTTTGAAGATCGCCGTAAAGGTTGCTCTTGTGAGAGTGGATTGGGGTGATGATGTCAATTCCGTTAACATTTAATTGAGCAGCATTTCCTGTAGTAATTCTTAATGTATATCGTCCAAGTGAAAGCCCTGAACATACAAAGCCAGTAGCGCGGGTGGTAGAAGCATCGTTCATATCAAGAACGCCCGTTCCACTATTATATCCGGTTCCTGTACCGTATGTGCTAAAAACAGCAGTTGGAAAATTTGCAGATGTTAGGGATGTTCCGTTTATAGTTACATTTAACGTAGAGGAAACAACTGAAGCTGCTTCTAAGCGACAGTCAAATCCGGTACCAAAAAAAGTATATTCAAAATAATTGTTAATAGCCGCTGAAGAGGTGGCAGCATATCCAAAAATAAAAAGGGTAGGATCAAGAGCTGAAAGAATCCATGTTCCAGAATATATCATTTCTCTTAAGCCAGATTTTCTTAATGTTCCAGTAGAAATACGCTCCAATCCAGCCGTAGAATTGGCGACAAAATCCGCCATCACATTGTAGTCAGCAAGTTCAATGGCCCCCAAAGGAAGTGAAGGCTTTTTAGGTTGGTAGACAATGAAGCTGACAAACGCACCAGCGTTTCCGCTAACGTTAACCCTTGTAAACTTTACGGTATGGGTTCCATACGGAAGACCAGAAGCAACCTTTATTGTTTTTAACGATGTAAACGCGCCCAACGATCCGACGGAAGTACCGTCTACGGTCGCTGTAAAGGTATCGGTACTTGCTCCACTGCCAACATTAGTAAGAATATCAAGTCCAGTACCGACAAAGGTAATAGTTAAAAAGTTTCCAGCAGCATTCGGAGTAATGTTTTCAATGCTATTTGTAGTAAAGATAAAAGAAGAGTCGGTAACCAACGTAGTAGTTCCGTCGTCTAGCGTAAAAACCAGGTTGGTTACGACTCCGTTGGCTGACTTACTAAAGTCATCTGTTCTACCGGCCCCGAACTCGCGCCAACGATAAATCCTAGCAATTTCCTCGTTCGTATGATCCGCACTTGTTAGGTATGCAGCGCTTGCGTTGACCGCTTGAAACGCTTGGGCTCGAGCACCAGAAGAACTTAAATACTCAAGGACTCTTCCTCCTTTAGTTCCCGTAACAGCGGCATTGTAAGCAATAGAGGATTGTGCGCTAAGCGCAAGCTTTTGACCGCCGACGTATGCAATGCCAGGCTGAATTTTTACAGATGAAGATTCATTTAAGATTTCAAAACCGTAAACGTGTATATCTTGAGTGGCAGCTGTTGTAGCGGTTATTTTGATTGTGTGAACTCCTAAAGAAAGACCACTTACAATAGGAACGATATTGTTAGGAGCATAGTTTCTTCCAGTAAGAACAGAGGAGTAACCAGTGCTTAATATATTTGCCGAGTCAGCGCCCCCATCTACGGAATAAGTAAGGGTTCTTGTGGCAGAAGAGTGAACAAAAAGCAAGTTTAAGCCTGTACCGTAAAAAGTTATTTCAACATAATTGTTGTTGATTACTGTATCTGCATATGCACCGTTGTTATCAACAAGATTAGTCCAATTTCCAACAAACCTTATCTGTCCAAAAGTATCATTTAATGCAGCAAAAACAGGCTCTCCACTTGATCCAAACTCGTTTTGAAGTTGATAAATTTGTTGAACTGATATTCTTTCAATGCCCATTCTAGCTTTAAGGTCTTGACTTAAATCAGGAATGGCAGCGCGGTTTATAATTGATGAATAAAAAGTACCGGCAGCAGGGGAGCCAGCAGTAGTAGTTGCTGAGATAAGATATGAAGTTGTGTTAACAAACGACTGAAATCCCTGCGACATGATTTCTTGTTGAGCAAAGATCGCAGTTGTGTTGGTCGTAGAAGAATCAATGGTTTGTTGACGCTGTAGAACCTCTACGTTCACGCTTGAGCTGCTGTAATCCTTATCCAACCTAATTACGTTACTGGTTATCTCCGTGTAGCAACCGTCAGGGGTAAGGGTGGCATCGATGTATCTAGGGATAAGTTGACCGTTCAGATAAACGTCAATGCTTCCATATGGACCGCCGGAGTTTAAGCCTAATGCATACTGCCAACTTAGCGTTATCTGTGTTTTTCCACCAACTACGGAAAGCGAGCAGTTTACCGGCGAACCAACGCCGTTGGTAAAGGCGTAAGCATAGTTTGCCACGTTCGTGGCGGTGCCAGTTTGAGTAGCCTTCTGCATGAAGGCGCGGTAGGCGATTAGGCTGGCCGTTCCTGATCCGCTGGTCTTAGATGCAAAGAATCGAAGGTAAAGGCTGGTACCAGAAGTGGGGCAAACTACGCTCGAGACCTGACCTTGCTCAGATGATGGTCGGTTGTTTGCCGAGGTCCAACTGGAATTGTCTGTTGACGCAGCATATCCTACATAAGGAGCTACGTTAACAGCGTATAAATTGTTGCTGATTGAGTTGTTGTCTTGATAGGTTACTAAGATTTCAGAAAAGCTTGAGCTAAAAGCAGAAGAAATAGCATTAGACCCTACAGAAAGATTGTAAATATCTTTTGTGTGCACACATTGGGATACTGTAACTTGTGCCCCTATTGAAGGCACTGAACTTATTGTCTCTACCGTAAAGTTGGTCTGGCTATTTACCGTAGTGATTTTTACAATCTGACCAGTAGATAGAACGCAAACGTCTCCAACAGCAACTGTAAAAGATGGGGCGCTGCTAATGATTACAGTTGTTGAATTAGTTCCAGCGGCAATTGTTTTAGACGCATCATAGCTCATACTTAACATTGATAGGCTACCGCTATAGATAGCGTTTGTATAGCCAGCAGAACTATTTATTGAACTTGTAGACGTAGATGGAGATTCGGGAAAAACTTCTCTAAAGCTTGCTTGAAATTGAAGAGCATCAAGATCGTCGCCTATCCCTGATCCTGAACCAGACGATGCTCCGCCACCGCCATGTATTTGATATAGCATAGCGTTAGTAATATTTTGAATGATGCTGGAAGCATTAGATTGAGCTACAATGTATCCAAGGGAAAGAGCGCTTGAGCTTGGTGCGGGAATTATTACTGAGCCTAAAGAAGCGGCAGCCGAACCTACCGTTAAAGCAATTTGACCAGAGCTGTTTACAGATACAAGTACCGCACAAAATTGGTTAGCACCAATTGTAATGGTAGCATTTGATCCGTTGCTGTTTGTTATGGTGCCGCCACCTATTCCGGAAGGAAAAGTGAGAGTACCTCCAGCAAAGCTTACAAAAGTGTTATTTACAGGAGATAAAACTCTTTTCTTTGAAGTGTTTGAATTGGATACACTTCCAGACCCTACCGTAACGACCAAGCTAGGTGTAGACTGAGCAATTAAACGTCCAGGAGCAGTAAGCTCGCTATTAATAGATGCTAGAGTGCTATCCATCCCCACCTTAGCGGAAGAGTTAAGTTGATCTTGAAGTACCCGTGTTTCTGATTGTCTTATATCTAAAGCCATTTCAACCTCTTACGAGTTTCTCTCCGTCCTAAGATCTAGGTAGTCATCTGTAACAAGACCAAACGTGAGCTGGAACTGCGTATAGTTTGGACCGGCTCCTGATGTCAGCCAATCCCTTCCATACTCTAATCTATCACCGTTTAAAAAAATGTTCAAATTAGGTACCCCAGTTTGGACAGTATATGTTCCAGAAGAGGGCAAAGTAATAGCTGTACTTGCAGATATTGGACCATTAAGCGAACTTGGGGGTGTTGCCCCAGAAGCCACAATCGATATTGTTTGATCGTATATAGAAGGAAGGGAAGCCGATACGGTTACCATCCTTGAGACTCCATTAACTAATGCTAAAGCGTTAGCCATTTAGTTTACCCCCATCATCTGAGGATGTATCCACATAGAGCTAGTTGATTGTGCCATAGCAATTTTTGAGCTTGCTATGTTGGAGCTGCTTGAAGCGCTTGAGTTTGGTACGATAGCGCCAGAAGCACCCAACCAAACAGGTTTGCCTATATCATTAGAGCCAAAAGTTGTATCTCCACTTGCTAAAGAATACGTACCTTCTGCGGTAAAAGAGATTGTTTGTCCAGCAGAAACAACTGACCCCGAATTAAATACTCCAATAACCCAAAACAGATCGTTAGTTGCCGCGTTATAGTCAGCAGCATAAACTCTACCGGCTGTTTCTCCTAAAGAAGGTACGCCCCAACGTATAGCATAAGTTATGTTTGCGGAAAAAGATTGACCGGCAACTGCAGATTTTACAATTGCAGGGGCTGCTATAGCAGAAAGTGCGGATCCTCCACCACCAGAAATAGTAGTCCCATCAACAGCGCTTGCGGCAATCTTTGAAGCGGTTACACCGCTATCTTTGATTCTTAGCGCGTTTGTAGCTATCTCTACGGTAGAGTTGTCTACGTTAAGGCCAATACCGCTAGACCCCGTAGTTATAGCTCTAGCGCCGTCTAGCTTTATGCCTAGTTGGTTAGAGCCGTCTATCTGAAGAGTAGGATTAGAAGCCTCAAGTTTTACTCTTAGTTGGCCAGCTACGTTTCCGGGGTTAGTAGATTCAAGGCCGGAAACTGTGGCTAGATCAACAGAAAAGGTTGAGCTAGAAAACGTAATCATATCGCCGCCAATTAAGCCTGCGATTGGGTTATAATAAGAAAAGTTTATAGGATCAGTTCCAACGGTAGTCACTGTACCGTATTGAACCCAAACTTGACCGGCCTGACTGCCTTGTTGTACGGTTACCCATGCGCCGTTGAACTCGTCAAAGGGTGTAAGGGAATCCATATCAGAAGCTCTAGTCATAGCGCTACCGGCACCATTAAATATATATATGCCGTTTTGAGAAGCTATAGCTTGATCTTTAACAAGAACTCTATTTCCACTTGTTAACGTAACGGTATCAACTGAAGCAGGAGCAGAGGACAGGTTGATGCTTGTTGTGGTGGCCGCTACTGCTGGAGCCTTAGGCGTTAAGCCGTTTAGGCGAGCGTTCATATAAGCCAAAGTAACAGGATCTTGATTAGAAGATGGATCCGATAAGTTTGTAAGGCGATAACCGCCCATTGATTGATTGTTAGCAAAAGCTATAGAGCCATCGCTTTGTATGGCAGTATTTACCTTGCCAAGATCAACATCAGCATTAGGCATTGTTATAGTTCTGGTATTACCGGTATTTATAGATAAAGCAGAAAAAGCTATTTTTTTAGTGTTATCTACAGAGTTTTGTATTCTAAAGGTACTGTCTAGTACAAGCTGCGATTCTAATGATGTCTGCAAAGCTTGAAGGGCAGTTTTAATAGTAGAGTTTGCGGGGATAGTCGATCCTGTAAACGTACCTAAATCATTGCTTCCACCAGAAACGCCAGATAGGGTTACAAGGTTAGATATCCATCCCAACTGAACATCGGCATCCGGTACGTCGATTGTGCGGACAGCTGTAGGGGTACCAGAAAAAGTAAAGTAAAAAGAGGTGCCAGCATTAACCTTAAGGTTTTGCACCACCAAAGTATTTGAAGTAAGATCTTGATTTCTTGCTACAGTTCCTATTACCCTGGCAAGCCTAGTTATATCAGCCATTTACTTCTTCCTCTATCACGTTATCTTCTTCACCTTTAAGATTAACATGCTCCTCTTTTGGGCTTATTTCCATAACCATTCGAGCTTGTATGCCGTAAACATTGAGGAATTCATTAGCTTCTTTAACAGCCTTAAAAACAACGTCTGAAACTTTTGCGGACAACAAACTTTCTACTTGTTTGAGTTGATCTTCGTCAAGAGCATTTAAGTCAACTTTTCTAAATCTTTCCATAATTTACAAAGCTCCGCCGTACTCTATATTCACTATAAGATCTTTTTGGGAAGGGTTATCTTTGTTTTTAACTATCATTCCCACTTTGATAGAATAGTCACCATCAGTAAAGCCGTTCGTCCCATAAGACGGTTCCACATTAGTTAGTGTTCCATCCTTAGCCACATATACAAAGTCACCAAAAGAAAACGGCGTAGAAATGTTCTGTATTCTTCCATGAGTAACTACATCTCCATAGTCACCATTAGGTATAGCGGCTGATGTTAATCCTAATACTCTAAAAGAAGAACTTCCATTGCTTATATCGACCGGCTGTATTTCACCTGTTCCAGCAACGGGCGCTACAGGCTGCAAAGCGGTTATGCTGTAGCCTGAATTGTTGTACAAATTTAAGGATAGTTTTGTACTTGTTGCTTGGGCTGCGGCAATGATAGCAGAATATGGACGGTAGGTCATTATTTCACCCACCAGCTAGCGCCATCGCTTACAAGCGTTATAGTTTCATACTGTACAGAAATTTGTAATGGGGTAGCCGTAGCATTTGTTCCATCAATTGTTTGACTAAGCACCGTTTTAACATAAAGAGAATTGCCGCTATCTAAAAGCTTAAAGGCAATTTGTTTTCCACTATTTCCTATTGCAGTAGGTATAGTTACAGTACGGTCAACACCCAAGCAGCTTACAAGAATAAAATCATCATTTAAAGATGCAGTATAGTTTGCTCCATTTATAGTTACTACGTTTAATAAAGGAGCGGTAGCGGCTGATGCAATTGTAATATCATCAGTATTTTCAGTAATTGTTATACCGGTACCTTGTTTTAGCCGGCGAAAGTTTAGCGTTACACCAGTTTTATTTTTATATATAGCAGCGCCCGTACCTAAATTAGAGCCAGCATTAGCTTCTCCTCCAGAAGCTCCTACTACCAAGCTAGGGTCTATTCTAAAAATAAGTTCATCATCAATTAACAAGTTAACGTTTATTGTTATGGTATTGCTTTCAGTTCCTGTAGTTCCTATTTCTGACCACTGGCTATCATCTAGCCTTTGGCCGTTTAAGAACACCTGAAGCATGCCCATGCCTACTACATAATATTTATTAAGGCTACCATTTCTAGAATCAGGGGGAAGAGTTAAGGTGCTACCAGAAGAGACCGGCCCCGTAATCTGTGTGGGTCCCGAAGGAGCCCCAGATACTACAAGGATAATTTCTTCATAATCGTTTTTATCATCTTGAGTAAAAGCATTTAAAACATCGTCGAGGCGTTTAATACTTAATGTTAAATCGTCTCCATCTACTAAAAAGAAGTTAGGGACGCCTGTTCCTTGTGTAGCTACTGATATAGTAAGGCCACCAACACTAACGTTTGAAGCATCAGTTGTAGTTCCAGCTATTAAATTTGTTACTGTAGCTTGAGCACTAAGGACGCTAACGCTGAACTGAAGAGGGGCGGCAGAGTTTATGGCGACTTGAAACGCTGAAGCTACTTGAGCCCCAGTATCTCCAGTAGATACGCTAACAAGTATGCCGGTACGGTTAACTGGAGCAGGATCTAAACCTATACCATTCTTTTTAAACCATACATAATACTTGGCAATATCTCCGCCACCGTTTATTAGCAAATATTGACCGCCAGATATAGCAGCTGCTCCGGTAAATGTAAAGTTGGTCACTTCAGAAGTAAGGGCACCTAGCTTTGTAGAATACTCGGGAGCATCATCCGCTTCGTCTTTTGCTCCTATATACTGAATTAGCTGTTCTGAAGTTTCATCATTAATATCTACACTTTCACCTTGTTTGAGTTCTGCTCCGATGAATCGGGCGTATACTCTTGATGTAGGACTTGAATTGTCAGATCTCAATAGTATCCAAAATATATCTTCATTAAAAGGTACATTTGCACGCGAAGCTATCTTTACATGGCGCCCAGTGCTTGGAATAGCCACAGCCTGATAAACGCCGTAAGCATAATGAGATTTTGAGCCAGTCGGCCCTGTAGATGTTCCTGTAAAAGAAGATGTAAGTGTTACTTGACTTAATGAATCAACAGATTGTATTTGATAATATTTAGTATCATCATCAGTAGCAAGCTTTACCCAGTCGCCAGCTACTAAACTGCTGGTCCAGCTTACCGCTCCTACCGAACTTACAGTTTGAGATCCTGTTGTCCAAATTAAATTTGGTATTACTGACTGTCCACGAACAAGATTTATATATGCAACTTGATCGTCAGCAAGGGTTATATAAGAATTTGGTGTAGAATTTGCAAGAATTTTATAAGAAAGTCTTGAGCCTACAACTTTTATATAAATATCGTCAGACCAATTTATTCGACCAGAAACTGTTTTGTCGTGAGCGATATCTCCTCTACCCGTAAACACAGTATTTCCAAGATCTTCACGCAAAGAAACAAGGGATCCACCAATGTTTTCGGAGTACCAAAAGGTAGTGCCCTTTAGCTCTTTAAACATGGTCATTACTGAGTCCATCCACTCTTTCATGTTGTAAATCATTTTGTCCCCACCACGGAACGGATTTACAGCATTGGATGTAGAGGTAGGTGAATTTTCCGATCTACCCTCGGATTGGTTAGTCCATGGGTATTCATATGATGGATTTGGATTAGATTTTCCGCCTTTTCCAAGGCGAAACAGCATGTCACGATCATCCGTAACATCTACTACGTTGTTAGCGACGTCGGTGGTTACCTTCGCTATCGGCAGCACGTTGCTTGCCCATACGCTGGTAGTTATTACTATGGTATAGCTTAATGTCTTTGCTAACGGAACTGTCTTGCTGGTTTCGTTCTTGTTTGTAGGATCCCAAATGTAGATCTGATCATTTGTACTATCATCTACTGCTCGCTGGTACTCTATACCGACATAGTTAACGGCGTTAGGAGTAAAAGCTCCTATAACTTTAGTGTTAATAGTAGAATTGAGTATTTCTGGAGAAGTTCCTGAAGGTACTAAGAAAAAAGTGCCGCTTTCTTTAGAGGAACTGTGAAATATGCATCCAGAATCTACAAGAAGTTGAAGTCCTGATGCCGAACCCCCAATGGCTCCAGACATGCTGATTTCAAAACCCCGAAGAATGTAGCCGTTACCGCTACCCGTCACTAAGCCAGAAAGTAGCTCATCAAAGTCGTTAGATGTAGCGGACTCAATGCTCCGCATGTGTGGAACATCAACCCTAGCTTGAGACAAGAAGTTAAACCGTCTTCTGACTGCCATGTTTTAAACCCTTTGACCTTCTGATTACTCTATAAAGATTCGGTTCCTTTTGATATTCTTTATGTGTTATGATATCATGTATCAAGGTAGGCTAACCTATTGGGACGGGAGAGCTATGTCCAAAAGTTGGAATGGCAAGCGCGGACGAGATAAAGATCAAGACTCTACCAAAATCCGCAAATTATCTTATAATAACAAAGAGTTAAAAAGAGAAATTGCAAAACTTCGCAAACATATAGAGCGCATGGACGCCGGCTGGTGTCCGGGGTGTCTTCAAAAGCTTGAAAATGGAGAGCATGAAGGGGCACCAACTCCTGAGGAAGTTCATGTAGTTGACGCCCCTAAAAAGACCAAGGATTGGTCTTGCTTTCAATGTAAGGTAGGCAAGCTTGAGCTTGTTAAATACTATAAAATAGGAGAGGCTTGGTATTATAGAAAGTGTTCGGAGCCCAACTGCAAAAACAGAACAAAAGGCAAAAGATGGACTCCAGACGTAAAAGAATAAGTAACTATTAAGCTCTGTCTAGCGCTTCAAAACCTACCAAACCTTCAAAATCAAAGGAAAGTTTAAGTGTTCCTCTAGCCGCAGCACTAACTGCTTGACGTTTTATTTTGGCGTTAGGTATGAACAAAATGTCTTCTTTAGTAGCCCTATCTTGTATTCTAATACTTATGTAAGGTGAAGATAGTATATCTTTTATTAGGGGGCGTATATCATAAGCTTGAATACCCCCAGAATTTTTTAACCGAAGACCACGTACCGAACCAGCTACAGAAGCACGTCCTGGAGCTATTTCTTGAGGAAAAGCACAGTCTATGCCGCGTATTGAGTTTTCATCATAATCTAGAGTATATGAAACGTCCTGTACTTCTTTATAAAGCTTATTGTTTACATACAACTTTATGCATGCACCAGCTAGAATCATTGCTTTAGCCATTAGTCACCCCAGATATAAACTTTTTCGGAGCTATCAGTATCCCATTTACCAAGACCAACATCTCCAGGATAAAGGATGGTTATCATTACGTTTATACCTGTAGCTGATACCATATTTATTAAATCTTCAACGTAAATTCTACCGGCTACAACATCGGTAATATAAAATGGATAATCAGTCCCATCTTTTGATATATTTACTGGACCGTTTTGAGAAACAAGAGCCACATCTGTGCCTATAGGATGTATATTTTTTATTCTATAAGAAGGGTTCAGCAAAAGTGAGCTACTACTTGGCCTAGCAAGATATGGTATAGGACCTTCTTGATGGGAAGTTCCATACCCTATAACTATAAGTCCTTGATTGTCAGGAAAGCTTGAGGCATTACTGACAGATATAACTCTACCGGTATCAGGATTGTATTCTTGAGTAGAAGTAGTCCCTACGGAAGATACTACAAACGGTTGCGAAATATCGTATACGTAAGGGCCTTCTTGATCAGAAAAAGTCGATATTGGATTAGGTGTGGACACTGTGGTCGTAGAAGGATTAGATCCTACTTGAAAAGTAGTAACTGTAAGCCCAAGAACATTTACGTTTAAAGCTGTAGATACTGATCCAACGGCAAGATTGCATGCTCTTATGGTGGATCCTATTGGCTCAACGGAGCTTATTTGATTGGTACTTGTTAATGCCAAGGCAAAAGCTATTGCCACATCGTTAGCTGTAGTGGCTAGAGAAATATCTACCCTAATCCCAATTCTTCCTACGGGAGCTGGATCAATTAGATTGCTACCGGTTTTATCAAAATACACGTAATACGCATAGCCTGGAGCATCAATTGTTAGATATTGGCCGTCAGATATTGAGGCCGGCACAGGAACAGAGATATCTGATATCTGGTTTTTTCCTGAATCAAATGTAGTTACAGTTTGTACTGGCTCATGAAGATGTGCTGACCCTATACGATCGCGCCTAACAACTTTTGTGGTAGCAGGTATAAATACCTCTAATAGCCTAGCTTCTTCTTGAAAAGCAGCCGCATACCTTTGACGAGATATAACTGTTTTTTTAAGAGGCTGAAAAAACAGTACAGAATCAACAGTTCCTTGCACTACAACTTCTGAGGCTCCATTTGGATTATAAACTTCAAAATAAGCATTTCCAGCAATTCCACTTTTTACGCTAGTAACAGTATACGTACCCCTATTGGCATAGCTAAAAGATGCACCATATACGTTTACATAATCTCCTATTTGAACTTTTCCAACAGATGGCGAAGCTCCTCCAGACCATGTAAACCTTAAAGATCCACCCGAAATTTGCGCTACTGTCCATTGAGTAGATGCTCCTGCTGTAGTTGGTCGTATACGATCAAATTTAAGAATGTTTTGAGAGCGGCCTCCAGTAACAGCAACAGAAGATGATGGGCCTACTGTATCTGATATAAGCGTAACATAAGCTCCCTGCCCATCATCTTTTGCAAAGGCGCTACCTTTTTTTCCTTGTTTTCTTAAACTTTTTGTTATTGCATCAGAAACTTCCTGAGCAGTAGCAGAATTTATATTTGTAAATTGATCGGATGTAAAAGTTACAGTTAGAAGCTCTCCACCGTCAAAGCGCATAGATAAAGTATCACCATCTAATAGGCTATAAGGTTCAAAAGTGTTCGATTTAGATGTAGCATTAGTTGTTTCGGCGCCAAAAATTGTTAACAAAATGGCATTTATCAGGTCTCTTACCTGTTTTCTGTTGATTACACTTATTCCTATTTCTCTAAAAACATCATCAGAAAGACCTACGTTAGCTGGTCTTATTAGATTATAATCGGCCAACCTTTGATCTAAGTATCTTTCTGTAGCGGTTGAAATATAAATCTGATCGTGTACAGCCTCAACTGCGCTAGTAAGGTACTGAGTAGCTGAGCCTATAGAGTATAGGATAGCATCAGTATTTTTTCCACGAATAGCAGGGTTAAGAAACTGTCTTAATCGTTTGTATTCATCTTGTATAGACATCTATTAGCCTATTTGACTTACGGTGATGTCCTTCACCGGATCTATAATTCGAGCTTTCTCTGAAGGCCCTACGTTTATGGTATCATTAGATGCATTATATTGTGGCGAAGTAATAGCCATAGCTCTTACGCCAGGAATAGCGTTAACCACCGAAACAATATCGCTAATAGCTATGGCTATGCCAATTTCGTTTCCATTTATCAAAGAAGAAACGTTAGTTCTTACTTGCTCAACTATTTGAGCAAAAGGTATACCAGTAACTAAACGAACGGCAATGCCTACTTGTACGCGCTTACGAAGCGGAGGCTTAATATATATTTCAGCTCCTGCAGCGGCATACCCAGGGTAAGTTGTATTGTCTCTAGGATCTCCATATACAATTCGGTTGGCTTCTGCAATAAGTCCAGTATGATAACGATAGCTATCTAAACCTTTTCTTAGCGTAGTACTAAAACCTAGTTTTCCTATAGATTCTATTTGAACTGAAGCCGCTTCGTTAATTTTGTTACATTGTGCAGCGGTATTAAACAATATTAAGCCACGTTGAACATAGTTAGAAGGATCTATAGAAGCATAAGTAATTTTTTTGTATCCTACATATTCAGATTGTTCTCTAACAAAGATGTTGTCTTGATTTCCAGACGCACCGCTTGGATCTATACTGGTCATATTGCCACTAACAATTACTTTGTCTTGACTTAATACTTTTAAAACTATCCAGCTAGACTGGTTAGAAGATCCCAAGAAAGAACTGGATACAACAACAGAATCACCAGAAACTGTCGCTTCGTACTCATAAAATAAAATGGGCGGCCTATTAACCTGTAAAATGTTAGTAATACCTATATTAGATTCGTTTATTGCAGCTGGATTTATAGCTTCTAAAAACGTCCTTTGTCCCTGCTGAACTACAAGAAACTCGGTCACGCCCGAAATATCAATATTTGTAGCATCAGTTGCTGGGCCATATCCCGAGTTTGTGATTCTTATATAAGATCCAGATGCAACCGCTGAAAAATCTAAAGAGGCATCTATTGCGGCAGCTGTTACGGATGCAACTTGTGAAGCTGAATCTGTAGACGCTACGTTTACCAATATTCCAGTTCTACCAACTGGAGCAGGATCTAAACCCAAACCATCTACTTTATACCATATATAATATAAAATAGAATCGTTTGCAGAACTTATATGAAATCTTTGACCTCCCGATATCTGACTACCTTGAGGTAAACTTATTCTAGTAATTTCTTTAGCTTTAGGCTCTGCTTTAGTAACCATAAAAGTTCCTTGGTTAACAGAAGAAAAGTCAGTTCCTAAAGTAATTTCATCACCTGGTTGGGCATTGCCTAATTGCGGCTCTGTGCCTACCCCATTCCATGAAAGAAGCAAGCTATTGTTAGTTGCATTGATATCAAATCTAGTAGTTAGATCGTACCCTAAGCTTATAGAAGATAAAGAAAGAGAAACTGTCTCTTCTATAGATTTACTATTATCTAAGTATATAGAGTTTAAATATCTTCTAATAACTCTATATGTACCCTGATTGAGGATGTTAAATGGAGACCCTATTACCACTGTATCCCCTTCAGAAACTTCAGTAATACAGGAAAAATCTCCAGAAGAAAAAGAAGTTCCCACTAAAAAAGCTCCAGAAACGGTAGCTCCTGGCCCTCCAGAATTATTAATATAAGCTATAGATATATTTGCTTGGGTAGCATCGGCTATAATGGTAACAATATTAGCATTAGAGGACGCACTTACGTTAGGCAAAGCTGATATAGCAGAAGCTAAATTTTGAGCAGATATTGCTGCAGTACCGCCTACAACAAAATCAATACCCGCTGTAAGTACGTTTCCATTTACTACAAAATCATCTCCAGATATATCTGCGTTGTTTGTTATGGTAAAAGTTCCACTGGAAAATTCATCTACAGCATTAGCGTTTAATACCCTTAAAATCTTACCATCATCAGATACACCTGTTACTAAAAAAGTACCATCATTTGCAGAATTTAACATGTTTTGAACAGAAACAATATCACCTATTGATACTTCATTAAAGTTGGCGTTTCCAGTAAGCACATAATATCTAGCTTCGCTAGTTCCTATTATGCGCTCTACATTTACTGTGCCACCACCAAAGTCATTTAAGTTAGCAGACTTTTGAAAATATGGTTGAATTCCCGATCCATTCCAGCTAATACAAGTTAAAGATCCTTGTTTTTCTACTTTAAAAGTTCTTCCTTGAGTACGAACATGATGCCTGGGCTTACCAAAGTGTCTGCTGTTCATAGCTCTATTCGATATTGTAATAGTAGATTGTCCCGCTATAGGAGATCCTCCATCTATTTTAATTACATCGCCAACCTGAAATAGTGCTTCTTTTTTTTGTAAACTAGAAGCAGATAATTTAACCCATTGATCTCCATGAAATCCATCTAAACCTGCTTTTGCAATACTGGTTAAAGCAAAAAGATTATCAAGTGTTGAGGATGTTCCCAAAACGGGTGTAGAAGAACTGTTACCTTGACCCCCTACAACTTGAACCGACCCCTCTCCACCCAATGTGTTAGTTGAGATTTCTAATCTACCACCACGCTCAGTTAAACCTATAGAGCCCAGGGTTGTTATGCCTGTAACGGCCAAAACATTAAGAAATTCAGATAGCTGCAATATAGTTGTAGGCACAAGTCTAATCTCTTCTCCGTCATTAAATGCATAGCCCTGCGCTGTAGGAAGATCTAAAGACTTTTTAAAAGAAAACTGAGGAGAACCAGAAATGTTGCTTAAGTATATCCAGTTAATTCCATCTTTTAGATAAATGCTTTTGTATTGAAATCCACTCTCCTCATCAGTAGACAAAGCTATAGATCCCAAACCTGATAACCCAGAGTCATTCACTAAAGTTGCACTTATAAAAGATAGCAAACCCGCACTGGCCGATATATAAGTTTGTATGTCGGCTGCCGTTGTTGTTGAAGATTGAAAAAAACTAAAAACGCCAGAAATTAAAGTAGCAATATTAGATTGAGCTACTGCTTCTCCAGATTTTCTTACAACTGTAAAGCTATTAGCCGTAGGAGCAAAACCAAGTTCTGTGCTAACCCTAAAAGTTCCAAGGTTTGCACTGTTTAATTCTGAACCCGATACAATTGTTACATATTCTCCTCCAGAAAGAGATCCTAAACCAGGAGAAGTTCCCGTTCCGTTCCATGTAAACGTTACTTGATCTATTCCAACAGAAGGAACGTTAGGCGATACAGTAACGTTCCATTCAGTAGTTCCATCAATAGTTGTAGGTATAGCAGCTCCACTTTTTAAAGATATGCGTATATTTATGTTTTGATCGGTAGTAATAGTGTGGGATATGTCAAGGTTAGAAGAGGTTGGGTATATATAGCCCACGTTAATATATTCGCCTGTTTTTCCCCAAAACTGCGACCTATAGAGGATGGCATTTTGAGCCCCAGAAGGGTCAATTACATTTTTAGCCTGCATTACAGCTTTATAGTTATTAAACGCAAAAGAAGATGGGAAAAAAGTTGTAAAAGGTGCCGTTGCACCGGCATCAAGATCATAAGCATTAAAAGATGTCGGATTAGAAGCAAAAGTAGTATTAGTTTTTGCTTTTCTGTAAAGTGGAACAGAAAAAGTTTTAGATGAAGCGTCTCCATCCAGTATGACAACTATTTCATCAGATTCGCTCATATCAAGTGGGCTTGCTACGTATAGTCTATCTCCTGAACGAATTCGTTTTATTAAACTATCTTGAGAAATACTTATTGCAATACCAGATTGAGCACTCATCGGTACGCTTTCTGATGGTTGCAAAATATCAAGTATAGATCCATAAGGTTGCAAAAATCCTATAGTATAATTAGGATCAAGACCTACACTTGATGGAGAAATGGTGCTATTTATAGAACCAACAAAGCTGTCAGGAGGAGAAGCGCTAGAGTCCGATGATGCAATGTCATGAAAAAAGAGCGGAAAATTTCCTTCTTTAAAATCGCTTTCATAAAAAGCATACAATGATTCATTGCTAGAATCACTGCTTCCACTAGTAAAACCAAGTGGTTTTGCATATGTATCAGAAGACAAGAAAAGCACAGATCCGGCAGAAGTTTTTGTTTTTGTTTTTAATACTAGCACTTCTTCATTGTATACTAAAAACTGTGCACTTAAGATCTGACTATTTAGTTCATCGGCAATCTCGCTAAGGCTTTTAGTTCCGGCGGTGATCTTAATTTTTTCCGGTACTAAAGATGTTCGTACTACAATAAAACCATCTTGAAAAACTATACCACTTTCTACTACTGCTAAAGAATATTCTGAAGAGGTTATTTTAATATCTAAAGTAGTAGAAGTTTTGGCATACACTCTACCTTCAAACCTATTGGTTAAACTAAGCTCTTTACTCCATGCTATAAGATAATCGCCTACTTGAACGTTTGAAAATGCACTGGGTTGTGAAGATGTATATCTTACTATATTAATAGAAGGTTTTGATACATCAATTACAGTATTGGCTACTACTCCTGTCTGAATAATTGAAGAAGATAGGTCGTCTATCAATATCCATATATAAGCATCAGAAGAAAGTGTGACCGTTCCACCAAGTATTTGAGCAGACTGTACGCTAGCTTCTGTATCTGTTGTGCCTGCAGTTAAACTGTCCCCTTTAGAGAGGGCAGATGCTAGTTTGATTTGAGCTGTATTTCTTGAAAAACTATAGTCTGATTTTAGTCCAGTAGCAGAAAGGCCAATTGAAGATGTAAACATACCTTTAGTTACTAAACTAGACGATGGATCAATAGCCACCTTAGCTCTATTTGAAGCGCCTAAATTTGAAGTGATCTCTATTTGCTCGCCTACTATTTCAGCGGTAACTCCTGTTAGTTTGGAGTTCATAACATTTACCCAGCTTTCAAGAGAATTTGACGAGCTAAGCGATACGTATGATCCCTCTGAAATAAAATCTGCATCTGTAAAGGTATAGGTTATAAATGCGGTACCATCAACCGAAACAATTAATGTGTCTCCAGTAGCAATAGATGGAGACCAATCAACCTGTATAGCGCTAGAAACGGTGGCCGAGTTACCATCTTTACTTAAAGGTTTGTTATTTTTAAAAAGTCTAAGAGTTTGAACTTCATTTGATGGTAGCTCAAGGAGATCTGCAACATTTCTACCAACAGTAACAGAAGCTATTTGTATTGATTCATTAGATTCTGTTTTAGAGAAAAAAATTACTTGGGTACTACCATTAGATGTTGATGCAGAAAAGTTAAGTGATGTATCTGCATTTACAGAAGCTACAATCTCATCAGCAGTAGCGCCTCCGGGACTAACAAAATCGGAATCTGAAAAGATATGTTCTGTAGTAATTCCACCTACGGTTATAGCTAATCGATCGTCGCCAGCAACATCAAAAGGAGCACTAAGGTTACTAACAAGAAAAGCTTTTGCTACGCTAGCCTGTCTTCCACCTGTTTCTAACTGAAAATGATCTTCTCCACCTAACGCGCTATCCACAAGAACTTCGACCCCTACACCAGATGTTTTTTCCTCATATCCAGTGTTGTCATCAATATAAAGTGTGGTTGCTCCTCCGCTAGTTACTATTTGAGAGCTTGTAACTGTAGAGTTTTCATCTGAAGGAGTGGCGTTTATTACAGAGTTTTTTACAGCTTCTGCGGTGCCTAAACCTTTAGATATTCTTGCTCTTTTAATACGCAAGCGAAGCTGTTCATCTGTTTCTATGTCTCGCCCCGTCTTAAACGGAAGGGGGTTAGTAACAGCGGCGCCAGAAAAAGGTACTCCAGCAAATTCTTTAATAGCACCAATTGGTACATTGCCTACCGTACCGGGCTCTTGAGCAGAAACTTGAACTCCAGATACCTCAACTTCTCCATCTAATATAACGGCTGGTGAAGATACAGTAAAGTTTATATCTGGACTAGGCCCAGAGGCTGGAGACCTTACTGTGGTACCTGCCGAAATATTTCGGACTCCACCCTGAGCAAGTATAACGGTTTCGTTGATGTTGTGGAATTTAGTGGTAGGAGTTGACAAGGTAAGCTGCCAATAGCTGCCAATTTGGGTAACGGCTAAATATGGAAGTGGACCTTCAACATTGGGTGTTCCTCGACCTATATATACGGATCCTGTAACTGAAAAGCTTGATGCATCTGAAAGTAAGATAGATGTAGATCCTACGTTTGGAGCATTTGCGCCAGCATATATTTTGGTTGATATTTTATTAAAAGAAGTATCGGTTATTGTTACGGAACCAGAGGCTACTTGAGCAGGAAGATCCGATAAACCTTCATCTTGTTGAATCTTTCTTAGGGCATCACCAGAAGCTCTATCTACAGATTGATCTCTTAATATTTGAAAAACATCACCTGAAGCGCGGGCCACAGTAAGGGCAACCGTCTCAAGGAGGCCGGTAGTTATAGATCCTGGATTGACGTCGTTAATGCCAGTTTTTGCTTGAAAAGTAGAGAGTTCTTCTCCAAGAATTTGGTCGTATGATGCCGGTTGTGGTGTTTGTGATGCCATTTCTACCTCTAAAACACTATATCGTAACTTTACTTAAAGATTCCCTCGTAAAGATAAAAGTATACTATATCAATCACAATATAAATCAACTATTTAAGTTAAAAGATATTGGAAAAATTCCGTTTCCATTAGCAAGTGTAACAGACATAGACACAGAGATCTTTGGTCCTTGTATATCTATTTCAAGGCGCTGAATAGAAGAAAACCTTGGGTCAGCCTCAATTGTGGCCTTTATAGTATTATATATATCCCTAGCACGAACATCTGAAGTGGATATCCCTGGAAATAAGCCCGCTCCGTATTCGGGGTGTTTTATAAGCCTTCCCGTAGGCGTAGAAAACTTCATCTTTAAAGCTTGGATAAGATTTGATATACCTGCCGCAAGCCTCATTTCGCCAAAAGAGTTTAAAGCTATATCTCCTTGGCCATCTAGCAATATATCAACTTTAGACATTCCTACAAGGGGGTCTCCTTGAGTGGCGGGTATTGGCCTGCTAAAGATTGTGTCGGTAGCTGCAAAATTTGATGGTATAAATATTTGATCTGAACTGTTTACTGTTCCAGGCAAAAAAGCTTGCATTTTAGCTTCATCTATTAAAGTAAAAACATCTAAATCGTCCAAACCATCAACTGTAATAAGAAAGCTAGAGTCACTGATCTTTTCTAAATTGATTATTCGTCTAACTGCTGGTGCCTGATTAATACTGGTCAGTATAATTTTTTGACCTATAAATAGATTGTCCGAACTGTTTACAGTAAACTGCCTGCCGTTAGCATTAGATAGTAAGTTGTAATAAAATCCATTTTCATCTATATGAGGACTGCGAAGCGCATTTAAAGCTGCTATTTCTATCCATTTATCTGGATTTCCCAAATACCTCATGGCTATTTGTTCCATTGTAAGCCCAAACGGTACAGGAACACGTATTTTTGTTACTGCATCATCATAAGGAATACCGGCGTCAGAAGCCAAAGATCCAACGTACTCATATGCCGATTCAGTTTTATTGTCGTCTAAAGCATCCGTTGATGTTAGCTCATCTAGAGCTTGAATAACGTCATAGATTTTTTTAAGTATATCAAATTCATCTATGTTCATTTTTTGAATGCGATCAAGCTTATTTGGACGTCTATAAATACTATTGTACGTATCGTCACCAGCTCCAAGCACGTTTGATATTTGTAAAGTAAGCTCTAAAAGCGTAGATCTATCTTGTATCAAATCATCAACGCTTGTTTGCCTTATACGCTCCATTTCTTTGTTGATTGCTATCTGTTGTTGTTGGCTAAAAAGCACTTGAGAAGTTGAAATCTCGTTAAATATTTCAAAGTTTTTTTCTGGGTTTTCAAATATTGCAGAAACAGGATCAGTTCTAAGGGCTATTGATGCCTTTGATCCTATATTGCCGTAGGAAACTAATTGATTAGATACACCCTCTTGCGCTATAGATGAATGCTTTACAGCTTTTAAAAAAGCATGCCAAGAGTTGGTAGTTCCTTGGTTTAATTGAGAGGTTCCTGTGTTTATGTTTTTAGTTACATCCCTAATAGCCGATTCTGCATCATGAATTATGTTTCTTGGTAAATCAGCTAAAGCTGCTGGTATGCCATATAAATCTTTAGCAAACAAAGATATTTCTCTTAAAACATTAAAAGGTGTTTGAAAATCAGATCTTACAGCTTGTATCAAATTATAAGCACTAGCCATAGCAAAACGAGCTTCATTTACAGCATTAATAATCTTAGTAAGAAGATCTGGAGATAGGGGGTTTGTGGGGCCTTCTTTTATTTGAACTTTCTCGTTAAGATCCACTCTTTTCCAAGCTTTAAACTGAAGCCTATAAGATATCTCATTTGGTTTAGCTTCACTTTGGTTCCATTCATAAATCACAGGTGTAACTATAAATGAACGGTTTTGCTTAGGTATATCTAGCACAAGTCGCCAGTGCTTATGGGCCGGGTCCCTTTTAGCTTCTGCGTATTGATCCAAAAACTGATCAAGCATCATAGCATGATAGTAACCGGTTCCTTGGTACCCTCCATAAGCTTTTGCTTTTTCTTCTCCAGGTTTAATTGTCGTAGGTTTGTTTGCAGGGTGGTTTTGAGTTAAAGTATGAATTACCCTGTTTACTTGGTTTTTTAAGCCTTCAAAAGCTTCAATGCTACCAGCAAACATAGTAGATAAAATATTGGGTTGAGAAGGAGGGCTTGAAAGGTTTGGCCTAAAGGGCCATACGCCCATGGTTCCTGCCATATTGACTATCTTAAATTTAACGCCATTGTGTTCTTCTACAATACCTCTAAAAGTAGCGGTTGTATCGATTGCATACGGTGTTACTATAGAAAGCTGTTGGGGGGTAATTGGCAAGCGAAGTTCCCATCTATTCCCCATCTCTTGAAAAGATAAATTAAATCTATCTTCAGAAACAAAGGTTTCATCGGTTAAAGAACTCTCCCCAGGAACAATACTATAATTCTTAGAAGCATCAACTACTAACAATCTATATGGAAAAAGCTTATCCCAACGAGATCCATCGATAGCAAAAGGCTTAAAAAAGCTTGGGTTATTTACACTTTCTAACTTTTCAGGCTTAAAAATTTCAGGTATTTCAGGGTTTTCTGGACGAGAAGATGGTTCTCCAGAAAAACGACCAAATTGATCGTTTATTTTTTGTTGAAAAGTTTTAATAGGTAGTGTAAAATCTGACATCTTTTTTCCTATGATATCCTAACTAAAAGATTGCTTTTGGTGAGATATAAAGCTTGAACGATCTTTATAGGGTTTTTATATGCATAAATACTTAAAATTATTGATTCTTACGGTTGTCTCTATGGCTATATCTTGCTCTACTATCAAAGATGATATGTTTCGGCCAATACCTATACATAAAAACGTAGATTTAGAATTTCAGGAATATTTGTCAGATTTTATATCTATAGACCCAAGTAAAACAAAAGCCCTAAATAAGTATAAGATTACAATAGGTTTTTATAACTTTAAAAACTCAATAGCAGGCGTTTGTTTTTATTTTCCTAATAATATTAGAGAAATAAGTGTAAATCCAAGTACTTGGGAAAGATCTAGCTACGAAGATCGCTGGGAACTAATAACTCACGAACTCGTACATTGCCTGTGCAATCGTGACCATACTTGGAAAGGTGGAAAATATAAAGAAGCTTCTGAAGAAGATAGGGTCCCAAGAACTGAAGAAAACGGTTATTTTTCAGATGGATGCTCTATGTCTATTATGCACCCTCGAATGCAGGGGGCTTATTGTGTTGGTGCTCATGAGGCCCATTATCGGTCTGAGCTTTTTGAAGGGTGTGATCCTTAACATTAATCACAGCATTTAGGCAATCCTTTGCCAGATCTTTTGGCACACCTATTTTTTTTAGTATTTTTTTTGTAGGTATGTTTTTAGATATCTCTAACAATTTATCTTTGTCTACGTTAAGTTCTGTCCACAAAAACATATAAAAGCTTTCTCCAGCAAAAGCCCCAACAAATTGATACCAACAAATTTTCATTTTTATTGATCAAGAAAACATGCATCCATGCCCACTAAAGCAAGTCTAGTGACTTCTAGCTCTCGCTCTAAAGTTTGTAGGGTTAGGTTTGCTTCTGTAGCTTTGGCAAACAGAATTTGTTCTTGTATATCTTTCATTCTTTGCGTTAAATATTCTCTCATGTTTTCTCCGGTTAGAAGTCTTTATCAGAAAAAATTTTGAAGGGAAAATACAATATAGCCATAAATATTAACATACCTAAAAATAGTTGTAGTATTATAGCTGTAAATATCAATCTAATTAATGATTTAAAAATTAGTAGAAGGCGTTTCATCAACAAACACTCCATCGCCATACTTAGCTTTTACTGCCTCAACTTCAGATGGGGCTACCCGCATTTCTTTAACAATCTCCCATCCATGACTAACTTTTACTAGCCATCCAGAATCAGGACCCCTTACTCGTCCCTCGCGAAATTTATTTTCATAAGTTTTTTTGCGTTTATGGGTTACAACAGTTATTGGCGTTCCTTTAAAACATTTCTTGCTAAAATCACTTTTAAACATTTTGTCTCCTATTTGTTTGTTCCATAATAAAATACTGGGTTTCCACCATCAACATACTCTTCTTGGGCATCTGGACGATGAATTTCTAGATGTCCACGAACTAAATTTAAAATGTCTCCCCATTGAAGGTCATGATCATCAATCATTTCATCGATGATTTTTTCTAAATCAAGCAAAGTTTTGCCTAACGGTCTCCTCATGTTGGAGCCTTATATTTATCTACCAAAGGAAGTTCCCCTTCCCTAATTGTTTCTATATGGGTATTAGATCCATAGTAGCTTTTTTTTACTGCTTCCCAAGTTTCTTCTGCTTTACGAAGCGCTACTTCTTGAGACCCCGCATACCAAAACCAAAATGCAGTATCATCTACGTAACCAGAAAGAATTTTAAAATATCCATCTTCTTCTTTTAAAATAATTGGTTTTTGAAGTTCTTTTATGATCATAGCTACCTCCTATATTTAGGTTCTCAGTTTAAACCTAAAATGTCAAGTATTATAAAAAAAACAAAAATTAAAAAGTCTTAATTTTTACGAATATTTTCAATTGTAACTGGTACCCATTGAACTCCTATGATGCACATGATTAATTGCGAACTATATAGCTTTTCAGCTTCTTTAAGTTGAACCCTTCTATGGTCAGGCAAAAGCGTTTCATTCCAAAAAGGAAATACCAAAGTACCCGCAGGATACTCTATATCGTCCATATTATTTTGAACAACAATTTTAACTGGGACTCGAAGACAATATTCAGGGCGTTTCATAGATAGCAGCGTTTAGTAAATCAATAAAATTAATAAAATCAATAAGTACTGGTTGAATCATGTCATCTTTTTTAAGAAACATAACATAATCGCTTGTTTTTATATGCTTATTGTTCATCATCACCTCTTGCCGTATATCCAAGATTGCTCATAGGCCCACAAAATTGACATCTTATCCTACCAGTTGAATCATAATCCCATTTATGTGGAGGGCATCTTTTTTCTTTTGGTTTAAAACTATCTGTTTGACTTCTAGCTTCACTGATGCTTATCCATATAGAAATGCCCGCTAAGATAAAAAGTAAAAAAACTAAACTATCCATTAGTGAACCATTCCACCAGAGTTATTGCCTCCGGTAACCTTTAAAGATGATGAGTCAACCTTATTGTCTTCATCCTCTACAAGTTTTTTAACGTCTATGCCAGCGTTTTTCTTTAAACCTTCAAAATAGGACTCTCTAGACAACTCAACCATCTCTTTTTGATAATACTTTAAAAACGCTAAAACTTGAGTGATAGTAACATTTTCCATATTTTCTTGGGCAGCTTGGGCCATTAAAGCGGAAACCATTAAGCTGCCTGCAATTGATGAGTGATTTACAAACAATGAGCCAGATATCTCTAAGGAAGAAAGCCCCCTACTTTTTGCTTCTTGTTGATATTTAAAAGCAACATCTTGACATTCTTGTAAATATCTTTTAGACATTTCTTCAGCAATCATAACATTGTCATAATTAACTTTTTTAGATTTATTTTTTTTGCTTTCTTTCATTTTATTACCTCTAAAAACAACCTTACACCATCGCTGCAATCTTTGCAAAGCATATCTGCTTGAACCAGCATGGTTACACCTTTTGCTTTAGCTACTGTATGCGGAGCATCAAAAGGAGCTTTTGCAGATTCTTCTTTATATTTTTCTGCAGCAGCATATAACATTTTTCGACTATCAACAATCTTTTTGAGATCATCAGAAGCCAAAATAGTCTTTGTTTTTACTATAGCCAAAGCAAGTCTAGTCATGCTTAACAAAAAATTTTTTTGCAATAAGTTAGCTTTTATCACCATCTTTGTTCACCTTTGTTACTTGAACGCTTTTTGTTACCATTACACGGTTATGACCTTTATCTCCTAACCATTGAGAAAACAAATTGCCAACTTCATACATCTCAAGATGGCTAGCGTTATCTCTAACAACAACAAGTAAACGATCGTTGGGAGACAAGCTTAAAGTTCTTACTTCTTGAACCATTCTTGCTGCTTTTATATTCTCTTGACTAAACATAGCAGAATTGTCTTCCTTAAAAACTTCTTCATCAACTTCTCTCAATTTAAGAAAAGCTTTCCAAGGATCACTAAAAATAAATTTTGCATATTTTGAACTAGGAGATTCTCCTACTTGCATCTCAATTTGAACAAGTTCATTTGATCCAGAAACCGTTACATTTCTTCCGTCAAAAGCTCTTTCTTTTTTTAAAACAAAATGCTCATCAATATCAAACGACTGGTAGCCCATACGCAAAGCTTCTTCGCGCAAATCTTGCATTCTCATTTTTAAAATCCTACCACATAAGTTAGTATAGCCAAAATAGTTCCAACAGCTATTAAGGCAATTTTAGTATAAGATGTTTGTTCATTTTTAATTACTGTACTTTCAATAGTTTTTACTATCTCCCTATGGAGGGCTTCTTTTTTTGATTTGATCCATAAATATTTAACATTATATCCAATATCCTCTGAAGATCTAAAAAGAGCTTCCTTGCTCTTATCTTCTGCAAAGATAGTGCTTCCTGCACCTAAAAACTTAGCATCTTGCAATACTAAACTTTTAAATTCTTTATGAGATTTTGCTATTACTGCTATTATTGTCAAATTTATTTTTTTTAACTATCTTTCTTGTTTTAAAGTCCACTACGATTATTGTGGTGAACTCTGGCGGTATAGTTTTTTTCTCCGCTTTATTTATCTTTATTATGTTGTTCATAGTGTCCTCCATAAATATAGAATACTATAGACAACTAAGATAGTCAAGTATCTCCTTCTTGTACAAATCTTGGACACCAAGTGCTATGTCTAGACGATTTTACAGAGGCGGCACCACATTCACATCTTTTTCTGTATTGCCAAGGCCTATGCAGCGGTTGAGGTCTAGCAGAAAAGGGTAAGTTTCTCCAATCGATTTCGGAATAGTATGCTTCCATATCGTAATCATAAAATCCATTATTATCATACATTTGCAGCTCAAAGTATTTATCTGCATAATGTACATATTGATATTGCCTTTTAAAATCTAATGTGTCTCCGTAGTAGGAAATATCTACTTTTTCTTTTTCTCCATTACTGAACAGCATATGACCCATAACCATCATGTTGATGGCTCCTCAAAATAGTCTACGTTTTCATTGAAAAGCATCTTTCTATGCTGTATCCAGCCTATAAAATTTCCACTTTTAAATGTAGGATCAAGCGTAGCACAAGCTTGATGTTCTAATGGAGAAGCGTGCATTGGTTTGTGATATGCCAATCTTTCATATAAATCTATGTCTTCTTTAACTGTAGGAAACTTGTTGTCGTGGTTTAAGTATGAAACTCTGGCGCATCTTGCAGCAGATATCTTTAGCAGCATAAATAGAACTCCAGAATTGTCTCCTCTTTCTAGAAAGCTTGTTCTTTCTGCTTCTAATAAATCATCAGCAGTAACAAAAGGCAAATGCCAATCCCCTGGCTTCAACCTATTAGGTATACTTTTTGATATAACATCATACATTTTTTTTGCTAATTCATAAAATTCAGGCTGAGCATCTTTATGGTAACGCAAAGAAAAAAAATTGTTTAATTCAGTTGCCGTAACTACGACGCTTATATGAGACCACGGTTCTATTACTCTATTTGCTACTTGTTTGTGTACCCCTAACTTGTCCAATAAAAAAGCAAATAGACAAGCAATATAACCAAGAATTTTCCACGCTATCAAAGCAATCCGTTTTTTGATAACAGAAACTTCCTTAGATGCTTGCATGCCCTTTTTGTTAGCTCCTACATGTATAGGTATTGCCATATGTTTAAGTACATTAACAATCTGTTTTTTAACAGGTATAGCTCTAGATGAAGAAGCATTTCTACTTAATGATCTATGTGTCATCACTTCACTGTGTATAAATCTAGGGTAAGTTAAAACAAAAGTTACTATCCTTTTGCCATTAGGGCCAATAGAATCTTCTATTACCTTGGCGTCTATCATTCTTGCTCCTCTGCACGACGCTGGGATTCTCTTGGAGAGATATCTATCCTAACTCCTTCAATATGAACTTTTTTGCCAGAACGAAATCTTTTTGCATAAACATAAGCAAGTTGTCGGCTAAGAAAAGTGCCATGATTTTCCCAGACATTTTTGGTACGACCAGAAGAGTTTGTTGTTTGACCTATCAATACAAGCAATCGTTGACCAATATGTACAGTGTTTTTATTGTTGCGCTTCATCTTCTTTTTCCTCTTCTTGTTTTTCTTCTTTTGGTAACTCTAAATTATCTTTTTCTTGTTTTTCTGCTTCTACTTTTTCCTCTTCTGTAGGCGGCACAAGATCTTCAAATGCTTGCGCTTTTTCTATAGCAAGAAAACTAGAAAGTGCTTCTAGCAAATTGCCATCTTCTATAGCAGCTATATGTTCTACTGCTTCGGCAGCATATTCGTTTCCTGCTTCATAAGCACTTAATGCAACATCTGCCGTAGTAACTTCTACTGAGAACCTATAAGCCGCTACTGCTCGAGCTGCCCATTTCATTGCTGTATCATATTGTATTTTTTGGTAACTATTTTGCTGTATTTCAAGTAAAGCTTCTTGGATCAAATCTTCACTAAGCATGATTATGCCCTCATTTTTTTAGTGCGTTGCGCACGAGGAATTAAAGTACCATTAGCAATCATTTGGGCTCGAAGTTGAGCAACTTGTTCGCTTGTAAGATAGGCAGGAGGATCGTTGGTCTTAATAATACCCGACTTAATAAGATGTTGACGAAACTTTTCGTGTTCTTCATCGGTCATAAACCGGCGCTCAAAATAATCTGGTTTACGTGCTCCTTCTCGACGAGAAGGGCTATTTGGCGCAGGCTGTTTGTTGTTGCTGTTTTTCATTAGATACTCCAGTAAAAGTTAGACTTGCTACTAGAATGTCATAAGAAAATATAACTGTCAAGTTAGTCTAAAAAAAATTTCGATAAAGGAAACTGATCGCCATATACGCCACAATATTGCTTCCACACACCCTTCATGCCGTTTGGGTAAATTTTGTAAAGGCGTTTATACCAAAACTTTGAGCATAAAGATACTAACTTACTTTGTGTTGGAGAGTGTTCGTTAGCTATAACTAATGTCCAATCCATGTACCATGAATCGGGTTTACTTGAATTTCCAAAAATGGCCTGCAATAAAAGTCCGCCTGCAGCAAAGAAAGTGCCTAAAAAACTTGGTTTACGATGGGAGTTTACTTCAAGAGCAAAAGTGATAGCAGGAAATCTTCCCATCCAAGGCTCTAGCCATGGTTTGTATCCCCAAGGGGCAAATGGCCAATATAAAAGTTTGGTAAAAAAATTAGAGTTTAAATCTAGCTTATCATATAGCCTGAACTCATTGTTTGTGTTGTTTAACCAACGATAAAGTTTAGGTATCCACCATCTTAGTTTTATAGTTCCATTAGAACCTTTTCCATAATCAAGAATATCGCTGGATACACACCCAGGAGCAAAAGTGTACATTGCAGTTAGGCCCTTATAATCATCTGGCCCTTCTTGATCTCTGTTAGTTGATGTTCTACACAAAAGAGGGTATTTAGGTTCTAAGCAACCATATACCGCATCCATAAGTTGGATAAGAAAACTAACTATTTCATCATCATATTCAATTTTTGCTGCAATTGATGCCCTGTCAATCATTGCATACACTATTCCAGTATAAAGAACGCCGTTTAGTGTAGTAGGCTCCCCATCTGAGCCAATCGGTATTGTATGGATTAAACCGTTTTTATCTTGCCATCTTGATTTTAACTGATTTATACATTCAATTATATCGTTTTTGGTCATAACTATATAATATCATAAAAAAAGCCCCTTTCGGGGCTGATGTCAGTCTTCTTTTAAAATTAAGCAGCTAAAGTTACCATCGTTACTGCCGTCTCCAGCGCTTTTTTGTTGATCTGCATGCCTTGACCAAACCAGGTATTATCAAGTCTTGCTTGACTGTCTTCGCCGCGTTCGTATTGGACATACTCAGAAACCGCTTGGTAAGCGCTCCAGAAAGTTCGACGTGTTTCTGGAAGATTTTGGCCGCGTCCGTTTTCAAAAAGGTTGATAATTTTACCTTTAATACGATCTCCAGAGTTTAGCTCCTCTACATTGCCTTCAGCATCAGACATTTGCTTTTTTGTAGCAAACACAATTTTGATATACTTTTCGAGGTCAGAAGTGTTAATCTCACGGGAAGCTAACAGGCGATATTGCTCAGCTGTTGTCTCAAACTCTTGATCCGCAAGGTTCATAGTTTCGCGGATCTTTTCAAGATTGCTTACTACATTGCCACTATGCTTTACGCGAATGAGCTTAGAGGCGTTACTATCATGAGCCATTGCTAGAGTGTTGGCGCAGACTACCCGAATTGGAGTAAAACCTACCCGAACTGCAAGCGTACCATCATGGCTGTTGGAAAGAAGGACATACTTCTCCACGATATCGTTGCCCTTGATCACAAGGGCGTCGCGCTTGAGCTTGCAGAGCACAAACACGCGCTTGCCCTGGCGGAGCGAACCCGCGCACTCGATGGTGGCCTCGTTTGCGTCGAGGAAGGGCTTAAAAAAGGAAAAGGCCTCGTCGTTTTGAAGCGGCTTGTAAGCCGGGCCAACCACGCCAAGGATCGAGAGATCCGAGCTACGGCGAGTAAGGAGCGCTGGAGCCTTGTCGCCGTTATTAGCAAAGAGTGGCTCCGTGGTTACTTTCCAGTTTAGGCCCGCAGCAACAATTGCATCGTCTAGTGTGGGTGGCTCAAGAAAACGCTGGCCTAGGCTATGCCAAGGGGTTTGACCTACATACATCATTTGTTCTACTTCATGTGCCATTTGAACCTCCTAGAGTTCTATTGTTTGGTACACATTTAGAATAACAAGGCTAACTTAATATGTCAAGTAACATATAAGTTATTGAAATAAATAAATATTTCATTTTTTTTTAAAAAAATTAGACATATAAAAATAGATAATCGCAATGGGTATTCCACCCGGAATAACAAAAACCAACAAAAAGATGAGCGTTTTTTTCCATTTACTCATAGACGATCATGACGCTGGCAAACCCTATATCGGAATGGCCAATCCCAAGCACCCTAGCAACGTCATCGGTCATAGGTTTTAAGTCAGTAATTACAACCTCAAGAACCTCGTCTGTTTTTTGCCTTTCTTCTACTTTTTTGCATACCTGTTTTTCTAAGTGGTCTCTTCCTGTAAAAGTTATTACTTTTATATCAAATTTTTTCATTTCCCAGTGCTCCCAAATCCGCCAACTCCTCGATCAGTATCGCTAAGTTCTTCTACCATTTCAATCTCTGGGTGTTCTACTTTTTGAAAAACAAGCTGACAAATCTTATCGCCTTTTTTGTAAATTGTAGGTGCTAAATTTGTTTTTTCTGCATCCATAGCTGCTAGTGCATCTATTTTAAACCGTATTAAGATTTCGCCACGATAATCAGAATCTATAGTAGCAACACTATTTGCTAAGATTAAGGCAGTTTTGCTAATAGAGCTACGGGGGCGAGCTTGTGTTTCGTAGCCATGCGGCACCTCTATAGCAAGACCTGTACGATACTGAATATAATAATATATATCTTCACCTTGTTTACTTTGTACAAATTCTGGATTAGATACAGCTTTAACGTCATATCCAGAAGACCCTTCAGTTCCTCTAGTCGGTAGCTCGGCTTCTGGGATTAGCTTCTTAAATAATACTTTCATTTTATCTCCTAATTAAAAAGTGTTTCAAACTCAAAAGACCAAAACCAATCTCCGCGCTCTACGCTTTTGTCTACTATTATTCTAAGAACGCCATTGCCAGCCACCATTCTACCAAAACCTTTATATTCTGTATATCTTACCCTTTTAAATGGCTGCATATCTAAGTATACAATGTTTCCAGACTTTCCATTAGATATACCAGACTCTATTTCAGCCAATACATAACCTGGCCTAACAAGCCCCAAAAAATAGCCAATTTTTTTCCAAAAACCATAAGGCCTTACAAAAAACCTTAATTCAGCAATCTGCGTAGTGCTTGTGCTGATGTCATATTCCATAATTGAAAGTCCGTCATCACTTTTCATTACTCTTGGTGGCACGTTAAGAAGCCTCGATTTGAGAGAGAACGGCATTGATTTTATCCCTTAAAGCTAAAGCTACATCTGTGTTGTATTTTTTGTCTTTATAACCTAAAGCTTGAGCAACCTCCAAAACAGAAGCATTATTTTTCGCTAAGGAAACTCCACCTCCTGGCCCTCTATGCGATTTAGTTATACCTGCTCTTGAAAGCTTAGAAACTACTCGATCCAAAAAAGCATGTGATGCATTGATTTTGTTAGCTACATCTTTTACTCTTACGGGCTTATCGGAAGACCGAATAGTTTGCAAAGTTGCTAAAGCGATCTCTAAATTACGGTTTATATTTAGCACATTTTTCTCCTGTTAAAAATTCCATCCAAAGCCTAAACTTCCTTGTTTTTTTGACCCTACAAAAATAACGTTATTACAAAAAGATCCTCCTCCTATTCGTACTGAGCCAGTTCCTCCAGAACTTATTTTGGTGGCTATCACCCCATAAGCAAAAAGTTTATAGGCACTATTGCCAATAGTTTTTTGGGCTTCTTTTTCAGCTTTATTTTTTAAAGTGTTTTCAATTTGGTTTACAGATTGATACAATCCAGATTGAATGTTAGCAGCTTCTAGTGTTTTATTGCATACATTTTGGGGTCCAGATACTCCGGCGCAGATGGTAGCTACCATAAGCTCATTTATCATATGATTTCCTTGGTACTTTTGCTTGCCTTTCGTTATACAACAACGGAAGAGCTACAAATGTGCTGTCCAAACAATCAGAATTAAGTTGGGAAGCTATAGATCTGGCTTCTTTTATGGATGGAGCTATATACGTTAGCCTTAATCTGTAAGTATCTTTTTCTTTAATTTGCTCAAAAATTCCCGATTCCATATTAATCCTTATCAAGTTTAGTATGTTTATCGACGTTTTCTTTGCTACACGATACTATGTTACCATTATCATCTTTACATGGCTGTGAACTACATCGAGTAAAAGACCAAAATATCCAAACTAATAACATCCATCTCATGATTTACCCTTCAATGTTCAAAACATTAAACAAAAATAAAGTGCCTACCAAGAACAAAAGTATGCTTGCTAATCCAGAAGTAAAAGATGAAAAATAAACTAATGCTATACCAATAGTATGTGATTTTGATTTTTTTAAACCTATATATGATCCAGTAATCATTAATCCAGATAGTCCCCACAAAAAAAGAGAAAAAGGTGAAATTCCTTGTTTAAATTGAAGAAATAAAGTTACTATAGAGCCCAACAATCCGCTAACCATTAACCCTCTAGCGTTTTCAACTAAAAAATAATTAAGTTTATCTAGCATATTATTTTTCCCTCTTAAAAAGGTTATCATAAAAGTCAGTTATCTTCAAGCACATTTTTTCAAATCTAGGATCATCCATATCTTCTTTACAAGGACCATTAAAATAGTCTGGACATACTTCATCTATTTCAATCATTAGTAAATCTGCGGTATCATCCATACCTAAATGTAAAAAATCATAGATAAAAGATATTAAAGCCCTTGCTCTAACTCTAGGGGAAAAGTTGCTTTCTTGTTTGCGGTATATTTTGTACATTTTAACAACTTTATGATGAAGTTGCTTATCTGCTTCAGTAACATCACCTATAGGTAATTCAAGTGAAATCTTTTTTACCATGGTATCATTACCTGAACCCCAATAAAATCTCTGCCAAGATTTGGCATAAATATACCGGCACTAGAAAAATGTTTGTAAAATAGTCCAACTGCTACTTTTTTTTCTTGATCTCTTATTCCTATACCAACTTCTTCCACAAATTGTAATGGACCACCAAGGACTTCATCTGGGCAAGATATTGCAGCTATTCCTTGAAATAAATTAACATACACTGAACCTGCAGATGGTTCTACTCCTAATAGCCCAGATATATAAGCTGAACTTTTTGCTCCTTGTTTTTCAGTATTATCTATCCAAAAACCACCTTCATAACGTGTTTGAAATATAGAAAAATCATCTTGATGACCTAAAGCAACGCCTTTTTGAGAGGATGGATTTCCTTTAGCAGATACTATATACTTTAAAAAATATCCTTCTTCAGCAAAAGCTCCCCTAGAGCACAGTATACCCAACACGATCAAGCTAATTCGAAACATATTTTTGAGCCTCTTCAAGCGAAGATATAATCTCTTCTGAGCTAACTATATTTTTAGATACATCTAATATTTGGCGGTCAAAATCTCTTTTGGTAGCAAGCCTTAAGCTATCATGTGATCGATAAGCTTCGTATGGTCCACTAGAATCTTGTATTTCAAAGATTACGTAATAAGTATTAACATCCAATACTTTTCCTGGGTATGTCCATTTATAAGTTTCCTGTTTATTATCACAAAGTCCGCAGACCCACTGCCCTTTTTTGAACATACTACTCCTTGTATACCCTGCACCAAACACTATGCTTATTAGATCCTATCTTGTGGGCTCCGCACTCGCAGATCGGTGGAAGTTGAATTTGGGGCGTACCACTCGTATTGCTTTCCTTAAAAAAACTAGAAAGTTCTTCATAAGCTTGAACAATTTGACCGCCCTGATTTCCGCTATTGTGTATAGGCATAAGTCCTGTACGTTTATAGGTTACATTTCCATGACCTACCATAGGTACAACCTCAAAATAACAATAATCTCCTTTGCTGTCTATCCAGCTAAAAGCTTGCTCATCCCATTGAAATGAAGCTGCGCTATTAGGCACAAAATATGTATAGGAATCACTTGGAGCAGGTTGGTATAGACCATCTGGCCACACAATCATTGGGTTCATACGTTTTTTCCTTTTTTGAGTTGTTTGATGCGTTTTTTTATCTTTTTAGCTTGATCGCCAAACATAATATGTAGGCTAGAGTCTTTGGGGTGATCTTTCATGGCTCTTAAAGTTAGCTTTAGTCCTTCCTCTTCAACTTTAATCAAGTCTTTAACTTTGTTAAGTTTTTTATCCATAATAAATCTCCACTTTTTATAGTTTACCTAAGTAGTTTAGCTAAGTCAAGTGATAGGATGATATATAGTGGAAGTCCCAACCTTTAACAGGAAGAGAATTTTCTTTAGTAGGTAATCTAAATGGCTGATTTAAAAAAGACAATGACGTTTGCAACACGAGTCGATACCACAGAGTTTGATCGAACTGTAGACCTACTTCAAAGAAAAATAAAAGACATTTATCGGGGAGCTGATACTGCACGCTTACAATTTGAAAACAGGGTACGGATGAGTCAGATTGGTATGGGACCGCAGGTTACTCCACAAGAAAGAAGAATAACTGAGATAGCCGATGTTCGTGCTCGAAACGAGTACAGACTTTTTATCAAGGAACAGGCTCGAGACAACACAGAGATTAACAAGCAAATTGTTGAAAAAATAAAATTGTTAGAAACTGCAAAAAAATTAAACCAAGATACTTCTAAAATTGAACAACAAATTGCACAACTTGCAGGCCAGCGTGCAGGTAAAGAAGAAGCTATAAAACGCACTTTAGAACAAGCAGAAATAATAAGACAACGACAAATAGATCCCTCTAGAATAATGAACAGACTTTGGGAAGGTGATAAGAGGGGCGCAAAAAGAGCAGCTAAAATAGCTTTTGGAAGAATGACCGGCGCAGAAATAAGCACGATGTTTGGTGGTGCTATTGTAGGTGCAGGAGAGATGGCCGCCATAGCCGGTCAAACACCGGCTCAAGTATTAGAAAACCGCGCCTTAGCTGCCCAATTCAATAACGAACAGCTCCGGAGAGCATTTGCTGGCCAAAGATATGAAGACATATATTACAAAAAAGAAATGGGCCAAGCTGGAACGGTGGCCGGAGCAAAGGTTGGAGGTATGGCTATTAGAGATATAGCTATAGCTTTAGCTGGTCTTGTGGCTATGGGGGCCGCTACAGTTGGTACAGCAGGAGGAGCATTAGCATTTTTAGGTGGCTTAGGCGCTGCAGGTTTTGGAGCTTACAAGCTTGGTATGGGCACTTTAGGCGGAGGATATTCGGCAGAATATCAGCAATCTCGACGTAAAGCATATGAAGAACTTAAAGAGCTTGATTTTTTTAAAAAATATGCAATGGAAGACTTGCAAAAAAACATGTATTCAAACTTACAAACTCAAAGAGCATTGGGGTTAGGTGACGAACAGCTTCGTCAAGCATATGTTGCTGGCAGTCAAGCTGGTTTTGTAAAAGAAAACATTAGAGGGGCCATGATGGAAATCTTAGGCGCAGGCGGCTCTACCAGAGGTGTAAGGGAGCTTGCGTCCACCGCGCTTGGTTTTCAGAGAGACTACGGCATCACAAACGCTTCCCAACTTCTTGGCAGGCTAAGCGGTACAGTCGGCGGCGCTGCTGAGTCCGAGCAGTCGATGATCAAGATCCTTTCTGAGGGAACCAGGATTGGCCTAGGAAAATCCGAGCTTAGGCAAGAACTTCGCACGTTCAGCGAGAACGTAGCTGATCTAGCGTACAGGGTCGGGGCCACGGGTCCTGAGCGGGTTGGAGCGCTCAGCGCCATGTCGGGCGCTTTCGTGGCTGATACTACCCCTCGCGGGCTCGAGGCTGCTAAAAACGCACAGGAAGCCCTGAGGCAAAGGGAGATCTCCCAGTCTGGCCTAAAGGCTGCAGTCGAGGCTGGCGAGATGATGAGTGATCCTGGATTGAGCAAGCTGGATACCTCACAGATGCTTAGGTTGCAGGGTATGTCGGCAACTCAGATCGCCTCGCTGTCGGGTCCAGAGCTTGAGGCCATGCTCGATAAGACCGGGTTGTCTGAGGAAGAGTTCAAGAAGAGGATGGCTTCTGCCAAGGTTAGCGCTATCACTGCAGGGGCGCCAGGAGCCAAGCAGGAACTCTACGACTTCCAGAAGAAGACAAAAGGAAAATCTTACAAAGATATCATGAGCGATCCTCAGCTTCGGATTCAAGCTGGTCACCTACAAAGCATGTTTGGCGGCCAGATACTTCCTGCAGGCATGGAAACTCCAGAAGTTCAATCTTTTACACAAGGTATAGTAACAAGGGAAGCGGCAGTTGCTGATTATTATCAGACTCAAGGTGTAGAAGAGTATAGAAAACGTGTTAGAGGCAAAGGAAGAGCCCCTGAGCTTGATCAGTATGCTTCTCCGATGCCAGAGGTCTCACCGGAAACGTTGGCAGACAAGCAAGAGCGTGCTGCCGCCGCCCAGCAGCTGTCGGCCCTGGAGTTACAGAAACTCTTTGGGGAAGATTTTAAGAACAGCGTGGATGACGCTAGGATAGCTGCCGTTAAGTTTGCCACCGCTTTGACGGAAGCTGCTGATATGATAAGAAAAGGCGATCCGGAAGGTCAAAAAAGGATGAACTGGATGATGGAAAATCCCCAAGCTGACCCGGAAGCTTATAGGCGCCAACAACAACCCCAAGCAACCACACCTCAAGAATACTATTCTACAGATAGATAGAACTGGCGGATTATGAGCAAGGCTTACGTAGTTGATGTAGGTAAAAATAGTGATGATTCACATCAGATGAATCCAGCCTATATGTTGACGTTCGTTAGATGGACTAACCGCGACACCCTCCGGATGCAGTCCTCGGGTAGCGAGGGCGACCTTGGCGTCACAAAGCCCATGGTGGTGATCAACGACTGCGTAAGCCTTACCACCAGCATGGCGAAGTCCCAGCAGACCCCATCGGTGAACATGGTGCTCAGGGCAGGAGACATCAACTACGAGACTGCCGTAGCTCCCGGCGACTTTGTGTTTGTAAACATGATCCTGGACGACGACAAGCGCAAGGATGGAAAGATCGTAGAGGGTAAGCTCCAGGACCTGTATGATAGGGCGTCCTCGGGCAAGCACATCAATGGCAAGAACGACGGCTTCAAGGGTTTCTACAAGATCCAGTCGGTGCGCAGGACCATTAGCGTTGACCCCAACAGCGGCACCAAGATCGTCTTTTTCAGAATTGACGGCTTCGCCTTCACCGAGTTCAACAACAACATCTACTTCAACCCGTACCTGGTGAACGACCCCAAATTTGCTGCGGATGCCATCTACTCGTCGAATATCGGCCTGGACTACAAGCAGTTTATCGACAGCCAGAAGGAGAAATGCGGAGCCTCCGTAGAGTTCACCCTCAGGTTCTTCATCGAGAAGTTCCTTGGCAGAGGCAACGGTGAGATGACCACCACGATCAAGAACTCGATGGGCAAGAGGGAGGTCCAGACGTCGCAGAACTCCCCGTTTAAGGTACCGTCCCTGACAGGCAGCCTGCTCGGCATCAAAGCGGCTACCGCAGAGGGTCTGGCGGCGAAGGACCTCTACACCTATCTGTTCGGCATCCAGAACTACGACCGTTCCGATAGCCTGGAGTCAGGGATGAACCCTTTAGCCACGAACTCGGGTGGCAGGTTCTTCCTTACAGGTCAGGGTTGCCAGGGTAACGTGCTGCTGAAGCCCGAGTACTGGAACCAGGTACCGGTATGGTCAATCTTGCGCCAGTACATCAACGCCCCGATCAACGAGTTGTACCCCTGCTTTAGGGTGTCGCCAGAAGGGTTTGTCGTACCTACCCTTGTTCTGAGGCAGATCCCCTTTAGCACCGAAGCCTATGGTGGAACTTGCACCAAGTTTCTCAACCTTCCCCGCTGGAAGATCGACCCCGAGCTGATCTACGACCTGGACATTGGCAGGGACGAGGCTGCGAAGATCAACTTCGTGCAGGTGTTCGGCATCCAGGGCGGCATCGAGAAGCCCGACGCCAACGTGAGCTTCCAGATCGCCAGGGGCAACTACGTGGCCGATACCGCCGACATCACCCGTGCCGGTCTGAGGCCATACGTCCTAACCTCGAGCTTCGACTGGCCCAACGTCAAGGGCGACAGCCTCACGTTCCACGCCCCCACATGGGCAAGGCTGCTGGCAGATTCCCTGGTCGGCGGACACCTGAAAATGAACGGGACCGTGACATGCGCTGGAATCCAGGCCCCGATCGCCTGCGGGGACAACTTTGAGATTGACGGGATCGTATACCACATCGAGAGCGTCATGCACACGATGTCCATTGACAGCAGCGGCAAGAAGAAGTTCCGTACTACCTTGCAGCTGTCTAACGGCATCGATAAAAGCTACACAGCAAAGCAACCGCGATATGCTGATATGGAGTTTACGGACATAGAGCTTGAGCGTCAAAAGCAGTTCGCGAACGACCAGCTGTTCAACGGCTTCTCCGATGAGCAGATCCTGCCCGACAGGAAGAGCGGCATCAAGCTAAAGTCCCACAACAACTCGTTCTTGCTGCCCAAGAGGAAGACCGCGCAGTCTCCCTCCAACAGCAAGGTTGACAAAAAGAGCAAGAGGTTGATCAAATGAGGCTAAAGAACGGCACGGTACTGCCCAGTGGCCTGCTCAACTATGACCCAGGACGGGCTGCGGCCACCTTTAACGAGACCTACAAGAACACGGCCCTACGCGCAGGCATCGTGGTGAAGGTTTACGAGGTGGATGACAAGCGCAACCTCTCCGGCTTGGCACCAGAGTACGACGTCGTGGCTGTAGAGTACGGCGGCGCTGGCGGCGTCACCACGCGCAGGTATAAGAACTGCCTGTCCGCTGATGGCCTAGGCTCCATCGCCGACTACTTCGAGCGCCGGTTCCGCAAGCAGGAGAAGTTCGACAAGCAGAACGGCGGGAACGACTTCAAGGGCCAGGACGGCGCAGCCGTGATCCTCCTGTGCCTCGACGGCAAGTCCGAGAAGGCCATCATCCTGGGCGGCCTGCATCACCCCGACCGCAGTGCCAAGCTGGACAAGGACACGTCAATGGCCGGTGAGATCAACGGCGTCCAGGTGTCAGTCAAGGCCGATGGCTCCGCCAACCTGACCTTTCGCGGTGCCACCGACAATAATGGCAAACCCAAGGACTCGAGCCAGGGCGACACCACGATCGACATAGAAAAGGATGGGTCCTTTCAAGTAAAGAATAAGGGCGTTACTCAGCGAGCCCAGAAGGACGGCGAATACAGCGTCTCGAGCGAAGGCGGTCAAGCCTACTCAGCTAAGAAATCGATAAGCATGACAACCGACGACAAGGTATCAATAAACGCAAAAGGGGATGCAAATCTATCTATGCAGAACCTATTGATATCTGCTCAGGGGTCGGCTACAATGTCAGCACAGTCTTTGTCTATACAGACAAGCGGTGAAGGTAATTGTAAAGGTCAAATGTTATCTTTTGAGGCTTCAGCTATGCTTAAACTTAAGAGTTCTCAAGTTGTGATTGACGGTTTTGTATCATTAGGTGGTTTTGGTGGAATGCCCGCCGTTGTTTTGCAAACTATGTACCTTGGTATAGGAAACCTTGGTTCTCCAGTTTTATCTATGGCCATTGGGCCTTTTTCATCAAAGGTAACTATAACATGATTTTATTTATCTTAATAGCGGTTGCAAACATAGCATTATCAAGTATGCTGTTTCCTGGAACGTGCCGCTTTACACTAAAACCGTATTTAAAGTTTTTAGGGTTAATGGCAATCGTTACTGCCATTAGGTTTGTTGTTTATAAGATAGCAGTTCCAATGCCTACAAATTCTGACTCAATAATTACAATGCGCAGTATACACCCTCTTCAATTTTTGATGGTATTTTGGGAAGATGCTTTTTTTACACTTCCTACCATTATTATGGAAAAAATGGGTGCATCTAAGCTTTTTAGAAATTGCATGCTAATACTTTCGTCGCTAGCTTTTGCTTCTGGACATATTGCATATGGACTTCCTTGGGCTTTTATTACATTGTTTTATGTGCCAATGATTTCTTATAAATATGGAAAAAAGCATGGTTTAAGTACTGTTATGGCCTGCCATATTACTTATGACATGGTCACTTGGCTAACTATGATTCAGCTTATTAAAGGATAATATGCTTAATCAGTCTGATAGGATTATGTTTTCTAAAAAGTTAGTAGAAGCTCCTTTTTTAATCGCTAGAATGCAATCGTGTAAAATTGCTATAGAAGCTGAAAAAGCAAAAGCTCAAAAACTAGATGACGCTCACAAAAATCTTGTAGATTCTAAAACTAATTTAATTAATTATTATCAAGCTGAAATAGCCAACCTTACGGGCTATCCTAGAGAAATTTTAGTAGAACAAGATTTTCAAGATGCAGCAAGCTTTGTTCTTGGAAATAGTTTATATCCTAATAATCCCAACAATCCTCCCCCTAGCACTGCTCCTAATATTTGGACAAAAACAAAGCCTTATGCTAAAAATAAAGCGGTTGGAAAGTTTTTTAATGAGCAATATGGTACACAAATAGATGGAGATGATCCCCTTTTGGCGTCTATATTGGCAGATATTGCATCTTATCAAAGCGCATTTACTGATATTGAACTAACTACGGGGCAAAGTTGCAATGCTGGAGGTACATGTTCGTTTCCTGCATATACTACTCAGCCAGACTGCACAAGCCATGGAGGAACATGGACTTCAGGTCCAGATATTATAGCGAACAACCCCACGATACAGTCCAATATGTCAAGTTTAATCAGCAAAGTTAACAGATTAAAGGTGGTTCTTACTGTAGAATTGGGAAATATTTATACAGCAGATCCAGATCCAGCTAGAGCTGCTACTGCTGCGGCTGCAGTAAACGATATTAACAATAATATTATGCCTGCAATAAATACATGGCTTGGATATACAAGCTTTAATACTGCTCATGGCCAAACTACTTGCGTGGGATTCTATTCATATGATTCAAACCTTTTAGCTCCAACTAAAATGCATAATACCCAATTAAACGCTTTAAAATTAGCATTTCAAGCTAGACAGGCATTTGTTTCTACTCGAGAAAGTCAAATTAATGGCTATATTGGATCGATAACACAAAACTTAAACGACGGATCGGCTATAGGAAATGGTTTTTATTTTGAAAGATGGGGATTTATAGGTCTTCGTCTTAACATGCTTGGCGGATCTCTTATACAAGCAAAAGGCTATGATAGATCGTCTGCATCTCAAGACGAGCAAATAGCTAACTTACAAGCTTCGATCGCAATTTACAGTTCAATACTAACGTGCTCAATACTTGCTGCTCCTAGCAGTGGTACTAAATACATACAATTAGCAAGCGTTATTGGGTTGTCGGAAGGCGATAATTTATATATAGTATCGGATACACAAGAAGAGCTTCCAATTAAAATTGTGTCTATTCAAGGAAACAGAATAACAGTAGGTCAAAATATACCCGCTAAGTATAGACCTGAAGATTTTGCTAGAATTTACAAAGATATATCTTAAAATATTACTTTATAGTTTCTTATTGTTTTTAACTTTATCTTTTTTAATTTCAAGCAAATCAAACTTAATAGCTTTGTATGATTCATGAAGATATGAAGCTATTCTGATATGAAATTTTTTACTAAAGTTTAATTTTGAATAAGGGCGATAAAAACCGTGTTTTACTTGCCACATACCTATAAGAATTCCTTGAACAGTTTGACTATTAAGATCTTTATTTGATTTTGCTAATTTTGAGTATCGATTCCAAAACTTTTTAGATGTTAAATACTCAATCTCTTCCTTATGAGCAAAATAAATACCAGTATAGCGATATATTGCTGCTTTAATCTTTAAAATTGTATCGTTTAATCTTCTGAACATATATACTTCTCCGTATAACCATATGACATTTTAGGGTATTCTTCCCAATTTAAAATATCTTTATCTTTTATTTCAATTTGCTCTCGAAAATTTAATTTTATTGGGTTACCATCAGGACGAGCAATCCTATACCAATCTACAAGTATTCTTGTATTATTTTCATTTCTAAAATGTTTATCTTTATCGCTTTCTATTATTAAAGGCATAATAACTGTATCGATACAGTTTTTGTGCTTATAAAATTTTCCAGTGTTCATTTTATCTCCAACTCTATAACTTGACCGTTTGCAGGGTGCTGTACGCTATTGGGGTGTATTTTTTTTACAACAGATATAACTTCTTTAATAAACTGTCCATGAGAAACGGCAACCACTAACATTCCAAACTCTCCACTTTTTAAAATATTAACAAACTTTTTAGCTCTATTCCTCATCTCTCTTAGGGTTTCTCCCCCTTGAAATTTAACATCATAATACTTAGTTGTATCCCATCCAGAATTTCTATATTCTATAAACTTTTTCCAGTTTCCAGAATGACCGTTTAAATTCATTTCGTGTTCATGTATTAACGACAAATCATCGCGTTTGTGCCCACTAACTACTGATGATATAACTTTATAGGTTTGCTGTGCTCTTTTCCATGGACTTATTAAAAAAAGTGGAGGATAGTCTATTTTTAAAGAATAGTCTTCCATGTATTTTTTTAAATACAAACCGGCACTTAAGGCGTCATAATAACCTTTACCAGTAAGCTGTATATCTGAGTCAGGTTTGCTACGCATGATCTCATGGTTAACGTTTGCTTCAGATTCTCCATGCCGCACAAGGTAAAGCTTTACCATGTATGCCCTTTCTTAGTTAACTTTAACTGCAGCATCGTATTCACTTCTAGTTACTAATGCGCCTTTGCCAGAAAACATAACCATAACTATTTTCCAATTATGTCTTCCATGAAATTTATCTCTACTTATTAACCTTATAGCCGCATCTTTAATTTGAAACATATTTCCACGTTCTATTTCAAAAACAGGTTCAAGACCAGATTTATGAGAAATAGTTTCTATGCTTTCCCAAGTACCTAAATCATCAAAATGGTAGATTTCGTACTTTTTTACCTTAACCTTCTTCTTCATGTAGACCTTTTTTAAGCAAATTGATCCAATATCGCTTAGAGCCAGCAAAACCACAAGACCAAAAGCGTCCTTGAGTATCAAATATTTGCAAAAAAGTGCCAATCGGCAAAGTAAAATCCGCATGCTCCCAAGCATCCGATGCACTTATAAACTCAGTTTTAAGATCATAATCTAATCTATCATAATAATCCAATTCTTTGGCGGCTTGAGAACGTATGTGAAACCTTAAAGGCATGATTCCTCACTTAACAGTTGCGGGTTGCAGTTAGCACAATAGCACGTTTCAATAGGTTCATCACTAGCATACAAAACTCTGGCCTTGCAGTCAGGACAAAAGGTCTCATATTCATACATTAAAGGTTCGTTGCAAATTTTACGTAAAATATTAGAATTATTCATCTTTTATTTTTCATGCTGTTTTTCTAACGCAATGCGAGCAATTTCATGATAATTTATTGAACTAAATCCATCATGAATATTAGTTTTTTCAGCAATTTTTTGTAATGCTTTTCTTAATTGATCGTTTTCAGTTTTAAGTTTTTGTATCTCTTCTTGAAGTGCTTTTTTTGCATTTGCTATATTTGTTGCTTTACAAGTTTCTGCGTGAGAGTATGAATCGCAGCTCTCATCACAGTCTTCATTCCATTCATCACAAATTTCTTTTAATAGTTGTCGAGTAATTTTTAAATCGTACCGCAATTTTTCTAGTTCCTGGCCGGATATTCCCACCAAATAGCCAGGGTAAGAAGCGGAGCTAGAACTTGTGCGGGTATGAAGTGGAAAACATTCTGGACAAACATAGGATGGATTTGACCACCCGTGAGTAATACAACTAAACATTATTTTAATCCTCCACCATAATGTCGATAATCAATTTACTTCCTTTAGTGTTTTTTTCACTCATTTGTTTTTTCCGTTTCTTCTAGTTTTGCTAATAATGCATCTGCAAACTTAACTGCATGAGTAGAAAACCAATCATAATCAATGCTTTGAAATCCACCATCGCGGCTAGCGTGCATGCCTTGCATAATGTGAATTGCAAAATATTCTCTCTTTGTTAATCTTGGCTCAATGTGCCCGGTTTGCACATACTCCTCAGCCGCCTTTTCCAAGTCTTGTCGGGTCATTCCACTGCCTCGTAAGTTGCTTCAAAAATATCTGGTTTGCAGGGATAAAATTCCCCTTCCACTCCCTTGATAATCCAATCACCCTCTTTGATAGTCATTACTCCTTCAAGTGTCCAAATACCCATCGGCTCATGTATTTTATTGTGTCGAAACTCTTCTGGAACAAATGCTCTTAGTTCCTCAAGATTCTCTCCCGTCCATTGGACGGCTTCAATTACCACAGGTTTCTTTCTAAATTTCATTTAAAACCTCTTTACCACACGTGAGTAATACAACTAAACATTATTTTAATCCTTTTTTTATTAAAAGATGAATAAACACAAGGCAGGGCGCTACTCCTGCTTCTGGTTACGTTGTCCCTGGTAGCCAGAACGTCAACAAGATTAGCTTGGGATAGGGCTATAGCTTGTTCTTATGCGTGTCTCCAGTAATTCTCCTTCAATACACGAAGCTCTTCGCCACACGTGAGGGGCTTAAACCCTCAATTACAGCTTTCCACGCCGCTTGTGTTTATTCAAAATTTTTAAAACATTAGTTTATTTTCTTTATATTGTTTCCCTTATAATATTTTTAACTATTAAACTAGATAAATGTTCATTTTCTTTACGAGATAGCAAAAATACAGTACAAATTTTAATTCCAAGCTCTTCGTTAGCTCTAACAAAAGCTTTTTTATTTTCAAAGTCATTAATATTTCGTAATCCTTTTACGATTGCATACTCATTAATTTCTTGATTTTCTTGATCTTTTGCCATAAGTTCGTTTACAAACTCAACAAAAGATCCATTATAAGGAAGGACAATTACTTGATCTTTTGGTGCACCCGTGCGACGAAGAGCTTCCTCTACTCGCTCATAGTATTTCATTGATTTTTGAATGTTATCGCATTCTACAGCTACAACTATACGGTCAAACAGCTTAGAGGCATCTTCCATGATGCCAACGTGTCCTCTATGAACTGGATTAAACTTTCCTGGGATAACCGCCACTTTCATCTGTCGCCCATACGATCGTATAGATCATCAGCATATCTTTCTACTTGACCCTGAGCTATATCGCATCCGTATGCATCTAAAAGCTCATCCATTTCTTCATCGTCAAGTTCTTCTCCGTTATCAACATAATAACCAGATTCAATCATGACTTCATCCCCAAACCCAGAAACTTCAATTTCAACTTCTCTATTGTTTAATTTGTACATAAAGATCTCCTATATTTTTAAATTAACAAACTTAACCAATAAGGTCAAGTGTTTAAAGTTTAGTCACAAACATGATAATAACCACCTTTAGGGCCTTCAATAAAAACACTTGACCCAAAACATCTTTTGCGTTGAGCAAAGTAAAATTCTTGGGCTTCTTTTTTTGAGCTAAAAGTTGCGGGTTTTATAGGACCCCATCCAGCCATAGCTATATAAAACTCGCCATCCATGCCCATAGTGTGAACTGCATAGCCTTTGCCGCCACCTTCCATAGTAAGAGGGATATGGGCTTTTACAGTGAAACCTTTTTTCATACTAACCTCCTATATTTTTAAATTAACAAACTTAACCAATAAGGTCAAGTGTTTAAAGTTTAGTCACATTAATAACCCTAGCATTAGGGCGTCTCGCTTCCGCTGCTATTATTGCCGCTGTCATATCCTTGGCTTTGATTATGACTGTTTCCACTCCCATCTCCGATAGAACTTTCAAAACTACTACAAACTCCTGAAGATCCTTCGATTTTTTCTTCTTGTTTCGGCTCGTTTTGCTCATCTGATATAATTCTCCAAGGTCGGTTTTTACTTGCTGAAAAATTGTAAGTATGCCCTGCCATTTTGGCGTTGATTTGTTCTGCCACACAAGGGCAGTTAGCTTCAATTGTATTATTTTGATAAATTGTATACCCATGCCACTGATCGCAACGATCACACCAAGAAAGAGTTTGGTATTTCATTCTTCTGGATCCCACTCGTTAACTCTTGGTCCATGTTTTGTACCCCCATGATAAGTGTCTGGTACAAATACGCACTTACAGATAGGTGGCTTCATGCCGTGCTCTTCTTGCATAGCTAATATAACGTCGGCAACCTCTTCTATTGTTTTTTCGTTAGAACCTAACCATTTATCTAAACCTACTTCTAAGATCTTGTTCTTGATTTCTGTAACCATTTCACTTCTTTTCATCTTAAGCACCCTTTCTCTTTGAGTTCTTTTTTAAGAAGTTTATTATTAGCTTCATAGCATTCTTTTCTAGAGCCCGTTACTTCACATTGTTTTTTTCTAAATTCAACATCATAAGATATATTTTCAACAATCTTTTGACAAGACAAAACATAATAAGACTTATGAGCTACAAATAAAATTATAGCAATAAGTAAAGATGTTAATATCATAAATAGTCTTTTCACAATCTTCTCCTTATTTGTTTTCTTTGTCTATAATTTCAGAAGGAGTACAATACATACGCACTTTATTGTAAGCTTCTTCTAATCTTACTTGATTAGCCCCAATGTTTAATAAGCAACGCTTTTCATCTTTAAATACATAAGTTTCAATATTTACAGTGGCTTTTTTTGTTCCGACATCATTTATTAATAGAGCCGTTAAAACATATACCTTCATAACTTTCCTTTTCTTTTTGAGTTAAAGTTTTTGCGCTTAAGCTTTTAGAGTTTGATCTTCCCCATTTTTTGTTCATATTAACATAAGTTTCTGTGCGTTTGCTTGGTTTTTCTCCGCTTTTTATGTAGTTTACATAGCAATGCGTGGTACAAGCTACGTCCATTACATTTCTGCTTCTTCGAACTACAACGGCCCTTTTCATGCCAAGCTTTGTCCATTTAATTGGTTTTTTGCATCTTACACACACGTTTCTTTTCATCTTTTTTTCCTCCAAACACACTCTGGTCCGCGACCATCTTTAGGTCTTAAACGATACTCTTCACCGCCATTATTAAAACAGTTTTCTAAAGTAGGATTTTGATTAAACTTGTCTTCTGGCGTTAAAATAAAATCTTTGTCAGAACAAGAACAAAGCAGTAAAACGGTTACAATAATAATTTTCATATTAATCTCTTGTTATAGTTATTTTTGTTTTTCTATTTACATATATAGCTACTTTTTTGGTCCATCTTGAAAGCTCCACAATTAGATCTCCTTTGTTCAGATCAAATTTATATCTATTAAAGTCTGCTGCAATATATTTTTTAACTGCATTATTCATATGATTCCTCATATTTTTTAAAGCATGATACAAAATTGTTTTTTTTATTTAACAAAGGCTTGTTCCCTGCGGCTTTTCTTCGTATATAATAGTTTTTATTTCGAGCTTTCTTTTTAGCTTTGCGCTCAGTTTCGGGCAGGGTTCTAGCTTGGCCATAGCAAATAGAAGAACAATATTTAGGTTTAAAACGGTTGTTATCGCGAAAACGTGTAACTCGAGCTTGAAAGATCTTGTTGCAATAAGCACAAGTGCAAGATTTCATAAACTTTGCTCCTCAAGCAGCTCCATTACTTTTAGAGCTTCATACCCTTCAGCAGATAGCGCCGCAATGTTGGGCTGATAATAGGCAAGCAAAAAATCTTTAGCAATAAACTGTTTGCATTGCTCTTGTGTACGAAATGGACCAATTTCTACGGTGTCCCATGCAGAGCGTGGACCAATTACATAATAAGTGATCTTTAGCTTATTTAATTGACCAAATTTTGTCATACAATCCAACATGTTTTCTCCTTAATGCGCGTAGCCCTAATTCGTACATAATGGCTAGGCATGGCAATTTCATATTCTTTGCGAAGCTTTTTGGCTTCAGTATAGTCTATTATAATAGCATTATCTACAACCTCCCAGCCCCAAAAGTCACGACCAGGAAGATCAGAAAAAGGTATATAATCTTTTTCGCGTGCTACAATTTGAAAAGTATTATTGATCATAAACCCTTCTTGCCTTGTGCTTTTAGAATAGCAAAACTGACAAAAAAGGTCAATAGTTTTATAAAACTTATGTTTTTATTATATATTAAAAAGCGCCAGGTCTAAAATACTCAGATCTGTGATCTACATAATTTGTACTAATATCAGTAGATACAATTCTTGCTTTTGGCGTAAAAGATAAAGTTTATAAAAGCTTACAAAAATTGGTACTTCGTAAAGGAGTTGAACCTTTCTCTCGAACGCTTATAAGACGCCCTCAGACTACCGGCCCGCCACGAAGCAAGGTTAAGATAAACTATAACAATTTTAGACTTGCAGTGATTTTGTCGATTTCACTGTCATCCCAAGGACCAATTGCAACAGCTGTTCTAGTTTGTATACCATTAAATTCGGTATTTCCCGCATCTGTTACAATATAAGCAGATATACTGTTTTTAAGAGCTTCTTCGTGAATTTTAACAAGATCAATTTCTGAGTTAACTGAAACAACTATTTTTTTACTCCCCAATCGTTTCCATTGCTCATAATAACGATGTGCACGCTTTGAGGCGCAATTTAATAAAATAGGCAACAAAACATTTTCTACAGCATGTGCGGCTTGTGCAATCATTTTACCTTTACGCATCTTAAGGTCTTTACGGACCACAATAACCATTTTGGTATTCATGTTTTTTCCTTTATTTTATAAAATATAATAATAAAAGATATTAAATAGATAGCTCCACAAGCAGCCCAAGATTGGAATGCTAAATTGTTCCATTCAAGCGTTATAATTTCTAAAAAACTGCCAAACCAAAAAACTGGTAAAAATATAGGACTTGTTATAGTTAGCATTATATAGCCAAAAACATTTAGCATACTTGCATAAGGTATTAACCGAAGAGCTAACATCAAAACGGTAGTAGCTATTGAAGCCATAAAGTGTGTGGCAAGTATTCTATCTCTCATAATGTTAGAATATCACTTTAAAAAGCAAAAAGAAAGGGCTAGCTATCTTTTAGGGGAAATAAAAGATAGCAGGGTAACTTAAGAGGAGATCTAGTCGTCATCATGACAAACGGTTACTTTTTCGCCCTACTTTTATATATATCACATATCACAATATTATTAAAACTTTTTAATGGTTAGATTTAAAGTATAGCTTTTAAGCAATAGAAAACCCTGGCTTTACAAAAAATATAAAAGCCATAGTAAAAAGTTATAAATAAGCAGTAAATATGCTCACTATAAAACTAAAGGTTACTTACGGCAAAGTAGTGCCGTCCTTATCGTTCTCGGGGTTAGGCATCAAGTTATCAAGCGCTTCTAAACCTGTACCATCTCCGCTCACCTGATCCTGCTGATGATCTTCTTCTTTAAAGATCTTGCGCCCAGAGGTTACTGGTGGAGATTTTGCATCTATTAAAGATTGCCTTTTCTTTTCTTTACTATCTTTTATTACTGGAAAGTTATCTTTTAAATCTTTTATTAACTTTTTCTTAACTTTTATTTTTCCTGCGATTTCATCTTCAACCATCTGAACAAAGTCTTCAATAGACTCCTCTTCTTCAGCATCATAGTTAGGGTTGATCGCCCGCTGTATCCTTGTTTCAAGCGCGTAGGAGGCTTCCTCAGCGTCACTTTCGTTTAATTGCTCTATTTGATGTTCAAAATAATGTTTAAGCACATAATCATAAGGAAGCTTTTCTACATCGGGCAAAGGCATATGGTAACGCTCTGAAAAACTTCGGCATATTTTTCGATAATAATAAGCTTCGTCTGGCTCGAGTACTGATGCTAAAGCTATGTCGTGAATTTTGACCATTTCGCTCAAGAATTACTCCAAATCTTCTTTTTTTATTTCTTCATTCAATTTACGTTTGTCTAAAGCTTCTTTTAGTTTATTTATTGCTTCTTCATGTTTTTTTTGAAGCTCTTGACGATATTTAACTTCTGATTTTACTGCAGCTTCAAGAATAACTTCTAATATTTCGTGATCTTTAAGTCCAGAACCTCCATAACGAGTACCTTTTTCATACCAAAAAGGAGGGGCATCTAAAACTCTTTGCCTAAGCTGGGCTAAAGCGTAGGCAATTGTATCGGCATGTGTACTGACAAATTCTGCGTTTTTTCCTAAAAGCTCACGATAATCTTTATCAGCTTCTATATATTGAATAGGATTTAAAGAACAAAGAAATTTAAACACACCTACATAGGTGCCAGTTATTTGGCCGTGATGCCTTAAGTTATAAGTCGCCGTACCTTCTTCTAAGTTGATGTTTATATCGTTTTCATTTACTTTTTCATTAAGCATGACAATCTCCTGGCTATATCATATCATAGCGGTAATCTTTATAGTGAGGTTTGCATGACAGACGCAATGGCAATAGGCTCATTAATTCTTTCGTTAGTTGCTGTAACTACACTTGCAGTTAACTATATGAAATTAAAAAGAAATTTTAAAGAAGAACTTGACAAAGAAATTGAAGAAAAATTAGCTGCAATTAGACAAGATTTAGAACGTGTAGAAAAAGCGTTTGCTGCAGATATAGAACATTTAAAAGAAAAGCATGGTATTGAAATTAGCAACCTTGCTGAAAAAATTGATGCCCTACGCGATGAGGTTCGCACAGGGCAGACCCAACTTGTTCAGCTTCTTACTAAGTTAGTCTCCGAAAGATAATAGCGATAACTTACTTTCAGGGGCTACCAAAGAAGCCATTAAAGTCCCATCGTAACGCACAACTTCAAGTTCCTCGCCAGGAAGGCCGCACCAAATACCGTACTCAACGGCTTCTGCTACAGAATCAAAAGTGCCAAAGTTTTCTACCATAAACGAGATTTTGCTTTTTAAATTGTACATATTACCTCCTATTTTAAAAGCGTAAAGCCCTGTTCTTCTGCCTCTTTTTTGCTCAAAACTGTTCCGCCACGTTCGCCAATCTTTGCTGTACGTTTGTAGTCAATATCTACATTATATACAAAACGGCCTTTAGGCTTTTCAATCTTATAAACTAACCCAGTTTCATTATCTTGATGGTAGGTATTAAGTCCAAGGTTGTTCATTACTACCTCAAGTTCCTCTTTTACTTTCATACGTTCTTCATCGATTTGCTCAAGACGTGTGGCAAGCTCAAAAAAGCGTTTTTGTTGGGCTTCAAGTTGTTGGTTGGTCATAAAAACCTCCTATATTTTTTAGAATAACAAAGCTGATTGTTTAAGTCAACATTTATATTGTATAATATAATTAAGGAGTTATTTTGTGTTTTTTATTTGATTTTGTGCGCTGCAAGATCTCATGAATCTTTTTGACATAAGGAAACTGATCTGGATGCTTCACCTTTTTTGCATTAGCAGGACCATAATTATAACACACAAGAAACTGAAGTCCGCTTTTATGTATACAGCTTTTGCGGTATTCAGCAAGCATTTTGAGGCCAAGCTTGATGTTGATAGCAGGCTTACGGATTTCTTCAGGGGTGTAATTTGGTTGCGAAGAAGGCATAATTTGAAAGAGCCCGATAGCACCTACATAGCTAGTTGCATTTACGTTAAACTGGCTTTCATGCTCAACAACTGCCAAAGCAAGCTCAGGCTCAATGCCGTATTTTGGGGCTTGAAGAGTGATAATAGCGATAATGGCTGCTTTAGTTAACATATCTCACCTCTAAGATCAGGATACTAAAAACCAAAAGCTAAGTCAATCAAAAGGTATTATTTGGTCATAACCATAGAAATTTATTAAGTTTTTAAGCGAAACATTAAGCTCTTCTATAGGGCCTAAATTGTTATCTTGCATTAAAAATATAACAATAACTATTAACGGTATATGTGTATAACAACTAAGTGAGGTTGCAGCGTTTAAGGCTCCTTGACGATTACATTTGTCAATTAAATTGTTGCGTGCAGTCTTCAAAGTTTTAAAATAAGGCCTACAATCAACCTTCATTTTTACCTTCAAATTTTGCTAACATATCTATTTGAACAACTTCAGAATCTATATTACATCTAATATAATGCATGCCTCCATCAATAAAACTTTTTTTGCAATTACAAGTATTGTAGTGATGAACATAGGCACTATAAATCATTTCTTGACAACTCAAACACCTAATTGCATTAACTTTTCGATTTTTACTCATTTCAATCCAATCTTTTCCAGAGACTATTGTATTTTTTCCAACTTTAGATAAAATCATAAAATCTTTATGGTTTTTGTTTCTATTTGGTATAGCATTATAGAAAACAGCAGAAGGAAAACCATAGCCAATGTCCCAAGTACCTACATAAGTAAGTTTGCCTTCAAACTTTTTTATGCATTCTTCTATTTTTAGATTTAATAAATTGTATTTAACTACATCAAACATATAAAATCTCCATAAAATTAAGTATTGTTAAGATTATTATTAAAACAATAAGTCTTCATCGTTAAATGTAAACATAAACTTTCTACTGATACTAAAGTGTGCGTTATTATGAGAGTTTTTGCACATTTCTAAAACAGCTTCTTCTATAGTATTAAAATTAAAACCAAACTTGTTGGTCATAATATAAAATAGTTGAGCAAGTGAACCCTCAAAACAAACTCTTTCACTTGCAAGGAACCTGTACTTGTCTTTGTTCAACAAGGTTATACCATAAGATGTGTGACCGTTTGGGTTAAACATAGCTTTCCTCCTATTACAAGTATACATATATTGATTTTTTAGGTCAAGTATTAAGCGAGTTATGATAAGGTGTACTTAATACTACGTAGCGTGGCGTAGCGCTACGTTTCTTTTTTCTTTTGCTTCTTTTCTTTTTAAATAAGGTAAAAAAAAATGTTTGAAAAGTTAAAACAAATATTCTTGCAATCAAACAGTGAAGGTATACCGTTACCTCTGCTTAGAGATAACAAAACGGGTAAGGGTAGTTATACTCTAACAATGTTTTGGATGTCATTTAATATTTCTATATTACTTTTAGCAGGAAAGGTGACAAAATTAGTAGGAGATGTAGATTACAACAATGTACTTTGGCTTTTGGGTATAACTGGTGGTATGTATCTTGGAAGAAAAACTCAAGAAAGTAAAGCCGGCATAACAGTAGAAGGTGAAGATAATGCAAAGTAATTTTGTATCTTTACTTGTATTGACATTAATAGCAATATTGCCTATAATAGTAACTTTCTTTCTGTTTGTTGTATTTAGTTTGATTGATTTTATGAAAAAGGAAAAAAATAAATGTTAGAAGTTTTAAAATCTGCTTGGGAAGCAAACAAAATCAAAGTAATCTTAGTTGCTATCCCAGTTATTTTGTTAATTTTAGCCGCAACCTTATTAAATGGTTATAGAGCTTATTTGTTAGAAACAGCTAAAAAGCTATTAGCAAAAGCACAAGAAAAAAATACAGAGATTCTTAAACAAGAAAATGAAGCTAAAATGCAAGCTGAACAAGCTATAGCCAATACTAATAAAGCAGAAGAGGCTATTGAAGAGATTAAAAAAGATGATGATGCATATTGGTACAAAAAGGAAAACAAATGATTTTAAAGATCTTACAATTTTTTTTGTTAGGATTAATAGCTACAATATCGGTTATGTTATTAAAACATCAATATATTATTCATTATCCTGTAGGCTCAATAGGAAAATGTATTGTATTTTACAGTAAAGTTTCTGAAGAAAGGCTAATAAAAGGCGTTATAGAAGAATATAGCATTCCTAAAGGTAATGCTAAAATTTTAATATCTGAACCTCAGATTTTATCCGATGATATTGGTATGATATTTCAAAATGAAGAAATAAGAAATAAAGGATATATATTACTGGAGTGCGAAGATGAATAAGAAAAAGTTACTATCAATATTTTTGATGATAGCAACTACTAATCAAGCTAATGCAAGCTGTGATTTTTCTAAAGATATTAAAGAAAATTTAGATGGAACATTTACATATAGTAAAGATTGTAATGTTGAAGTAGGCAAGAGGATTAAAGAGCTTGATATACGTCGCCAACAAATAGAAGACTTTAATAAAGCAATAACGTTAAAAGATTTAGCAATCAGCAAAGCTGATGAGCGTGCTAAACTTTGGATGGATACCTCAACTGAGCTTAATGATAAGTTAATAAAATACGATGCAGCTTCAAAAAAAAATGATACTATATATTTTATAGGAGGGATAGCTGTTACTATCCTTTCTGTATGGGCAGCTGGACAACTTAGAAAGTAGGAGATATTCATGAAGATGATGATTTTAGTTAATGAAGATTTTAAAAAAGCATTGGTAAGTCTTTCAAAGCAGCCTTTGCCTCTTAAAGCTGCTTTTAAAATGAAAAGCATTATCAAAAAAGTAGATGAAGAGCAAGCTAAATATGATGAATGCCGCAAAGAAGCTCTTGAGCGTCTTGGCGAAAAAGGTGAAGATGGTAAACTAATTGTAGAAAATGGGATTGTTAAAATGTCAGCAGAAAATTTAGCTAAGTTTGCTAAAGAAGTTCAAGTTTTTCAAGATGAAGAAGTTGATTTTTCAAAGTTAAAACTATCAGAACTTGGAGAAGATGTGTTATTAACAACACAAGAAATGCTCTTGCTTGATCACATTATAATGGAAGACTAATTAGCTTAAATTAAGTACCACACCCCATCATAGTACATGCATTTCTAGATGTTTCTCTAAAAGCCACAGCATTAGTGGTCCAACGCGCAGAAGTGGCATTAGTCCAGTTCATGGTTTGAGCACCTGCGGCAGCAGGAAGTGTATATTCAGAACCATAAGAGTTACCGCTAACCGTTCCAGCAAAAATATTTGTTTTCCCCGCCGTTAGTGTGCCGCCATTATCAAAAACAATAGACACTACAGCACAACCCCCTACTGTAGGAGAAATGCTTACGGTAGGGTTGGTCGAGCCAGCTCCCGCATTAACAGCTTGCGCTGCTACATCTAATATAGAAACTAAGCCTGGAGCTGCTTTATAGGAAGAAGCGACTAATGTTATGTTTAATCCACCAGTATTTGGAACCACAATATTTGCAGCAGCTCCAGTTGGTGGGTTTAGTAAATACCACAATTCCGTTTGTACTACACCACCGCCAGATATTTGAGTTGTTCCTGCTTGCGTCATCGCAATGCCTGAAAAAGTTGGTGATCCACCACCTCTGGCTGTCGTTGTAATTATTCCTAACCCCAACACTAAAACTGTAGCTCCTGCTCCCAAAGTATAAGACTGGCTTATGCTTGTTGCAGTTTGTCCGGTAAGCTGTACTGATGTATCAAAAGTGTGTGCCATATTATATGTTTTGAACAGCTATAGCAAAAATGTTGATTGTACCTGTTCCAGTTTGTTGAACCGTCCAGTTGTTGTTAACCGCTGTTTGCTTCCACGGCACTGGTAGGTTAAGAACAACGCCGCCGTTAGCGGCTAGGTTAAACACAGCGCGAGCAGTACCAGCAGTAGCATCACGAACTGTAACAACTGTGGATTGGTTGGCCGCATTTGTAATAACTAAAGTTGAAAGGTCATTGAATGTAGCAGCAACCGCAGCGACAACCGTAGTCTCAGCCGTTCCGGTGATTGCAGTCGTAGTGTTAGTCACAAGGTCGCGAATATGACCTGGAGCCACAATTACGCGACCAAGTTTATCAGTCAATATGTTTGAACGTTGACCATCAGTTACTGCAGTTGGTTGAGCAGTTTTTGCAACACCACCAACTTTTAAAGGGTTTCCTGAATCGGCTGAACCTGCAGCTACGTTACCAACAACTTGAGCATTTAAGCTAGACGCAGTTGCTTGAGAAGCTGTCATACTCCAAGTTCCGAGCTGAGCAGACATAATTGTTTGCTGAGCAAGAGACGCATCAAAAGCTATGTTTACAGTACCTGAAGTAAAGGCAGAAGCTCTAATGCGAGCCTGAGTATAACCACCACCTGTAATTAAAAATGTACCATTAGTTGTAGTTGTAAATGTTGAAGAATAAGGTAATGATGCAGTTACAATGTTAAGAGGTATTTGCTGCCAAGTTGTACCATCACCAAGCAAACCTTCTGCAAGAAGCGTAGCTGTCCAAGTACCAGTAACTAAAATTGAAATAGTATAAGCACCTTGAGTATTTACTGCAACAGTACCGTTTAATGCGGTAATTGAACCAGTTTGCACTGTATCTGTTGCTTGAGCACTGGTCGCTTGCTGAATACCAGATAAATAACCAAGTATACCAGAACCACCAGTTGGTGGATTAATACCAGTACCAGCAGTACCATTTGCAATTGAATTATCAGTTCTTAAAGCTCCGCTTGTTGTTAAAGATAACGGATTTGATTGACCTGTTGTATAAGTTGGAGCCGCAGCTGTTACCGCTCCTAAGTTTAAATTACCTTTTTGGCCAGAGGTTGTAGATCCTTGTGATAAGGACATACTGTTAGTATTAGTAGAAATTGCTGATAAAGTAGATTCTGTTGCGGCTCCAGTTGGAAGCGATACAGTTCCTGAGATATTTGTAATATTCCAAGCACCTGACTGAGTTGCCGCAACTGTACCAGAAATACCTACTGTAGATCCTGTACTGTCAACCTTTAAAGCACCAGAAGAACTAAGTTGTAATCCAGCTTGTTGTCCATCTGTTAATGATGGTGCCGAAGAATTATAAATACCACCAGATAATTGAGATGAACTTGCTGCAGTACCGCCAGTAGCAGAACCTTGAATGGCATTTTGATTAGCTGATGTAGCAGCTCCAGTTGGTAGTGGTAATGATGATGCACTTACTGAAAAAGTGCCAGTACCAGCATTTGCTGTAACAGTTCCAGAAACAGGTTGAGTAGCTGGAAAATTAGAGACAGAAATAGATCCGCTAACTGGTTGAGTAGCTGGAAAATTACTAACTGAAATAGATCCGCTAACTGGTTGTGTAGTGGCACTGCCATCGACTTTAATAGCAGTCATTCCACTAATGCCTTGAATAGTAATAACATCTGAAGATGCTGTACCAGCACTACCTAAAGCTGGTTGTTTAGCTGAAGTTGCGGCACCTGTTGGTAATGGTAATGAACTAGCTGAAATAGGCAATGGATTTCCACTATCATTTTTAACTTCAACTTCTACTGAAGAAGTTATGGCTACGTTTTGAGTAGATGGAAAATTAGAAACAGAAATGGAACCGCTTACAGGTTGAGTAGCTGGAAAATTAGATACGCTAATGCTACCGCTGACTGGCTGTGTAGTAGCGCTGCCATCGACTTTAATAGCAGTCATTCCACTAATACCCTGAACTGTTATGACATCAGATGAAGCAGTTCCAGCTACTCCTAAAGCTGGTTGCTTAGCAGAAGTTGCGGCTCCTGTTGGCAAAGATACAGTACCTGAAACATTGTTAACATTCCATGTACCAGATTGTGTTGCTGCTACTGTTCCTGTTACAGTAGCGTTTAAATTCGCAGCAGTTGCTTGGGCTACAGTAAAACTACCACTACCAGCGTTTGCTGTAACTGTACCGCTAACTGGTTGTGTAGTAGCGCTGCCATCGACTTTAATCCCATTAGCGGTAGTAATTACCTTGCCATTTAAAGAAGATAAGGTAGATTCTGTAGCCGCACCTGTTGGTAAAGATACAGTTCCTGAGATATTATTAACATTCCAAGTGCCTGATTGAGTTACAGGAATAGAAGAATTTGTTACGTTTGTTTGGAACGTTCCCGTGCCAGCATTAGCAGTTACAGTACCGCTGACTGGTTGAGTTGATGCACTACCATCAACTTTAATAGCAGTCATTCCACTAATACCCTGAACTGTTATAACGTCTGAAGATGCAGTTCCAGCGCTTCCTAAAGCGGGCTGTTTAGCTGAAGTAGCAGCGCCACTTGGCAATGGCAAAGAAGTTGCAGATATAGGTTGTGTAGTAGCGCTTGCATCCACAAGAAGTGCGCCGTTATTATTGGCTTTAACATCTGTATATGCACTTAATCCGCTACTATAACCATGCAAAACAGCATGAGCTACAAGACCATTATCTGAAGTTGTGACTTGCGTACTAATGGATTTTACATCTACGCTAGTGCCACCACTACCAACCATTTGGCTTTTTTGATTGCCGTTAGTTTGATTTGATGCAGTAGCAGCGCCGCCAATTGTACCAAGGTTAGCTGTTACTGTGCCAGAAATTGGTTGAGTTATTGCATTATCGGCAACTTCATAAAAAATCTGAAGATGATCGCCATTAGCAAAAGAAGATCCAGTTGTGTCATAAGTTAAAGTTAAAACGTTTCCAGCAACAGAACCGCCAAGATTTGGGTCATTTGCTTGATAGATCGTAATGTTATTAGTAACATCGGTAATTAATAGAACGTTTTCTAAAACTATAGAAACATAGTCCGAAAAGGTAACCTGCTTTGTCGATTTATTGAACGTGTAATTTTGTATTAGCGTGCGCACGTTAATTCTCCTTTACAGGACTATAGCAAAGTAATAAGCTGCCTTATTTATGGCTGCTTGCTGAGCTGTTGATACGGGCTTATTTATATCAGAAGTATTGTCTACGTTTCCAAGACCCACATCAGATTTAGTTATATTTATATCAGACGTTAATGCATATCCATTTATTTGTCTGGTAGTAGGTACATAGCTTGATAAGGTTGAATTTCTAACAAAAGCACCAGTTCCAATGCCTGTGTATTCTGCGTTAGTTAAATGATAATATTGATTAGAAGTTCCACCCTGTAACCCAGCAATTTCATTATGAGAAAGTACCAGCGGAGTATGAAAATGACTATAATTTTGTGTTCCAGAATGCAAAATATGCAATGTTACGTTGCTTGTTTCGGTTGTTGTTCCGTAAACTTTTATCACTAATTTATCTGTGGCATTACAGCTAAATTCAGGCTGTACAGTTGTGGCTGCTACTAGCTGAACAGAAGTCCAATTTATATAGAGGCTTTCAGCTGAAAAAAGAAAAGTCTCTACTCCACTTGATGTTCTAGTATAAACTTCTGTAAATACATGCGCATGCAGTGTGTCTACATACGTAAAGTAGTTAAACTCCCAAATACCAGGATCTACTGTTGTTTTACCAATTGCAGAGTCAGATATATAAGAATGCAGTAAAACTGTATTATTGTTTACAACAACAGTTTCATCTACTTCAGCTGCGGTATCTGGTGTTTTTGAAATTGTTTCATAGCCAGCAATTCCGCCTGAAGTTGTTGATAAAAAATAAGTAACACCTGGTCCAGCATTAACAACAGCGCCGGAAGAATTTACCCAACTTGTGCCATTGTATTTAAGTAATTGATCTGTAACTGGACTAGAAATTACTACATCACTTAAATCATTTAAGCTAGCATTAGCTCCTGTGGTAATTAAACCTTTAGAATCATATGTAATTTTTGTATAAGTACCACCAACTATAACACTATTTGCTTCAACTTTAGTATCTGCATAAGTTTTTACAGCATGCTGTGTTGGATATAAAGTAGAAGAATCAGAAGATAAAGATGTATCATTCGATTTATTTGTTAGGTCTTCTTTTCCATCTAATGCCGATTGTGTGCTTGTTGAAATGGGTTTATCAAGATCTGATGTGTTATCGACGTTCCCAAGACCTACATCTGTTTTTGTTAAATTAACATCTGAGGTTAAAGCATATCCATTAATTTGTCTACTTGATGGCACAAAACCGGAAAAGGTATTTGCTAATAAATCTAAAGCTTGTGATACTTTTGTTGGTACAGTAGACCAATCACCCGGTGTAGAGGGCGAGTATTTTATGCCGCTGGCTTCATCAAAGTATATAAGAGTTGGGCCTGTTACTGTGAGATTAACTAACGCAGAAACATCTGCAGTTACAGTTCCGGTTCCAGTTATGGTGGAGCCTTGGCCTAATGTTCCTAGCATGAATAAATTACCGTCAACTTGTGCTGACATTGACGCAAACAAACAGCTTTGAAGTAAAGTAAGGCCATTTGAACGAACCCTATTAGAATAAGGACCACCTACAAATTGGCAACTTTCTAAAATTAAAACGCTATCTGTGTCAAAACCATCCGCAAAAGAATTTATTATTCTTATTGATTGAGGACCTGGTGGCAAACTATCTGTTCTTTTTACAGGATATTGACCGTTTGACAGTATAATATTAACAATTCCACCTAATCCTAAATCAAAATTTATCCGCGTTGAAACATTTACTCCATCCATTAAAAATGTTTCATCTGAAGCTCCAGTAGAAGTATAGTTGATTTGAGCAGAAATGGTTGCTGTATTGCGAATACAAGTTACACTAATACTTTTATTGGCTTGTACAGGCCAATTAATGGTTGAACCAGAATAAGTTCCAGGCGCTAAAAATATTACGTAGTCGCCTGCAGCTGCGCTAGAAAGAACTGAAACAGCATATTGCAACGTTTGATATGGTCTAGGTTCCGCACCAGTTCCAGTAGAATCGCTTCCGTTGCTTGCATCTACATAAACTTGTAAAGGGTTTTTATAGTTTACAAGTGATGCTAAGCTGTCTAAAGCTTGCGCAACTTTAGAAGGTACTGTAGGCCAATTTGCAGAAGTAGCTGGAGTGTAATTTAAGTAGTCAGCATCTGTGGATGGAACTAAATCTAAATTTCCAGTTACTGGGTTAAATTTAATCGGCATTATGTCCTCACCACTGAAGAAATTGAATTTTTAGAAGCATCAGTGTAATTTACAGTTATTGTAGCAACCGTAGTTAAACCAGTTTTGTAAACATAAACTTCTTGTGTAGTTGTTGGATACGTTGCCGCAATATTATCATAGTTATATGGTACTAATGTGTTAGTTTGCAGTACATTTGCCGTACCGTTTACTGATACGGAACCAATTAAATTTGAACCAGCAGGAATGGAAGGCAATGAGGTTACTGCTACGTTTGGCGTACCAGAAATTGTAGCAGTTACGTTGCCGGAATCGACTACTGTGTGCAAATTTGTTCCAGTAGCTTGAACTACTGTAAAGTTGCCAGAACCAGCATTTGCTGTAATCGTGCCACTAACTGGTTGTGTGGTAGCGCTGCCGTCTACTTTTACCGCAGTACTATTGCCACCTTGTATGGCTAATGGTGATGTTAATTTAGAATCTATGGATGCTAAAGACGCATTTGCAGTAGATTGATTAGCTGATGTGGCAGCTCCAGTTGGTAAAGATACAGTTCCTGAGATATTATTAATATTCCAAGTTCCAGATTGCGAGGCTCCTACCGTGCCAGTTACAGTAGCGTTTAAATTTGCAGCTGTTGCTTGAACTACTGTAAAATTACCCGTGCCAGCGTTGGCTGTAACTGTGCCTGAAACTGGTTGAGTAGCTGGAAAGTTAGATACAGAAACAGAGCCTGATACTGGTAATGGATTTCCACTATCATTTTTAACTTCAACTTCTACTGAAGAAGTTATGGCTACGTTTTGAGTAGATGGGAAATTGCTAACTGAAACAGAACCAATGGCATTTGCACCAGCAGGCAAGCTAGGTAAGGAAGTAACCCCAACTGTGCCAATTGCATTAGAGCCAGCATTTAAGCCTACGTTCCAAGTACCTGATTGAGCAGCATTTACTGTACCCGTAACAGTTTGAGTTGCAGGAAAATTTGATACAGAGACCGAACCAATGGCATTTGCACCAGCAGGTAATGATGGTAAAGAAGTTACCGCTACGTTTGGCGTTCCAGAAATTGTAGCAGTTACGTTGTTAGCTACAGTTTGGTGTGAAGCTACAAGAGTTACATAGCTAATTGTTGCGCTTACTACACCAGTAACAACGCGAGCACGAATATATCTAAACTGAGAACCTGAATAGTTTGTTGAAACAGGAGTAGAGCCGCCTGTTACACCAGTTACTTGAGTCAATCCTTGTACCCAGTTAATATTGTCGTCAGATCCATCTAATGCAAAAGTTACAGCAGAACCACCTGCACCTTGGTTAACAATCATTGTATAAGCAGCATATCCATCGCAATATAAGGCTGCTGAAGCGCTGTTTGTTGTTGCAGGGTTAATAGTTCTATCAATTATGTTACGTTCGTAAATACCATTAGCAGTTGAACGAGTACTAGAAATGGTTCTTGTAAAACTTGGCGTAGTTCCACCAATTGTTTCAACATATCTAAAATATGAACCGTCTAGTTTTAAAGCAGGAGTTTGATAAAAACCAACTGCTGTAATACGAGGCATTTGATAAACAGTATTCCAGTTTACGTTATCTGTACTAGATTGAACTGAAAAATCGTATGTTTGACCTGTACCAGAAGTTACGGTTACCGCTACGTTTAAGCTTACAGCCACACCTTGAGTAACAGTTTTTGTTGCCGATGTTGTAGTTGCTGTAATTGCAGCAGATGCCTGTTCAGCTACCTGATATAATGTATTTTCGTTAACCGCACCAATTGTGTTAGCGCCAGCAGCTAAAGCACCTGTAATTGCTGAAATATTTGATACGTTAACTGAATTACCATAACCAGTTAATTGTAATGGTTGTCCTAATGTACCAACTACACCTTGAACAGTAAGAACAGTACCGGTTGTGGTAACTTGAATACGCATCCACTTAAACCCATTAGGCATAACTCTATAGGTTGAAGCAGCTGTCATTGTTAATGCGCCGGCGTTGTTGTTTAATGCAAGATCTTGTACTGGCAAAGATACCCAAGTTGTAAGAGTTGGGTCATTAGTACCTTGTGCAGTTAAAACTGTTGTAGTAACAGCAGAAATTTGAATATCTACTTCCGAAAAACCACTAACATCAATTGGACCAGATAATGTATTACCGGCAGTTACTGAATATACCCAAGGTAGTAATACGCGAGTATTTGGTACGTTTGCTGGAGTAACAAAAGCATACGCCGTACCGGATGTGTAAGAGGTCATATTGGCTCTTACATAAATTTGCTGACTTGTAGCACTTGTAATATTAAGAAGTGCAGGATTTATTAAATACAATCCATTAGCTGTGGTAGTAGAAGTTTGAGCAGAACTTGCAGGAGAAGCTATTGGATTTGTAGCTAAGCTAAACCAACTAATATTATCTAACGAGTATTGAAACGTAATTGTTCCAACCCATGCTGTAGTAGCAGCAGGACCATTTGTAATTGTTAAATAATAAGATCCGCCACTGTTTAAAATATATGTGACTGTAGAATTAAGAGAAGCTAAGTTGTTGGCAGTAGGAGTAGAAATTATTGAACCAGGAGATGCAATAACAGGCAAGTTAGCTTGATCTGTAGCTAAAACAACCGGCAAAGAATTGGCTGATACAGTTTTTCCTTTAGATGGTAGTTTTGTATCAAGAGAAGCTGTGCTTGTTTGAATAGCAGACAAAGAAGTATTGCCAGTTGTTTGTAAGGCCGAAGTCGAAGCGCCAGTCGGTAAACTTACTGTACCCGCTATATTGTTTATATTCCAAGTACCAGACTGAGAGACTGGAACAGCAGATTGGTTTGATGCTATAGTTACAGGCAAAGAGTTGGCCATAGTATTTTGGCCAACTACTCCAGATATGTCACCGAGAGCGGTGGTGAGGGCACCTGACGGCGTGACCTTCACATTTACATAACCTCCTCCACCTCCTGTAGTTCTCCCTGTAATAACAGATCTATTTAGTGCAGCTAATGTATAATCTGTTATAATAGCATTTATATTGTCTAAGTTAGAAGTTGTTCCTGCTGCCCAACAGGCAGTATAAATTGTAAGCAAAGTAGCATCTGCAGATGTTTTTGACACATCTACTGTCATTGGTAAATTTGGATTAGCAACAGAAGGGTTTAAAGAGCTGTTAGGCTGTTTGATTGTATGAAAATTTATCCAAGTTCCATCGGGAGAAAAAACATCAAATAAAATTGATCCAGAACCTAACCAAGCAAATCTTATTCTAAATAAATTACTAAAAGTTAAATTTATAGCTTCAGGAGTTCCATTTCTTTTAAAATTAGAATTACTGTTTCCATCTAAAAGATCGTTATTAAAACTAGAAATAGGTATAAAAGTGTCTGATCCAGAAGTTCTTTTAGTTAAACCAAAAGTAGTTCCATTATAACCTATAAAAAAGCCATTGTTTGTATCATATATGCCAATTCTTTGATAAGAATTGGCAGAAGTCGGAGTAGTAAAAGCTGCAGTAAAATACGCATAAATTTCATTTGCAGGACGATACTCAACCGTTTGAACAGATATACCCTTAGCGGATGATGTAGTAGCTGTGCTTGTTGAGTACAAAGTGTGGCCATTTGTTTGGGTTACCGATCCTCCTCCGCTTATAGTATTTGTAATCAAATTTGTATCAAGGGTACTTTCAAAATTAACTTCTATTTGATTATACTTACTAGCAAAAATTGTAGATCCAAGAACATCAGTTCCAGCCGCTGTGGTTATATTGGCGTTTAAAGTTCCAGTAACTGGAATAGCAGTCTGATCGGAGGCAATAACTACCGGAGCAGAGTTAGCCATTAAATTCTGGCCCACAACATCATAAATAATAAGCAGCTTATCAGAACCACTCATTGACGATGTGTTGTAAGCTAAAGTCAACACTGTTCCAGATAAGTTGGTTAAGCCATATTGAGACTGCCCTACGACGTATATTATCTGATTCTTATCTATGTTTATGATAGCGTACAGTTTCTTTACGTTGAAACCCGATATTCCGTAAAGATCTACTGTCCCTACTCCAGCGGCTCCAGGGCTAAATGTATATGAGGGGGTTATACTTTGTTTCATCCGCGTTCCTATCCGTAGACTAACGAGTTGATGATTGAATTTACGTTATTAGTAGGAGCCCAGTCATTATTGTTAGGCCCAAATTTATGATATTCAGCACTACCGTCTGTCATTACAGCAAGAGACCCTATTGGTGCTTCAATTGGAGAAGAAATAGGGTTTTCATCTACTTCTAAAATAAGGATTTCATTTACTGTGATCTCACCTAAAATAGCCATGATAAGCTCCGCAAATTAACCATCAATCTTTTTAATTATTGCTTTAGATAGTTTTACTTTTGGTGAACTCCACAATGCATTAAGCTCATTTGAGTATTCTGGATGACATGAAATGCATAAAAACTCTCTGGAGCTGATGTCTTCGCCTTCCTGTATGCAAATGATTTCGTTTATATTTTTGTTTTTTTTACATGCATTGCATCGTTGGCTAGCCATACATCAGCTCCTGAGTTTTAGTTGCTAGTTATGGAAGAGTAATAACTGTATAGGTTACTGTCCAATCTACGTTGTTATTAGCTGCAGCGTTTACTCTTATTCGTGCTGAAGTTCCACTAACATCTAAAGTTCCATTCCAAGATGCTTGATCTTCAGATGTATAATCAGATTGCAAGTTAAGAATAGTTACAGTTCCACTTACGTTTTTAAAACGAGCACTACGTATATAAACTGCAGAATCCCCACTTGCTCCAGAAGTACCTCCAGTTCTTCTTCCTACTATCTGAGCTTGTACTAAAATAGCAGAATTAGAAGCAACTGAAATACTAGCAAGTGTTGTGACGGTTGCATCGGTAGTACTAACTTGCGCTTGAGACATTTCCCAATTAGCTTTAGTTGCACTAGAATCTACATATTTCATAGAGCCACGGAAAAAAGAACTTCCGTTAACATCCAAGGATCTAGCTGGAGCGTTAGTTCCAATACCTAAACGATTATTTGAGTCATCCCAAAAGAGATTGGCATTATCTTGTCCAGGAAGACCATTTGCATCAGCAAAAAACACAGAACCTTGAGTCAAGGCAGAGTGCTCTACGATAGCGCCGGAACTAGAGATCATAATGCGGTTGTTATTTAACGCAGCGCTACTGTTAGTACCACCGTTAGCAATTGGAAGAACACCAGACACGTCAGCGGTTAAGCTAACAGCAGCCCAAGACAAATTACCAGATCCGTCATTGTGCATAACAGAGTTAGCAGCACCTTGCGTCAATGGTAGTATATAGTTATGCGAGGTCGCGCCGTTACCTACATATAGACCGATGTTCTTGCTAGCATCTGGGCTATAAAAAGCGGCTTTACCGTCTGGGTTAAGTACCAATCTGTTAAGAGAGCTATTAGAAGAAGACCCAGAAACGCCCCCTGCTGGAGATACCTGAAACGCAATGATTCCACCAAGCCCCGTTCCAGTAGATTCACCAGATTTAATAGTTAAGCTACCAGAAGCTAAGTCAGTGCCAACCATTTGAGCAGTCTTAATGACACCAGTTTGTGCGCTAGATGCTGTACCGCCACCTAAGAATACAATATGGTTAGATGCAGTATTACTGTTTAGCTGAAGAGTAGTAACGGCAGTAGCAGTTGCGTTGGGAACAGTTCTAAGTAACAAACGTGTTCCATTAGCGCCTACACCATAATTTTCATTGGCAACTCCATTTATTTGAGCGCCTTGAATATAACTAGACCCATCATATCCAGCAAAAGTTATAGACCCTAAAGTATCGCCACTTTGAACTGCTGCGCCAGCTCTTTGTTTTCTAAGAGACAAAAATGGGTTATTTGTGTTTGCTCCAGTGTGTTCAATCCATTGACCTACGTTAGCAGCCGCTGATCCACGAATATGAAGTTTAGCTTGTAAGGAACTGTTTATACCAATACCAAGCTGTGCGTTGGTAGAATCCCAGAAAAAGTTAGCATTATCTTGTCCAGGAAGACCATTTGCGTTAGCAAAAAATACAGATCCCTGAGTAAGAGCTGAATGCTCTACAATAGCTCCACTGCTGGAGATCATAATTCTATTGTTATTTAGAGCGGTGCTAGAGTTAGTACCGCCGTTAGCGATTGGTAATACGCCGGATACATCAGCGGTTAAGCTGACTGCACTAGAAGACAAATTACCATTTGAATCGCTATGTACAACTCCCGTACTAAGAGCGCGTACACGAGCATTACCGTTAACATCGAGAGCTACGCTAGGAGCGTTTGTGCTAATACCCAAACGGTCATTGATCGCATCCCAAAACAAGTTGGATTCGGAATTGATCTTATTAGCATCTTTGTAAAATGCTACTTGACCTGCAACTCCAACGTCTGCATCATCTCGCATAACAAAAGTTCCGCTTGCATCAGCGAACTTTTGAACACGACCGGCAGAAAGATTTGCTAAACTAAGACTATTACTATAAGCTACATTTGGAGCTAACAGCTCATAACCGTTTCGGTCAGAGCTTACTTTTAAATAACCAGTAATAAGACTATTTTCTTCAAATTCCAGCCCCGAACCACCAGCCGAAGTGGCGGCTCCACCTTTATTTAAAGTAATAAGTTTGTCTTTAATTTGGGTGTTAGTAGAGTTAAGGTATACTAGAGATCCATTAACCGTTAAATCACCATTAACTATAACGTTATTACCAAAAGTTTTATCACCATTTATGGTTTGAGCGCCTTCAGTCAAAACAAAGCTAGCGCTTGCTCCACTAATTGCTGGGACAGTATATATTTGAGCTGAAGAACGAGAAGCTGCTTCAATTTGAATAGCAACACTTCCAGATCCTTGAGATACAGCGTCATCAAGAGTTTGACCACTGGCGTTAGTGTTGTAAATAGGTAGTTTTAAATAATCACCTACTGCAATCCCGCCATCTGCAGCTGTAGAGATTTTATCCCAGGCAGTATCGGAGGATCCCGTTTTAATATATGCTCTACCTACATTAGAGCCATCTTCCCATACCGCTAAAGACCCCACTTCAGCAGAAGTTCCAGCTCCATCAGCTGGATTAGCATCGACAACAAGATATTTCTTTTCGCCAATAGTTATTAAATTTAATATGTTAGCCATTTATTTTTATCTCCTTAAGATAAAAGATTATCTTTATTAAGTAAAAACTTTATATTACAAATACTTATGTGCTTCCTACGAGCAGCTCTATATTAACGTGTCCTGTCCAATAGATCACGTCAGTTGTACCAGCCTTTACAGTAAGATTTAAGTCTGTTGCAGTAAGGCTGTAACCTACATCAAGATTGTTATCGTTCTTGATTGTTTGGTCAGATAGCCAAGTTCCTTGAGATTGAACATTACTAAGTTGTCTATAAAATAAGCCAGTTCTTTTAAAAGTACATCTTTTAGTTCCATCATCAGATCTTCCAACAACAATGTATTCTACTCTTACAACGCATGGGTTAGGTAAAGTTATAGAGTAAGCTATCTGTGAAGTTAATGAGTCAGTATATAATGCAAAGGTTTCTTGACGAAGCCCGGTGCCAGGATAGCCCATGTGGCTTTTTTGATGAAAATGAGCTATAGGAATATCAACATCTGGTCCTAGCCCAAACCTTCCTTGCTTATCTATTTTAGCAACTCTAACATTGTTGGTGCGAATATTAAGATCTTTAGCATCAACGGTTCCTAAAAACTGCAGGTTATCATCTATTCCTGCATTTCCGTCTAATGCCCAAAAATTCTTTTCAATCATAGAAACCGCTTCAGTTACTACATACAAGATGCCAACTGTAGCATCTTGTTTCATAACTTGGGCTACTATACCTCCGTTAATTGTAGTAGATAAGTTTCCATTTGCGTCACTATAAAGATAGCTACCAACTGTCCAAAGTGAAGTGTCTACATCAACCATAAAACCAAACGCACAAACCATACCGGTTTTTCCATTGGCTATAGTGTCATAAGTTACTCCAAAATTGGGATGCAAAGATGGATTGGCAAGCTCTACTTGAGGATAAGCAGTTCCCTGAGAAGTTAGCCTTACAGCCTTCATGGCTAATATTATACTTCCGGTATTGTTCTCCACCACCTCATTTGTTGGGCTGTGAAGGTCTCTTCCTTTGAGCCTTGAATGAAGCATTAGATGGTCACCACGTTTCCATTATTATCTATAACTACCCTAGGTCCATCTTCTAAAAAAACTCCATAAGCTGGATCCCAGGTATGAAAAATATGTCCAGCAGAATTTCTTTGTGCGGTTACTATTCTGTCTGAATTAAAGTTTCTTACAACATCCAATTGTCCAGTTATAGGATTAAGAACCAACTCTTCTTTATCGCGCGGACTATTATTACTCATGATGTCCTCTTATATTTTATTGCGGATTTTGCTGCGTCATAAGTTACTTCTATCACGCCCACAGGTAATGAGTTTTTAAAGAAGTTATAGGATAAGGGATCTTCTGAAGCATCTCTAATAATTGTTACTTCATCAAAGTCCGCAGGTGCTAAACCTACAGCATTAACTATCTCAACAGGTATAGGATTATCTTTGCTATAATGTTCGCCGGTATCGTCAACAGCTATAACTCGCTTTGCAAGTATAGGTTCTTCTTCATAAGAAGCTCTATTTATGTGCTCTAAAGTTATACCGGGTCTAGGCTGTTTAGGTGCAGAAACCGCTGCATTATCTAATATTTTGTATGCAGATACATTGATGCGGGCGTCTATATTTTCACCTTTTTTTCCTACATAAAAAGATGTAGAAGATTCAAAACGCTTTATTTCGACTTGTAAAGGAGGTTGGGTGTCAGACGTAAGAATGACAATTTGTTTAACAAAGAAACCACGCACATCTTCTACTTGCACGAGGCCGTAAGAAGATCCGTCGACGATGAAAGCACGCGGCTTCACCTCTATCAGGTGTCTTTCAAACCACATTGTCCTTTTCCTTACCTACGACTTAAGCCATCTCAAGAAGGTAGAGCCATCTCTACATGTTCAAGATTATCGTTCCTTTATAAGATATCATATTTATTAATGAAAAATAAAAACCCCAGCATTTACGCTGGGGTTTATATTAAATAACAAGAAATAGAGAACTAAGGTAGGCTTACTGCGCCAGCCTCTTCTTGATCGCCACTTTCGTCAGAAACTTTAAGTCCAACATAGCTAATACTAATACGGGTAGTAGCTCGTGCGCTTGGAGCTGAATTGTAGCTTGTAGGAATACATCCAATAGCAGTCATAATAAGTTCGCCACTTTGACGGTCTCTAATAGAGATAGTTACCGAACCAAGATTTAAAATATCTTGAAGTTTAGGAAATTTAGGCAAAGTGTGAACACCGTTGCCAACTACCCTAAAACCTGCACAGCTTATATTGACTGCTTCATAGCTTGTTGGGGTAATTTCGGCAGGACCAAAACGACCAAGAATATGAATAGGCTCTACACCTATATTTGCACCATAGCTGCAGTTTTCAAAAACACCAACAACTTGGTTGTCTACGCTGATGACTGCCCGGCCACCGGTTAAGACTTTAGACATATTTAACTCCTTTAATCAGTTACTGGTTTGCTGCCGACTGAACTTGAGAAATGCTCAATTCAATTGGAATAAAGTAAATTGTGGTGCTTAGTTTGATTTCAAGGCTAACAGACATAGTTGGCCCTGAAATTGATACCTTAGCATTTCTATATCCAAGAGGCGCTTGATCGTCAGCAGTAATAGCTTTTACTCTGCGATATTCATCCATCTTGGAAGCAATAAATGCCAATGCTGTAGCGGAATCTACGTCTGCAAGCGATTGACCTACAAAAGCCCTCTGAAGAGCATCCGATAGATCAAGAGCTACTATATCCGCCAAATAAACGGCTTGCATGCTATTGTATACAAAATTGGTATCAAAACCATAAGTAGTTTGATCAGAAACCCATTTAACGCCAGCAGTATCATTTTGAAGAATAAGAAGCCCGCCAAGAAGAGCATCTTCTACATCTCCAGGGTTGCCGGAATCAAAACCTGAAGGATCCTCAAAGCTGATTATGTTAGCAAGCTTATTTGTGATTCCTTTATAAAATCCAGCAGCTTGCATACCAGCAGCTACGCAAGCTGCGTACCAAGGAAGATATTTTTGTATTACACCTTGGCTATCAATTTGACTAACTTTTTGAAATGCCATGTTCATGCGGTAATTGGCTGCAATTTGAGCTTTAGCCTTAGAATTAGCATAACTTCCAAAATATGATAAGACAGCTATACGATTACGTTTTAGCTTAGGGGTGCTCATCTTTAAGCAATGATTTTTTACTGCAGCGTGAATAGCATCAATAGTATATGTCGATAAAGAATCGGTAAGACCATCAGCAAGATCGCTGCTTGCATCTCTACTAAACAATGGAACAACAAAGTTTGCTTGCAATGCCTCTAAAGCAGCAAGAGCATCTACGATATCAGCTGCAAGAGTAGCCCCCTTAGCTCCATTAGACAAAAATTCATAAGAAGACATTGGAGAAGGAAGGCCAGAAGAAGCTTGTTCAACCCACTCTACAGCAGAGCTATTAGCTATTGCATCTTCCCAATTTGACAAAGATCGCTTCACTCTACCCGGCATTAAGCTGGATCCACTTGAGCAAATTCCAATAGAGGATACATTATCAAGTTTGTTTGGATTAGATTGTTGAGAAGCAACAGGAACAGCTGCTGTGTATCCTGGTTTTGAAGAAATAAAATCAGCAAGATCCTTTAGAGTAGCATATGAAGACATATCAATGCTTAAAGCCGAACCAGATCCACCTACAACGACTGTTGATAGGCTATTGCCTGAAATAGTCATTGTTGCAGTAGTTCCAGCATATCCAATCTCTAAAGCAATATCTCCAGAAGCTTCTAAAGTTTCATTTAAACCAATATCGCTTCGAATAACGGACATCTCTACTGCAGACTCTGCACCAGAAATAGAAAGACCCTCAGCAAGACCTAAGGCTGCTAAATCCCCCAAATTAAGTTCAATAATTTCAAAACTTTTTGCCCAACCTTTGCGATAATTCGCAGGATCAGCAGAAAGAAAAAGCTTAAGAGAGTTTGCTGCTGTACCAGCAATAGCAGAAATACCTGCGGGAAGTTCAGAGTTAAGCTCAGTAATTAAATCGTTAATATTTCCATGATCTCCAGCAATTCCGCTCAAAGTAACAACGGCAGATGCACCGCCATTAATTCTAACCGCAAATGTCTTGTTGTTAAGAGCTGCACCAAAAGAAGAGATAGTAGAACCACTATAAGAAGGAGCTTCTTCTGCTTGACTAGCGATAATTTTATACTTAATTTTGTTACCTTCGACTCCAAAATTTTTAGCTTTTAAACTTCCATAGTCGGTATCTACAATAGCAGAAGCTTTTGTTCCAGAATTGGTTTTTAAAATTAAAATGTTTGTAGCAGAACCCACAATATTTGCATCTGCCGATGGAGAGCTAAGCGCTTGCATAGCATCTACAATAGGTCCAGAAACATACTTTTTAATAACTTTATCGGCTTGATCTGGAGAAAAAAAGTTGCTTTTTAGATCTTCATCTCCAAAAGCCGCTCCTCCAGCTGCTTCGCCTATAATAGCTACTACGCCTGTATTTCCTATTCCAACAGGAATAGATTTAACGCTAACGCTTGGATAAGCGCCAGGAATTACGGTGTTAATGAACGAAGTGGTCAGTCTCTGTGCCATTGCCTACTCCCTTATTTCCTCAATCCAAAATGTTCTATACCTTTTCCAAAAAGTTCTGGTTTATCACAACCGATGCTTTTTAGATGAGCCCAAAGTACATCTTCTAGCTCTTTAGGCCTATCATATTTTCGACGCTCCGAAGCCCACCAAGCGCAGAAAATCTCTTTTGCTTTATAATCACCATACCTACCCGTAGGGGTGGGTACTTGTCGAGACTCTTCAAGTTTCTCTTTGATCTCAACTTCTCGCGGTTTATTGTCAGGGTTCTTTTTTCGACCCATTACTTTTTCCATTTCTCAGGCTTTACACCAGCAGCTACGCATACAGCATGTGGATCCTTAACGTCGGGGCTCTTTTCTTTTACTTTGCGAGTGCAACGATCGTGTTTTGATTCCTCTTCAGATTTTTTTAATCTTTTTTTGCTTTTATAATCTATAAACTTATTAAGAGGTTTTTGATGCAAAGAAGACATATTAGGATGACCAAAATCTTTTTGCTTAGGAATTATTTTTTCTTGAGCTGTAGGGATTTTTTGGTGTGGAATCTTTAAGTCTGCCATCTCAGCTGCACTTTGGCTTTGAGGCGCGGCTTTTTTAAGAGTTTCTTCCTTAGCCTTGCTATTTTTTTCAAGGCGCTCTTTAGCCATCTGCTTAACTTTTTCAAGGACTCCAAGAGCCGCTTCTTTGGGCGTATATTCTTTCTTTTCCACAGTTTCGTCTCCTAACGAACTAAAGATTATTGTCCTTATTAAAATCCTTTAAAATCAAAAGCTTATTTTTTGTTCTTAGATGATTTTAAGATTCCTGTTGCCCCTAAAGTTTTATCTATTTCTTTTTTATGATCTTTAGACTTTCCAAAAGGATACCCAATTCTAGCATTAATCGTTTGGCCTCCTGGTGGAGAAGCTGAAGGCACTGAAGGTGGCGGTGGCGATGGGGGTAAAGGTGCGCTTGCAGCAGGCCCTCCCCCAAATGGGTACCCAATTTTAGCATTAATTGTACCGTCAGTTTTTGACATTTCACGCTTTTCGGACATGCGAACCATAAATTTTTGAAGTGGCCGAGGCATTTTAGGTATTTTGTTTCCACCCTTAAAACCATCCGAAGGAGCCCCAGCTCCTGCTGGCGTTATAGGGGGGTGCAAATTAGAACTTGAAGCGGGCATTTTAGGCATTTTTATCTGTTTAGGTCGTTGCCCAAGTTTAGCTTCGGCATTAAGCTGTTTTTGGCTATGCATTTCAGAGAGAGCTTGTTGATGTACATCTTTATTTAGTACTGACTCTGAAGCAGCTGGAATATGACTCTCAGGAAGTTTTTGATTTCCAGGAATCTTCATGTTATGAACAGCATGCTCTAAAGCATGAGGCTTAGTTATAGAAACTTTTCCTTGCTGAAAAGCTTTCATGATTGCTTTGTGTAGAGCTTTTTTGATGTCATCTCTCATAAAGTTAAGATTGCCTCTCTCACTCATCTACGGTTAGCCAAGGCTCATCTTCATCGTCTAAAAAAGATGGTGCATTTTGGCTTAAAATGCGTATTCCCCCTTTAAAACCTTCATTTTCTAAATTTTCATTAAGATTATCAATTATTTGTACGTTTTCTATTACTCTACGGGGCGTTTTAAGCCAAGTGTTTTCTACTTGACCAGACAAAGTTATAAACCTAGAGTAAACGTTTTCTCCGCCAGGAACTCCCCAATCATTATTTGGCATCAAATCAGAACTTGATATAGAAGATTCCGCAAAAGATCTAGCCTCAAGAAGTCCTTCTCTATATCTTAAAAGAATGTGAACTATAAATGCATGAAGCCACATCAAAATAGATGGATCCCCATGAACATGACAACCTATATGATATGTTTCTCTAAAAAAACTATGCTCTCTTCGCACTCTATAAATTTGATATTTTGGAACAACAGCTAATCTGGATGCAGATATCTGCATGCCTGCCTCTATAGCAATACCATTTTTGCCGCTTCTACCTAATACTACGTAACCTTGACCGTTATCTGGATTAACTAAAATCATATCTTTAGACACAAGCGTGCTATTGATTTCATTTGGAAGAATCACTATACCAGTATCTTGGTCATAAGATATTGGAATAAACGGTTTTAATATATAAGGTATGGGTTTACCAATTTTGTTTGGCATAAGTTCAATTACTTCTGAAGAAAGATCTCCCATACTTTTTTCTTCGATTATTTCGCTTGAGGATCCTAAGCCTATAGTGACACACGGAAGCTCATCTTTATCTCCAGGTCGACTTTGAAGATTAATTGATATTTTATTATTTGCAAGCCACTGTTTAGCTTTATCTATCTCTGATTGACCATATTTTTTTTGTAAAGCAGGCTCATCAACCATTTGACTAAGAATATCATCAACAAGCCAAAGGTTTTTGCGCATATCATCTAAACCTTGTTCTATGGCTGTTTTTATTATAACATCACCAGAAAATATCACTTAAACCTCTTTAAGATCTCAGGAAGAAT